AAGGGTAAGTCAGTTCCAAAAGCAGCGATGGGCGGTATGGTATCTGGCCCAGGAACTGGAACATCTGATTCAATTCCAGCATATTTATCTAATGGAGAATTCGTTATAAATGCTGCATCTGCAGCAAAGATAGGATATCCAACACTAGACAGAATAAATAAGTATGCTGGAGGCGGAGTAGTATCATATGATATTCCAAAAATGGCAGGCGGAGGAGTTGTAAGCGGATCACCATTTGGTCAGGTATTTAATGTTGTAAATAGCCCAGAAATAAAGGTCTATGCAGCTGAGGGACAAAATGCAGAAGAAATAGCTAGAAGCGTTTACAATATGGTAAGTAAAACACAAAGAGATGCTATGATTAAGGTTGGAGAATCAATTAATTACGGAGGAAGAGTTAGATAATGAGTTTTCAAATTTTGCCAAAAGGATCTATACTATACATAGAGTCAACCGACCCTTTAGCCATAGACACTGGAACTACTAATAACTCATTTTCTTTTGGAGGAGCAACTCTTTCAGCTCCAGGTCAAAAATACAGTTCAACGGTAGCAACCAGGAATAAGTTGTCATATTCAGATATAAATAACACTAGATTTAGAAGAGTCTCTGAGCATAATCGTTCAGAGTTTAATATTTCTCCAGTACGTATTGAGCAGCAAAACAGAATGGCAAATGGAACAATGCGTAAGTATTTTGTAGCGGATAAAAAACAATTTACATTATCGTGGGATATGCTTCCTTCATATAGAAATGAAACAGTAGACGGAGCCTGGGCTGCCGAAGATCTAAAATACTTTTATGAGACAAAAGGCAAAGGCTCATTTAGAATTAGAATTAATCCAACAGTTTTTGCTCCAGCAACATATATGGAAGATTCTTCAAGTGCACTTTTAGACGAATATACATACACTGTAATGTTTACTTCTTGCAATTTTACAGTATCTAAGAGAGGTATTCAGCCCTACTGGAATGTAAGCATGACTTTGGAAGAGGTGTAGTATATTGAATATATCTTCTGAGTTAAAAACAAAATTAAACACATCATATTCTTTGGAAATAAATGCAGGTTGCTATATTGAGTATAATATGAACAATATGCTTGATAGCATTTCTGTGTCTTATCCAGAGTCTCTTGAGTCTTTTTATAAAACACATACTAACTCAGATGGTACAGTCGTAGACTCCTTTAATAAATACAGAAAGTTATTCCCAGTTGATTCTGTTACAAGACCAGTAAGGCCACTAAATTCTGGCATTAAGTATTTTATATGGACTGAAGATAAAACAGAAGTTTCAGATGGTAGCTTTGATTCGCCAAGAGTTTTATCTTATCCAGTAGATAAAGCAAGAATTTACTATCCAGGAGTTGAAAATCAATATAAGTATTGGGTTACACCAATTAATAAAGATGCAGACTTAACTGTAAACTATTCAGTCTCTAATGCAAAAGTTACACAAGCATATTTTAATGGGAACTCAATTGTTTATAAAACTTTATTTCCTCATGCATTTCCTTTAGGAGCCACAGTTAGCATATCAGGAATGTCTATTTCTGTATACAACTTATCAAATGTAGCTATTACAAAAATTGTAGATCAGTATACGTTTGAAGTTGAGTCACAAGCTACAGGAGCATGGGCTGAGAATCAAAATGGAACTGCTACGTTATCTTCAGCAACAATGCCAGCTGTAGCAAATAAGATAGTTATTAGATTTGAAAAGTTTCATGATAAACCAGCATCTGCAGGCATAAAGGTTAATGGCGGAAGCTTAATTACCCTATCAATACCTTCAAGCAACTGGGATGGAGTTCATACACTATATTATAATGGATCAACATGGTCATCTACACAACCAGCTTCTCCAGCAAGCCCTATAAATGTTTCATCTATACAGGTGCAAGCAACAAACAGCAATACTGGCAAGGTTATAGGAATTATAGAGATGTCAGCAAGATGGTATAAGGACATATCTTCAGATATAGTATCAATGAAAATATCTAAGGAATCTTCTTCTGATGATACAAGAATTTTACCTGTAGGTTACGTAACAGCAAATGATTTATCACTAAACATAAATAAATATAACCAAGACTCTTTACAAGTTGTAGAATATAATAGAAATGATCAGATAGATAGCTCAAAAATTTATTTGTATAAAAATGCTGAGCTAACTCCATACATTGAAGTAGAAGGCGTTAAGGTAAATCAGGGCTATTTCTATATTAGAAATTTTGATGTAGACACCTACGGATCTGCAGATGTAATGGCTTTGGATGCGGCTAAGTTTTTAATGGAAACTATTGCTCCAGAGATACTATGTGAGTCATATCCAGCAACAGCAGTTTTAAGAAGGCTTCTTGATAGCATAGGTTTTTCAAATTACAGTTTTAATGTTGAAGAAAATGATGACTCAATACCAGTAATCAATTATTGGTACTCTACAAATACAGAGACTGTCTGGCAATTAATACAGGATTTATGCAGAGATATACAAATGAATGCATTCTTTGACGAGTCCAATGTTTTACAATTCTACAGCAGAAACAAGATATATAATAATTTAGACGTCGACTGGCAATTCTTTTACGATACTGAAATGTCAGGAGCATCAGTAGCAGGACTTCCAAACATTCAGTCTTTAAGCAAGCAAGAAATTGCTTCAGCTAATGAGGTACAGATTTTATGGAGCTCCCCAGTAACATCTAATTACTTAGGTAATTCTACATTTATATGGAATGCACCAACAAATTTCTTAGGCGCAGGCGGACTGAGAACAAGGATCGATAGCACTACTCCTCCAGCTGATACAGTTTTGGATATTGATTTAAATACGTATGCCGACGCATATAGCAACGCACAATCGTTATATAGTTTTAGCGGATATGTTTTAATTAATTCAGAAGTTATTGAATATGATGCAATTCAATATCAATATGTAGAAAAAGATGCAGCAGATGATTCAGCACCACAAAAGGTTTGGATAACTTCCCCGCTGGATTTAAATAAATATAGATGGCTTTCAAAGGTTGGGTATAAAGATCCAAAAAAGCCAGAAACTGCTTTTTTCAAACCAACTGGAAAGTATAGAGTTAAAACAAGAGGAGCATTAGGCACCTCTCGTGGAGACCACCCAGCCTCAGCAATTGATTTCGTAAATCAAAATTCTGCGGAGGATTTAACAAAGTGGAATCAGAAAGTGATAGAGTTTAAATGACATACGCAGACAGAAATGAGTATGTTGGAGTTTCAGCAGACTTCAATTTAAAAATAGCTCCAACGGTTACTGATAATTTAGATGGATCAGTACGTATATCTATAGATACGTCTTTTATGAATCAGGTTCCAGAGCTATATAGAATAGTTTATGTTTTAAAAGATGGTGCACCGAGTTCTTCAACTACAGTTACATCTACTTCAAGCTCTACAACTATATCTAATTTACAAAGAGGTAAAACTTATGTTTTTAAGATAAGGGCAGAAGACGGATCTTTGTATGGTAACTACTATATTGTAGAAAAGTATATATCAAAAGACTCTAGTGTTGCAGGAGAGGCTACAAAGCAGCTAAGCGGATCTAGTCAAAGCAAGTCTTTACTAGAGCTTACAAATAGCAAAGATAATTTTAAAAATAAAAAATGGTCTGTTGTTTATAAAAGTTTTGATAGTCTATCTGATGAGCCAGAAGGCAACACTGAAACATATTACTCTTATGGATCAGCGCTGTACATGGATTCCAATTTTGATAATCCAAATCAAAGCGCAGCAATTGGATTTTTTGTTTCAGACGGAGGACAAAAGGGTTACTACCTTTCTTTAGAAACCACCAGCCTAGCTGCATCTGCTAATAAAAAAGAATTAAGAATCATGAAAGCCACTGGTGGCGGTAATTTGGTTGCCATAAAGGATAGTCAGGTATCTATTGCAGAGAGTTTAAATGGTGTGTATGGCGGAAGAGAATATCTTGTAAATATTAAGGTTAGATTTAAAAGATCTAATGGTGTTAAAACTGTATATATATATGGTTCTGTTAATGGATATAAGTTTTCTGCAACAGATACAGATTTTGAAGACGCAGAAGAAAAAATTAAAAATGTTGCGCTGACTCCAACTAAGCAGATAGCATTAGTATGTAAATCTGGAAAGGTTGCATTTGATTATGTTTATGCAACTGACATAAAGGATAAAAAAGAGTTTGATAGGTTACAGTTAGTAGGCTCAATCCAGAATGGGATATTCAATAATGATTTCCTAGAGGCGGGATTTGGTAATTTAATATATAATCAAAATGTAGAAGATGACTCTAAAATTATTCCTCCAAAAGCTATCGATGAGTTCGGTACAACTGTTAGAGAGATATATACAGCTAAATTAAAATTTGATTCAAGACCAGTATTCCCAATAAATATATCTACTGGCCTGAATTCTGGTGCCACATTAATAGGATCTAAGATGGGTAGCTTTGACGCAGAATTTTATTTATTAAATAACAGCTCAACAACAATACCAGTAGATGGATCAAGCCTTTATATATATGGCAACACGCTTTCTGAGTCTGGACAGCTTGAGTATAAAACAAATGAGACTTCTGAGTATGTATCAAAAGAGCCAGTAATATTTGAGACTAAGTGGATACAGAATTTAGAAGACGTTGAAAATTTAGCGAACTGGATTAAAGGTAAGGTTATAAATAAAGGTAAGCTAGTAGATATGGAAATTTTTGGTAACCCAGCTATTTCAGTCGGTGAAATTATTACCATTAAATATCCTTATGCTGCGTTAAGCGGAGATTCAGAAAAAGAAAGATTTATAGTAACTTCTGTAAAGCATGAGTATAGGGATGGAGGGTTGGTCACCAATATATCTGGTAGGAAGATTCACTTCTCTAACGTATAATGGTATAATGATTTATCATGGTAAAAGCTACAGATAATAGAATTAACTCTCAGGATATAACAAGAGGCGAACCAGTCGTACTTGTACCTGGCCACCCAGATACATTATTTTTAAGACCTGGAGAGTACATAGAAAAAAATGTGCTTTCTTTAACTATAAAGGGAACCGCTTCTGGAATAGGTGGATTTTCTGCTGGCTCTGGCAGTGGAAACAATGTTGATACAAATAATCCAGAAGAAAGAAAACCATTATTTCCAAGAGAGGTAGTTCATAAATGGGGTCCAAAAAGTCTAGCGTATCCAATTGTTTTACCAGACACACCAGATCTTAGCGATATAGAGAGTGTAACATTTACAAAATATTATGACGTTACAAATAAATTGAGGGTAAAGGCAGAAATTAAAATTAAAAATTCAAGTGTCAGAAAAGACAGTGTTATCGGCGTAGATGCTAGAATATTTAATATTGGAGGATAATGATTAAGGGAACATATATATTTTATGAAGATGGCAAAGAGTTATATAGGTCATCTAACATTATAACAAAGTTTGGCAAAAGATTCCTAACAAACTTCATTGCTGGCAGAACATCTTTTAATGAAAAGTCTATAGCAATAGGTATTGATGACGCTACTGCAACCGAAAATGATACTAGGCTTGGTTTAGAATTTTATAGAACACCAGTCGAGTTTGGCAGTACTGATATAAATACAGTAGATGGGGTATCTTCATACTCAGTAATTTATAAAACAACATTACCTCAGTCGTTGGCTGGAATAGTTCATGAAGTTGGACTGTATCCTCAAAACACAATATCTTTAAATAACTTTGATAGCAAATTCTTGGCTGGATTTGACAGCCAGCTAGACTGGTACAGCTCGTCACAAATAAATCCAGAATATGTTGCAGAAAACTCAAGAGTAGGTGAAAATATACTAGAGTTACTATCGGGAAATAATGAGCCAAAAGAATATTTCTCTAATATCAATTCTTTAGATCTTTCTGGATATAGCGTTAATGATACTGTTAGATTTGCATATTATCAAAACGACTTAAACTTATTGGACATAAAGGTTAAACTTTATAGCTCTAATACTGACTATTATTCAGCTACCATAACTGCTGATGATTCTTTAGGATACAAGATATCAGATGATATCTCAATGAGCCAGTTTTTAAATAATCCAACTGGTACACCAGATGTTTCAGACATAACAAAGATAGGTATAGAGGTAACCCCAGTAGACGGAGAGCAGACATCAATTGGTGCAGACGCTTTGCGTATTAACGATGAAGATACATTTAATCCAGTTTATGGATTAGTTAGCAGATCAGTACTTTCTACACCTCTTGTAAAGCTTGCAGGGCGACAGGTAGATATAGAGTACAGATTGGATTTAACTTTCTAAAATGGTATATCAAGATTTACTTAAGGATTCAACAACTCAAAGCTCAGATCCTGGGTACTTTCTTGTCACAATTACAGACTTAGATCCACTTACATTATATCCAATACAACTCAGGTGGAAATATAATGATAATACTTTTGGCCCTTGGTCTGCAGTAAAATCAATAACAACTCCGACCGAGACAGTTCCTTCTACACCAGACTTGGGGGCTAATGACGTAGTAGGTGGAAACGGTTATATAAAAATAACTTGGAACGGCAAAGACTCTAATGGAAATAATATACAAAATATTGATAGAGTTAATATACATATTTCAGGTGGAACATTTGGAGTAGGCACTCAAGTAGTAGATTCCTTTAAGTCAGCTGGAACTAAAACAATAGTAGCAGCACCAGGAACTTATATTGTTCAGCTAAAATCAATAACTGTTGCAAATACTACGTCTTTCTTCAGCTTATCAAGAACGGTAGAGGTAACTGGAACTGAAGATATAATTTCAGATCCAGAAGATCCGTCAGTACCTACACTTACAGCAGGAAAAGCTGCAGTTATTTTAAGTTGGGATGGTAAAAATTCAAGTAATAGTTCATTTACTGCAGGAAGTTTCTTTGGTGCTAAGGTATACATAGGAAAGACAGTAAATTTTACACCAAGCGAAAACAACTGGGTTCATACATTAAATTTTGCAAATGGATTTAATCAAGTATCAATAGGTGTGGGCACAATAATAAATAAATCTACATCAGAAAAATTAGACTTTGATACAAACTATTATATTAAAATTGGAACACTGAATGCAAATGGTGAAACAACTGGAAACTTTATATCAGCAAGTGGAAATCCAATTAAAGTTGAAAAAACTGATTTTAGTGAGATAGAAGCTGGAATTATATCAGCTGACTCCTATATACAGGCTGGAGCATCTTCTGGACAAAGAGTTGTAATATCTGGAAGCCTTGAGCCTTTTGTTATATATGGATCAGATGGCGTAACAAAGATTTTAGAGTTTGATGCTTCGATGGGCGGAACTGGAGCGTTAAAGATAATAGGATCTGGCTCATTCTCTGGAAATATATCAGCTGCAACAGGAACACTTAGCAATGCTTTAAATATAGGAGTTCCAGTATCTGGACTTTATCCATTCAGCGTAAGCTCAACTGGTGTAATGAGAGCAGTATCTGGAACCATTGGAGGAATGACTTTAGCTGCTGACGGTATACAGAACAGCACTGGATCTTTTAAATTAGACACTGATGGTAAGGCAAAGTTTGGCTCTATTGACATATCTCCAACAATTGGTATATATCATAATAGTGGTTCTTTTAGTCTAGGGGCTAATGGTAGTTTATCGCTAACTGGAAGTGTTACAGCAACAGAAGGAAGCATAGCGAATTGGCTCATATCTGGCTCAACTTTAACATCAAATAATATAACTTTAGATGCTGCAAGTGGTACCATATTCTCTGGCAATTCAGCGGGATCTCATATTCAGTTAAGTAATTCATACGGATTAAGACATATGAATAATGCATCTTCTGAAGGAAACTTTGTACTTACACCATTAGGAGATTTAACAATAAGAGGAACAGTAACAGCAGTTTCTGGATATATTGGAACTCCAGAAAGTGGATGGTATATTGATAGCGTAGGTATTAGAAATTCTGCATATGGCGTAACACCAAATACTTTTCTATATAACCCAAACAGCTTTAGCGATAATAATGTTATTTTTCAAATTAATGATGCTTCAAAATTTAGCGTAACAAAAGCTGGTAATCTAACAGCAACAAATGCAGATATAAATGGAACAATTAGAGGTTCAGAAGTTATAGGTTCAACTTTCTGGATTGGAGCAAATGCTAACTCAACAGACTATATTAACTGGAATGGAGATTTTAGTTTAGGTCATGGAATAATGGTTTACAATGCAGCAACAGATGTTTTTGAGATTAATCCAGAAAATTTACCATATTCTCAATTTAAAATTAAAATGAATATTGTTAGCAATGAAGATGGCACTTTTGGAGATTCAACTGTTGTACAAGATGCCAACGGATATCTGACTACTGGAAGAGCTTTCTATTATGGAGGAAATAATTATCCAGAAGGTGCTACCTATAGATCAACTTCTCAGGGAGGCAGAGCCTTCGTTACTGGCGACATATGGTTAAGTAGGAAGGCCTAGAATGACCTGGTGGAGAAAAACAAGTTCAAGCGATACTGGTAATCATAATATAAATGGCTGGGTAAAGCTACAAAGCATATGGAGAAAAGCATCTCCACAAGATGAATACAACTCAAGTCTTTCTGCAAATCCATGGGTGGTTGACGGATGGCTTAAGATAAAAACCGCATGGCGATTAGACTCAGTTATCGGAGGCATAGGCATATGGTATAAAATCTTCTCTGGATTAAATTTGCCTATTTTTCAAATACCTTTTCCAACATTATTTTTTAAATGGCCTGATGGATTTGAAACTTCAGACTCTCCAATTAATGGGTCAAAAATGTTTGTCACCAGGGGGTCTTGGACAGAAGAGCCAAATGAGTTTAGATTAAGAATACAAGAGAAAAGCCCTATTGGTTCATGGACTACGGTGTATGATACGACAAAAGTATATACCGAATACTTAGAGTCAGACTCAGAAGATAGGTTTCCAAGCAATGCAAATGATTCTACTAGGCCAACAATATCAAAATCAAAAACAATTAATGGCTATTCTTTCAGAGCTGTAGTAGATGCAACAAATGACGCTGGATTAACAAATCAGTATATATCAGATCCAGTAGTTCCAAGGTTAGATTTTAAAATTAGTTCTTTTTCTGTTTACGACGAGCAATCAGATGGGGCTACCTTTACATGGTCCTACTCACCGTACGTAAACTCTGGCTCGATAAATTCAGAAACAGATATATATAGTCAAACAATTATCATCTATGATGAGCTTAATGCTGAAGTCTATAGAGAAGATATTCCAGTTGATTCAACTACTGTAATAATATCAGATCCATCAATACTTCCAGAGACCACATACGTAGCACGTATAGAAGCAGTAGCAGCAGACGGATATTTCCTGGATAGTCTTCCAACATATGAGTTTTTTGATATTGATTTTATAACAGTTGGCGCATTTCCAGAAATTGAAGTTAATCCAACACTCACATTAATTTCTGGGGAGGCATCATGTGTAGGCTCTGTGTATAGGCTTTCAAGCGGAACTTGGTCTAACAACCCCACTGGATATAGGTACTACTTTGATAGACAAAATTTTGCAGGCAGTAATATATTAACATATCCAGGAACTACAACATATACATCAAATACATATTATGATTATACTCTTTCAAGCGAAAATGCTCAGGGAATAGATGCATATACTATTGCAGCAAACTCCAAGGGCGAAGCAGATCTTTATGCGTATGCAACATCATCAATTCAGGGCCCAATTAAGCTGCCAAAGCCAACAGATGTATCTGCCACCATTTCTGGCTCTGGAATAAGTATAAGCTGGACACCACATTCATCAGCAACTAAATATAGAATATACTGGGCTTCAAGTTCTGCCTATCAGCCTGGAGCAGCTTCTTCAACTTTTGATGAGGAAAAAACCACAAGCTCTTGGACATGGAATAGTTCAGATCCAGATAAAAATGGGATATCCCCATCTGAAGGCTCTTCCTATGTATTTTTTGTTTCACAGTCAGTTGGAGGAACAATATGGAGCAGCTGGTCATCTCCATCAGTGTCAGTCACAATGCCTGCTACGCCAGAGAACACTTCAAGACCTACATTCAGCCTACAGTCTGGTACAGCAAATAAAGTAGGGTCTACATATAGACTTTCAAGTGGTTCTTGGACAAATAACCCAACACAGTTTAGATACATCTTTGAGCTAAATAATGCTGCTGGTTCTCAATTTGTTTTTTACCCCTCATCAACTGGATACACAACTGATACTTATTATGATCATACATTTACTTTAGGTACATCAAGTTCGGTTGCTGGTGTCGTATATGCATATAATGGCTTACAAAGCCTGGGTGCATACAGCACAACTAGCATCGGTCCAATTACGTATCCTACATATAAAATAACATATAACGGTAATGGTGGAACTTCAGCATTAGCATCAGAAGATGTTGTATCAGGAAATTCAACATCATTGCCAAACGCAACAAGAACTTATTATACATTTGATGGGTGGTATACTGCTGCGGTAGGCGGATCTTATGTTGGCACATCTACTTCAAGCTATACCCCAACACAAGATATTACTTTGTATGCAAGATGGAGTGCAATTCAGTGGACAGTAAAATGGAATGGAAATGGTGGAACTGTTAATAATAACGGTAGTTCTACATACTCAGTAACATTTAATGCAGGAACTAGCGTAACAGCACCTTATGCAACAAGGTCTGGCTATGTTCATACTGGATGGAGATATCCAGCATCTGGCGATATATGGTACCTGGCAAGCCCAGGTGGTACATTTACTCCAGATTCAAATAATATAACAATGTATGCTACTTGGCAGATTGCGCCACCAAGTACACCAAGTTTTACAGCAATAACCACAAACAGAACTGATGGCATTAATATGACCTGGGGTGAGGTAGCTGGAGCTACATCTTATGAAATTTGGTATGGTAATAGCGCACCATCAGATAGCTTATCGACACCAGATTTCTACCCAGGAAATGTTACAACATTTACAGACACGTCTGTCCCAGCTGGTTCTTATAGAACATACTACATACGTGCAAGAAATTCAGGAGGAGCCTCCTCGTGGTCTTCTGGAGCAACTGGCTATAGAGATTATGTAAGATATACAGTTACATGGAGTGCAAATGGTGGCAATGGAGGAGGATCAACAACAGAGATTGCTGGAAGCTCACATACAGCCCCATCTCCAGGAACTAGAGCTGGGTATGTATTTTACGGTTACTATGATAGACCAAGCGGAGACTATACGTATGGCCCAGTATCTTCTGGTGGAGCATTTACCGCTCCATCATCAATTACAATGTATGCTAGATGGCAGGTTGCAGCTCCGTCAACACCAAGCTTTACATCAGCTACTACGACTAGAACTGATGGAATTAGGTTAGAGTGGGGTGCAGTTGATGGAGCAACATCATATGAAATTTGGTGGGGAAATAGTGCACCATCAGACAGTTTATCAACACCAGACTTCTACCCAGGAAACACCACGTTTTACCTAGATACCACAGTCTCCGCTGGATCATCAAGAACATACTACATACGTGCAAGAAATTCAACAGGTGCTTCTTCATGGTCATTAGGTAAAACTGGAACTAGGGCTTATGAGCAATACACTGTGACTTGGAGTGCTAATGGAGGAACTGGCGGAGGATCAACGACAGCTAATGCTGGAACTGCTCACACTGCTCCTTCCCCAGGTTCTAGATCTGGATATTCTTTTATCGCTTATTATGATAGGCCAAGTTTAGACTACACGTACGGACCTGTAGCTTCTGGTGGATCATTTACTCCGCCTTCTTCTATAACTATGTATGCAAGATGGAGCACTAACACCACAACAACTACTACAACTACTACAACTACAACAACGTCAAATTGCAATACATGTAGTAGTTACGCTCCAACCGACGGAAGCTATGGATATTCAGCAACAGATCCGTATGGTACATGTGCTTCAGGTTCTAGATATTATAGAATTTGTGTAACTCCAGGCTCTTGTCCAAATATAACTCAATGGGGTTCTTGCGTTCCAACTACCACAACAACTACTACCACAACAACTTCTGGTAGACCAACGGTATACTGGAAGTGTAATTCAACAGATGTTGCAAATGCAAGCAATCCATGTACTTCAGTAGGTCAATGCCGACAGGCTGGAAATACATATTTCCCTGCAGGATGTGTTTCATGTTGCGATTAGTGTTGACAGAATTTTCATTAATTGGTAGAATTAACAAATGCTATTAAGTAAAGATAAGATACATATAATGTTAGAGGGTCAGGAGCACAACTATAATCCAGAGATTCACATTTTAGCATGTTTTGTAATAGAAGACATTGTTGTTGAAAATGGAATATATTCATACGAATTCTTTAATTTATTTAATAACTCCATTGTAGAGGAAAAAGAAGAGTATGAAGATGGAGATATTCTTTTATCACTTTATGATCAGGCAGATGGATCTAAGCAATATATGAGATTACCAGAGAGATTGGGCTCAATAATGTTAAGCAGTCCAAAATTAATTGAGGTTCCAGAAGGTTCTCAGTGGGTTACAATTGGTTCTAAGTATATAGATGGAGTATTTTATCCATGACAGAAAAAACAAGGTGGGAAAAGTATTTAGAAAAGCAAAAGCAAAAAAATGGAAGCAGTGATGTAAAGCCATGGGATCTGATAAATCCACATACTGAATATACAGATAGAGAAACTTCTGACGCAAGGTATGAGATTTGTAAAATTTGCCCTGAGCTTTTTGATCTAACAAAGCAATGTAAAAAATGTGGATGTTTTATGGCCCTTAAAACTAAAATGAAAGAGGCTTCCTGCCCTATTGGTAAATGGTAATGGCTAGTATATTTGTTCAAATTCCAGCGTACCACGACTTAGAGTTGTCCAGAACAATTAGAGATTGTTTAGAAAAAAGTTCAGGTCTTCATACCATAAACTTTGGGGTTCATTTAACTTATTTTGAAAATAGCGATATTGAAATTCCTAAATTAGATAATGTAAGATTTAGTACGAGCCCTGCCCCAGAGAATATCGGCGTTGGTATGGCAAGGTACCTAGCAAACGAGTTCTACGACGGGGAAGACTATTACTTGCAGATAGATTCACATATGAAGTTTAGAGAGTCTTGGGATGAAATTTTAGTTAATAATTACATACAGTATAAATCTATGGGAGCTAACCCAGTTATATCTTGCTACCCTGGCGCATATGAGTATGAAGATTTAGTTCCAAAGATTCTAAATACAGATGCCCATATTCCTTATACTGACTTTATTCAAGAGTTGAGCTTTATGGGCAACTATGTTCCACACCAAAGAGCAGTCGGAAATTTTTCAAACAATGTTTTTTCTAGATCAGTTTCTGCTGCTTCAGTATTTGGAAGTGGAGAAATTGCCCTCATAAAACCAAACAAAAAAATGTTTTTTTGGGGTGAGGAGATTCTTATGGCATTGAGGTTTTATACACACGGCTTTGATATCATGCTGCCAAAAACTCAATGCCTGTATCATCTATACTACGATCCTGCAAAAGGCTATCAAAATTTGAGAAGGCAGGTAGCAGAAGATTTTCCAGAACAGTCATCAAAGCTTGAAATTGCTTCTCAGAAGGAGCTTGAAAGAATTATAATAAATAAAGCAATTGGCAACCAGGAGCTGGGTTCAAAAAGAACGCTAGAAGAATTCCAGTCTTTTGCAGGCATTAATTTTATTGACAAAAAGATTATGCCAGTGCTATAATACATAGGGAGGTAATAAAATGTTATCAAATAGCGACAAACTAGTAATTGTTGAGCAGAAGATCAAGAATCTTGCATACCAAAAGTACGGTATTGAATTAGATCTACAGCTTGAGAATGCAGCAGCAACACCAGACGAAGAGAACCTTGCGTCTATTAATTCACGACTTGCAGATACAAATGCTAAGTTAGATGTTTTGAATACAGAAAAAGCATCACTAGAAGAATAGGAAAATTATGTCTGACAAAGCAGAACTGATTGTTCTTGCGCTGCAGCAGCGTATAGGGGAAATTGTTTCAAGCTACGAAACTCAAATTGCAGTTTTGAGAGCAGAGCTAACTGAATTAATTAGGGAAAAGGAAGAGCGTGAGAAAGCTGTTCAAGAATACTCAAGTTCCCTCCCAGGTTAATCAGCCTACCAACTTCCCCTCTGGCCTAGCAGTTAAAACAGAAAAGGCCACATATTGGATTAAAGATGGCAAAAGGTATAAGATTATTTCTGATAGGGCGGAAAAGTCTTGGGGTTTTGTTACAGCAAATGCAACTGAAAATGCAATTGCACATCTTAAAGTTGTAGGAAAACTTGGATTCAGAGATGGGTCATTGATAAAAAATATATCGGACGGAAAGATATATTTGATCTCACAAAATAAAAAAAGGCATATCGTTAGCCCAGATGTTTTTATACGATATGGTTTAAGTAGAGATGCTATAATAGAGGTATCTGATGCAGAATCAAAAATGCATGAATTAGGAGAAGATTTAAATGCCATATGAGTTTAAGAGATTTGACGATGGTGAACCACTTGATGTCAATAAGTTAAATTTAATTGTAGATAATATTACACAATTAATCACAGACACAGCCCCACTAAGAGACTCTACAGACTCTGGCCAAGGGTACTCATTAGTAGAGTCTGGACTAGTTCAGTTCGAAGATGTAACTGGAAATGGCACACCTGTTCAGCAAGCAATTACATTTAAAAAGATTAGCGCAGAAGCAGCTCAAGCTGGAAAGGTCCATGTTGTTGCATCATTAAACAACGGGCTACGTGCAGACGAGGACGTATTTGTTTCTGTTGGAGCAATTACAAGTGGAACACCACAGATCATGTTAAAGGTTAATATAACTGGTAAGTCAATAAAGCCAAGAGCTACTTACAATGTTCGCTGGATAGCGGTAGAAAACAAAGCATAGTATTGACAACTATGTATTTAATGCTACACTACGGTTGTAGCATCAAAGTCACGTACCCGTGACTTTTTTAATATAAGGAATTTAATGAGTAACGATTTAAAGTGGATGTTGTCATCTGATCAACAATTCCCTTACCAAGATGATAAAATGATTGAGCTTTGGTTTAAGGTTATGAAGTGGTTCAAACCAGACGTTGTAGACTACCTTGGAGACACTGATGACCAGGCTTGCTATAGCAAGTATACTGAAGGAAGATCTGCTGAATTTTTGAACCTTCATAAAACAGATAGTAAAGATTTAATTGTTCCAATGATGAGGCATGAAGCAAAGGGAGCAAGAGATTTTTATACAAAGACAAGAGAAATGCTTCCAGATGCACAGTTGTTCTCCGCTTTAGGAAATCACGATGTTCGTATTTTTAATTATGTTGATGCTAAAATTCCAGACTACATTAACGAGGTGACTCCAGAAGCCCTCTGGTCTCTAGACTCTTTGGGCTATGAGTATATATATTATGATGAGCTGCCTAAGCGTAGATTCGGAGACATACACGTGCACCATGGACTTTCTATTGCAGCAACTGGATCGGCAAGAAAAGATATGGAAGACATGCAAATATCTTTAATTAGAGGTCACTCGCATAGAATTGCATCGCATATGGTTACTTATGAATTGAGAAATAATGGCGAGGGAGAAACCCTACGTGGTTATGAAATTGGACACATGTGTGATGAAAAGGGTCCAGGTATGAAATATACCCAGCACCACGATTGGCAAAAGGGATTTGCAATTGCTCATATTGTTAATGATTATCCACATATTCAAATGATACATGTTGCACCAGATTACTCTTGTGTTGTGGATGGAAAGTTATTTAAACTATGATGAAGTGTAGTAAGTGTAATGGCAGAGTTTTTGTAGATCGAGTATTTTCTCAAAAACTGCACGTTGAACTTTTCTGCATAATGTGTGGGAAAAGATGGATGTTGAATAAGGATACGAGTGCACTAGGAAGATGGCTAGAACAAACAGAAATAAATCAGCAAAAAAACCTAGCTATTTTTTCTTAAATAATAAAATACATAAAGTATTAAGATTATCTAGGGCTAAAGATGAGCTGGTTGCCTGGTGCTACCCAGATAAAAAAAGAGTTCTTTATTCATATTCTCAGGCAAAAAAAAGTATGGATAACGCATATAGTACAAAGCAAGTAGCGGAAATGCTTCAAAGGCATAAAGTTACTATAGAAGACTATATTCTTGAGGGTAAGATCAAAAGACCTCAAGTGGTATATCCAATAGGTAACCCAGAGAGTAGTTGGTATAAATTTATGTTTTCTACAAAAGATATACTAGACCTTCATGAGTTTATATTAGATTCAGGTTATTCTAATAATATGCCATCTAAAAACGAACTACTTGCCAGAATTAGGCATAATATGATATTGTATACCAAAACAACAGATGGAGATTTTGTGCCAGTTTGGAAAGCAGAAGAATGAGCGGTAGATTTGTGATATGTAATGTTTGTAAAAAAGAAATTGAAGTTCGTTCGGGAATATTTGCACACGAAACACTTCGTCGTCATATTATTAAGGAGCATAAGTAATGTCTGAAACAAAAGTAAAGGTCGATCTTTCTTTTACTAGAAATTTAGGTAACTATGAAAGTATTAAGATCGGCATTGGGGTAGAAGATAATGTTCGTGACGGAGAAAATGTAGATACTGCTACAGAAAGAGTATATAAGTTTGTTGAAAGTAAGCTTATTGAGAAAACAAATGAAGTGGAAGAGGAATTAAAGGGTGGCGGAAAATAAACAACCATATATTCTTTTAAGCTTATATCAGGCATTATATAAAGATAAATATAATAAGCAGCCTAAGCTTAATAAGTATCGGGATAAATGGGCTATGCAAGATGTAATAGATACTGTAGGATATGACAGGGCTAAAGAACTTGTTGAGTACTATTTTAAAACTGGTAAGATTGGTCATCCTTTACAGTTCTTCTTTTATAATTTCGATTCTATGGATAGAATAAAAGAAGAGTCAGATAAAGATAAGCTTAATAGAATTAAGTTAAGAGAACAAACTAAGAGAATGGTTGAGGAGTAATGAATACAGAGGCGGAACTAATTTCTGCAGTATGCAAGAATAAAGATATCAGTGTGCTTTTAGCAGATAACGTAGATGAAATATTTACCTCTCATAAAGATATTTGGGAAGGCCTAAAGAGCTATTACTATAAATTCCGTGCAGTACCAGAAGCTGGAATCCTACAAGAAAAATTTAACGATTTTGAGCCAGTATCTACGAAGGCTGAGACTGGGTATTATTTAGAAAAATTAAAGAATGAGTATCTAACCTCCAGACTCAAATCAATTATTTTGCATGCAGGTAATTCATTAAAGGAAGATGCAGCAGCAAGAGTATTAGCTGACGTTCAAGGTAAGCTGTCTAATTTAAGTAGATACACTAATAACGTACGTGATATTGATGTTACTGATGTAGAAGCAGCAGAAAAACATTTTCTTTCTGTAAAGGAAAGATCTGCTGTTATGGGAGGAAGCCCAGGAATCCTTACTGGCTTTGATGCCATTGATAAAGCTTACCCTACAGGAATGGCTCCAGGACACCTTATCGTGGCCATTGGATGGCCAGGTAGGGGTAAGACATGGTTTACATCCTACTTGGCTTGTAAGGCCTGGGAGCAGGGTTTTAGGCCCATGATTATTTCTCTTGAAATGTCTCCAGAAAATATGCGAGACAGAATCTATACCTTGCTTGGCTCTGGCTTATTTAAGGCAAGCGATTTATCAAAGGGTGATATCAATATTGATGACTTTAGATCATGGAGTAAAAAGAAGTTTGAGAATAAGGGAAGTTTTGTTCTTGTATCAAATGAAGGTTTTGGTGAGGTTACACCAGCAACAGTACAAGGTAAAATCGATCAACATAAACCAGACTTAGTTATTCTTGATTACCATCAGTTATTTAATGATAATAAGAGAAGTAATTCAGAAGTAGAAAGAAATAGAAATATTTCTCGTGAGTTTAAGCTTCTTGCTGTAACAAATAATATACCAATTATTGATATTACTGCTGCAACCGCAGATGATGTTTCTGATCAAGATGACCCACCTATGATGAGCCAAGTAGCTTGGTCGAAGGCTATTGAGTACGATGCTGATATGGCTATGGCTATTCATAAAACTCCAGGAACCAATATGATTGAGGTTGTAAGTAGAAAGAATAGACACGGAAATGAGTTTGACTTCTTTCTTGATTGGGATATTAATAGAGGAATTATTACTCCTATTTATGAGAATTTGCCAGATATGAAAAATGCTTCACAGGCAAATTAAAAGATTTCAGGTAAACGTAGAATTTAGGGATGACTCTGATATTATACGAATCAGAAATCAATACGAAAACATTTTAGTTTCTGATATGAGACAAAAGGGGTATGTAAGATTACTTGACATAGATCCCGTGTTTTCGGTAGAATTTACGGGTGAGACATGGAAGTTCTTAATGACTGTCTATGGTATATATGTTGGAAAGAAGAAGGCATGGGATTCAGAGGGAGTAGCACAGTGGAAAATCATTCCACGTACACGCCATCGCATATCAAGTCTGTAGTTAGAAATCTTGGGTTAAATGTACTCTCCGAGTCTAATGATAACCTAAGTCTATATTGCCCATTTCATAACAACACAAACACATATAGCTTCAGCATAAGTGCAAGGAATGGGGCGTGGCTTTGTTTTAATCCTTCTTGCGGGGAATCTGGTTCCCTAACCGACCTGGTAAAGAAAATTCTTAATAAGAATGACTTTCAAGCTTTAAGATTTATTATGTCTCATGCAAATACTGACGACGACACCTTTGGTGAAGAGTTGCAATCTATACTTGAAGACAAGCCAGAGTTTGAAGAGTTTTCTCAAGAAACATTAGACAGGCTTCATGCAGACCTGTCAGGAAGCTACCAGGCTAAGGATTATTTTAAATCAAGAGGAATTAATGACGAGTCAATGGAACACTTTTGGCTAGGTTACTCTAATTCTATGGGTATGGTTATTACCCCAATACATAGCCCAGATGGTACTCCAGTTGGTCTAGTTGGAAGATCTATCTCTGATAAGAGATTTAAAAATAGTGTAAACTTACCAAAAAATAAAACTATGTTTAATATTCATAGGGCAAAAAAAATTGGAAGTCATGTTATTGTAGTTGAATCAGCATTCGATGCAATTAGAGTTCACCAAGCTGGGTTTCCAAATGTTGTTGCTACTTTGGGTGGACATATATCAAAAGAAAATATATCCTCTCTAAATAGATATTTTAATAAAATAACAGTCATGACTGATGCAGATGAAGCAGGTAGAAAGCTTGGATCTAATATATCAGAAAGACTAAAGAATAAAGAGGTCTTGTGGGCTTCTTATGAATATGGTAAGATATACCCACATGGTGCAAAAGATGCTGGCGATATGACAGACAATGAAATAAAGCAATGTATCAATAATGCAGTTTCCGATATCGAATATCGATCTTGGAACCCATAGTATAAAGTAATAGATGGATATATACCATCAAGTATAAGGAGAAAAAATGGGTATCGTAAAAGGTCTAAAAGATCTAAACAAAGCACTCGATAAGCCGCAGTCTAGCGGTGGCGAAGGTTCAAAGGCACGTTGGCTAAAGTTGGAGGATGGCGAAAGCATCAAAATTCGTTTTCTTCAGGAGCTCGATCCAGATTCACCAGAGTATAGTGATGCACTAGGTCTAGGTTTTATTGCCGTAGAGCACACAAATCCAAAGGACTATCGACGCAAAGCATTATGCTCAATGGATGACCAAGGCAAATGCTGGGGATGCGAACAGCATCGCAGGGACTACAAGGCTGGATGGAAGGGTCGTTCTAGGCTGTATATCAATGTATTAGTTGATGACGGTAAGGAAGATCCATACGTCGCAGTACTATCACAGGGTAGCAGTGGCAAGACAATCACTCCTACAGTAATTGAGTATGCTGGAGAAATGGGCTCAATTACAAATCTTATGTGGCGCATTAAGCGTTCAGGAACCAAAACAGATACAAGCTATACAATCATCCCTCTTGCAAAAGATGAAACAAAGTTTGATTATTCTGCACTAGAGCTTTATAAGCTTGAAGAGGTTGCTATTCGTGATTTGCCATATACAGAGCAAGAGGCTTTCTTTAACGGAGAAGGCGGACAAGACGGAAATGATGAATCAGATTCTACATCTAGTACTGTAGACTGGTAATATAAGGGAGGCGGAGAGTTATGTCATTTGTACACCTGCATGTGCATTCTTATTATTCTTTAATGGATGGGCTTAACTCTCCTGCCGAACTTGCTCAGGCAGCAAAAGATGCAGGACAAAAAGCTTTAGCTATAACAGATCATGGCACATTATCTTCACACAGAGATTTTCAAAAAGCTTGTGCCGATATTGGAATCAAGCCTATCCTTGGAGTTGAAGCATACATATCACCAACAGATAGATTTGACCGCTCTTCTAAAACGGACAAGTCTATTCAGGCTTATAACCACATCATCCTACTGGCTAAGAATCAAGTAGGTTTAAATAATATTCATGCATTGCAGGAGATAGCATGGAATGAAGGTTTTTATCACAAGCCACGTATTGATAGAGAGGTGTTGAAAGAATATGCAGAAGGTATTATCGTACTTAGCGGATGTCTCAATGGGCTTATTAGTAAAGCTATTGAACGCCAGGAGTTCTCGGAAGCAAAACTTATACTCAAAGATTTTAAGCAAACTTTTGGTGAAGATTTTTACATTGAGGTACAATCCCATAACCCGAAAGAAATAAACTCAAAGCTTTTAGAGTTAGCAGACGAATTAAATATTAAAGCCGTAGCAACTGGAGATGCTCACTTTGCTAAGGGTGAGGATAAGGTTATTGAAGAAGCTATGCTAATCTTATCAACAAACCCTAAGATGGATAAAGATGCTACATTCGAGATGTCAAAGCAAATGAATGATATCTTAGATAGATTTAATTATATGTACCCAGATAGAAGAATCTCTTTTCAAGACTACAATTTGTTTATTCAAACAAGAGAAGAGATAGAAAATGATTTTAATTTAAACTCAGTATCTAGAACTGATATCTATGATAATACCCTAGAGATTGCAGATAAGGTTGGCGAATATGAGTTCTATCAAAACCTAGACTTGCTTCCTGTACCAAAAACTAATGCAGACAAAAAGCTACAAGAAATGGCAGAGTCTGGACTATCTAAGCTTGGTTTGTCTGGTATGCAAGAGTATGATGATAGACTAAAAGAAGAGCTGTCTATTATTAAAGATAAAAAGTTTGCTTCTTATTTTCTTGTAGTTGCCGATATGATTAACTGGGCTAAGTCAGAAAAAATACTTGTTGGACCAGGACGTGGTTCTGCAGCAGGCTCGCTAGTCTGTTATGCATTAGGAATAACAGACGTAGATCCAATTAAGTATGGACTGCTATTTTTTAGATTTATTAATCCAGAACGTAACGATTTCCCAGATATTGATACAGATTTTGAAGATAGACGTAGAAAAGAAGTTAAGGATTATTTAAAGAAAAAGTTTAAGCACGTAGCCTCGATTTCTACATTTACATATTTTAAAGATAAAGGTGTAGTTCGTGATGCTGCACGAGTTTTCATGGTACCTCTGGGCGATGTAAATAAAGCTTTAAAGTCAGTAGATACTTTTGAAGACTATTTGGATTCTCCAAATACAAAAGAATTCAGATCTAAGTACCCAGAGGTAACTTGGCTTGCAGAAAGACTTCGTGGAAAGATTAGATCTGTAGGTGTGCATGCTGCAGGAGTTGTTGTTGCTAAGGACGATATCAGAAAGTATGCTCCAATAGAGTCTCGTGAAGACTCACAGGATAAGGTGTCAGGAAGAATACCAGTTGTAGCGTATGATATGGACACAGTTGCTGATATTGGTCTTATTAAGCTAGATGCATTAGGACTTAAAACATTATCAGTTATTTCTGATACATTAAAGTCAATTAAAGAAAGAGCGAATAAAGATATTGTTTTGTCTTCTATTCCATTAAATGATGAAACAGTTTATAAGACTTTAAATGAAGGGTATACGAAGGGTGTATTTCAGGCAGAAGCAACTCCATATACAAACCTATTAATAAAGATGGGAGTTAGTTCATTTGAAGATTTAGCTGCATCAAATGCATTGGTAAGGCCAGGAGCCATGAACACTGTAGGTGCTTCATATATTGCAAGAAAAAATGGCCAAGAAGCTGTTTCGTATGTACATCCCATCATGAAGCCTTTTACAGAAAATACATATGGTGTTATTATATATCAAGAGCAGGTTATGCAGGCTTGTGTACACCTAGGAGGGATGAGTTGGTCTGAAGCTGATAAGGTTCGTAAGATCATCGGTAAGAAAAAAGATGCAAGAGAGTTCGACCAATTCAAAGATAAATTTATTGATGGCGCTTCAAAGCACATTTCTAAGAAGGAGGCGGAGTCGCTTTGGCATACATTTGAGGCTCATGCTGGCTATTCCTTTAACCGTTCTCATGCTGTTGCTTATTCTATGCTCAGCTATTATACTGCTTGGCTTAAGTCCTATTATCCTCTTGAGTTCATGTTTTCAGTACTTAAAAATGAAAACGATAAGAATGCAAAAACAGAATATCTGATTGAAGCAAAAAGATTAGGCATCAAGGTAATGCTTCCTCATATCAATGAGTCTGATATTTATTTTTCATTAAAGAAAGATGGAATTATATTTGGACTTGCAGAAGTAAAATTTATTTCAGATAATATTGCTAACAAAATTATTGAAAAAAGACCTTTTGCTAACTATAATGATTTTATATCGCAAGCTTCTAAAAAGGGTAGCGGTATTAATTCAAGAGCTGTCTCTGCATTAAATTCAATTGGCGGTGCTGCATTCGAGGACAACCCTAGAAGTGGCAAAGAGTCTGATAATTATTATGAGTATCTAGGCATACCATCATTCAACCTAGACTCCATACCACCTAGAATTAAAGCACAGGCTAGACCTATTGAAGAATTTGATGAGCTAGGATCTTTTGTAATGTTTGGTATGGTTAAAAATATTAAAAGAGGAAATGGCTGGGCTAGAGTTGAGCTAGTAGATGAGAGCGGATCCATAGGACTATTCCATCATGAGCAAACACAGATAGAAACTAATCAGATGTACTTCATCCTTGTCGGTGATAATAGAATATCTAGATACGTAAAGGTTTCAGATATTAAGCCAGATTCAGAAGATCTTTTTGTGCAGTACCTATACAGAAAGCAGTACGATTTAGAGGAAGACCAGATGTACGTGGTTAACTTTAATCCATATAAAACTAAACAAGGAAAAACTATGTCACACATTGTTATGTGTGATAAAAATAAAAAATTGACCAGAGCTATTGCATTTCCATCAATGTATAAAACAACTTTGGCAAAGATGAGAGAAGGAATGACTTGTACACCAGTACTGTCAAAATTAGATGATGGAACACTTATGATAAAGGAGATAAAATGAGTGAGGATAAGTTAAACGAAGTTATGCAATTGATGAGCGCATCACGTATCTTGGTTTCTATTTTAGAACAGATTGGACCTATATCTGTTCCGACAGAAAAGTTTATGTCTGCAAATAAAAATGACAGAGACCTAGCTGTTAATTATAATGAAGAAACTTTGTCTTTTGAATTTAGCTTAACGGAGAAGACAGATGGATAATGTTTTAAATGAATACGGACTAGACGCATTAGCTGCAGTGCTTCATGAAATTGCAAAAGAAAAAGGATTTTGGGATGGTGAGGTAACTCATGATAAGGTCGGGAATAAGCTTGCTCTAGTGCATTCAGAAGTTACTGAGGTTTTAGAGGCTATTCGTAAAAATAAAGGCTCTCAGGAAATTGTAGAAGAGATGGCAGATATTATTATTAGATTACTTGATCTTTATGCTGCGATGAGAAATGAAGATATGATCTTGCATAGCTTAGAAGAAATGCTAGAAAAGAAAATTGAAAAAAATAAAGAGAGGCCAAAGCTTCACGGCAATTTGTTTTAATGGTATACTTTAGGTAAAGAGAGAAGAATATGACAATTGTATTAGATGAAATTCTAGCTAAGCTAGATCCAAAAACAAGAAATAGAGTGCAATCTGCACAAAGCGTAAAGGTTGAAAAACAAGTTACACCCAGCATCGGATTAAACATGGCCTTAAAGGGTGGGCTTGGTTATGGCAGGCAGGTACTAGTTTGGGGAAACAAGTCTGCAGGAAAGTCTTCGTTTTGTTTGCAGATGATAGCTATTGCACAAAAAGAAGGAAAGACATGTGCATGGATTGATGCTGAGGCTTCTTATGACCAAGCATGGGCAGAGGCTTTGGGAGTAGATTCTTCTGCTCTAATATATTCACCAGCAAAAACAGTAAATGACATGGTAGATGTTGCAACCAAGTTAATGGATGCTGGTGTTGATATGATAGTAGTAGATTCAATATCTGCACTACTGCCAGCAATTTATTTTGAAAAAGATGGAAATGAAATGAAGGATTTGCAAGATACAAAGCAAATCGGCGCTGAAGCAAAGGATATGACCCACGCAGTCAAAATGTTAAATTATGCAAACAAAAACACATTACTTGTTCTCATCTCTCAACAACGAAATCAATTTGGATCTATGCATGCTAGTCACATCCCAACAGGTGGCATGGCAGTCAAGTTCTTTTCTTCAACCGTCATTAAGCTCTGGTCTTCTGAGGCTGAGGCTAATGCTATTAAGGCTGGCGTTAAAGTTGGCGACAAAATTATCGAACAAAGAGTTGGACGGCCAGTTAACTGGATTATTGATTACAACAAACTCGGCCCCCCAAATTTATCAGGACAGTATGACTTTTACTACCAAGGGGAAACTCTTGGTGTAGATAGAGTTGGAGAAACTCTTGATGTCGCAGAGATGTGTGGAATTGTAGAAAAGGGTGGAGCATGGTATACAGTCAATGGAGAACGTTTTCAAGGACGTGCAAAGGCTGTCGCATATTTAAGAGAAAATCCAGATGTTGTAGACAGCTTAATTGGAGAGATAAATGCCAAATCTTAATGAATTTTTTCATAAGCCAGAAATTCTTCATAAAGAAAATTTGGAAAAGATAACTGGAATTAAGCCGTGTGGCAAGTGTAAGCTTGATGCCGAAGAAGCTTTCTGGGATCCAGCTACGCTAACTATGACCTGGAAGTGTCCAGAGGGTCATGATAATCAATACAAGGTCAGTTAATGTCAGAAAGATCTGAAGTTAAACGTGATGGAGCTAAGGCTCAAAAAAATAGTGGACGAGGTGATTATCAAAAAGGCGATGCAAAATGGAAAAGTTTTGTAGTTGATTATAAAGAGGCTTCTAAGTCATTTACATTAAACAAACCAGTATGGTCAAAGATATGCACAGACACATTTAAGGTCAGTAGAGACATGCACCCAGCATTAAAAATTATTATAGGAGAAGATTCCAAGGTTAGACTTGGAATTATTGAGTGGAGTGTATTAGAAGAGCTAATGCAATTTTGGGAGGATAACCATGATTAAAGAGATTTTATTAACAACATTAACTGGAGCAGGAGTTGGAGCAGTGTTTGCTTTATTTAAGTTACCAGTACCAGCTCCACCAGTATTTGCTGGCGTCATGGGTATTGTAGGCTTGTGGCTTGGGTATGGATTAATTGCGAGATCATTGTAATGACTACTTTTTTATTAGGATTAATGATTGGATTTATAATTGGATATCCAATTGGATTGTTTATAGATAAGTTAGACAAGAGGATTAAAAATGGCAGAAGATAAAAATACTTTAGAGCTAATTAGCACAATTACTGAATTCAATGATCTACATGACTTTATGAAAGACGAGCACCTGGATAAAGCCATGGCTATAGTTGTTAAGCTACTTATGAACCCAGATGTTCCATCTGCAAAGGCACCACATCTTATTATGGAATTGCAGGCAATGTCAACTAAGTTTGCTGTTCTTGCCTCAGTATATTCAACTATCGCAAAAGACAAAGCTGGTACAGAAAACAATAATAAAAAGAACATTTATTATTCAGTAAAGGAGTCTATAGACAAACTTGTAGATGCACTTAAGTATGTCGTTAGGTATAATTCATGAATTGGATACAGGCAGCAATTATATTTGGTCCCATTATTGTTTTATTGGTGGCTTTTTGGGAGGACATTAAATAATGGGTAGAGATATAGTAAATAATTTAAAGTTTAAAAAGATAAGCGGAAACTTTGATACATCATTATTTTCTAAAATGTTAGATGATGCGTATAGATCTACAAAAAAAATAGATGAGGTTAGAACAAAAAATAGTTTTAGTCCAAGTAGTTTTGGTTATGGTTACGGAAATTGTCCTAGGTATTGGTACTTAGCATTCTCTGGCGCAATGTTTATAGATAATAATGACGCAATAGCAATTGCAAATATGTCTCAAGGTACGCAAGCACACGAAAGACTTCAGTCTATAATTGAAAAAACTGGAACTTTAAAGTATGAAGAATTAGAAATTAAAAATGAATACCCGCCAATTAGAGGATTTATTGATCTAATCCTAGACTGGAATGGGGAAGAGGTTGTCGGAGAAATTAAAACTGCAAAACAAGAAGTTTGGGATACTAAGCAGGCTGAGATGGAGCCATCTGCAAACCATTTACTTCAGCTATTGACTTATATGAAGCTTAGGAATGCCAAAGAAGGCTTTTTGATGTATGAAAATAAAAATACACAAGAACTTCTTCTTATTCCAGTTCATATGAATGAGAAAAATATTGCTAAGATTGATGGTTTATTTATTTGGCTGCAAGAAGTTTATGATAACTTTAAGGATGGCGGTCTCCCAATGAGACCATTTAAGAAGACTTCTTCTGCATGTAAGTATTGTCCTATAAGGAAGCATTGCTGGGATTCTGAAGTTGGAGAGGTTCAGATAGAGCCTTATGAGGTATAAAATTGATATGCTCTAATAAGGAATGCTCAAAAGATTTTGATGCTAAGACCCATAATCAAAAATATTGTTCCGATGACTGTTGCAGGGTTGCAACAAATAAAAAGATTATGGAAAAATATTATGAAAAAAAAGCAATACGGAATGGTGCAAAAAGATTATGTCGTTCGTGTAAAGCAAGCCTAAGCAGATATAATTCAGAAAATATATGCTCTCTGTGCCTTAAATCAATAAAATCAAAACATAATAACAATATATTGGAGGCATTAAATGAGTCTGGCATCTCTTAAAAAAGTTAACGCTTCAAGAGTTTTGGGTATAGACGCATCCACAAATTCTTTTGGGTTTTCTTTAATTGAAAATAATATTCCAGTCAAATGGGGTAAGGTGGAGTTTACTGGGGCAGATATATATGAAAAAATATATGATGCCAAAATTAAAACAAGAGCCATGCTTAAAGAATTAGAGTGTGATTATATTGCAATGGAAGGTGCCGTACTTGTCAGATCTCCAGATGCTGTGATAAAATTGTCATATGTCTACGGTGTTGTTATCGCTGAACTTATGTCTACTGGCGCTTCCGTTATTACTATATCCCCTAGTGCTTGGCAGGCACATATCGGTAATAAAAACCCAACAAAAGCAGAAAAGGAAGCTATCCGTTTAAAGAGTCCAGGGTATGCCGATTCCTGGTATAAGAATCAGATAAGAAATATGAGAAAGCAAAGAACTGCAGATTATTTTAACAAAAAATATGGACTTAGCATAACAGACTTTGATGTTGCAGATTCTATGGGAATTGCTTACTATGCAAATGAGGTTTTGACTAAAAGATGAAACTGTATCAAAGTAAAGATTGGCTACGCAGAAGATATACATTACAGCGAAAAACTGTTACAGAAATAGCAGCAGAGTGTGGGGTTTCTGCAATGACAATACAAAGATATTTAGAAAAATTTGGATTAATTAGAAAATGATAAAAAATATTTTTATTATTGGTGAATCGCAGATAGCATATATGTCTGGAGGCCCCATACACTCTGGACCACCAAAGGCACTTGAGTTTGGATCTTATGTTAGAGAAAAAAATGGATACAGGCTTATTTTCTTGTGGCAACACAGTAGGACTGCATTTAAAGTAGATTTTAATTACTTAGAAACTCTATTTAAAGATTATTTAGATGAATTAAATAGTGAATCTATAATAGTTTCTGAGTTTGGCGGTATGGATGCAGCACTTGGGCAATACCAGAAGCATAATAATATGTCTCAGATAATGACAAAGTATACAAATGAGTGTATCAGTTTTGCTAATAAATATAAAACTAATTTAGTTTTTATGGCACCGTGGTGGCAGGTAGATGATGATAATGTATATCAGCTATGGCATGAAATAACAGATTTATTAAAAGATATATCAACAAAAAATAACTTGCCAAGCCCAATAGAAATAATGTATACTGTTGTAGGAAGACAATACCCAGTCTTAGACGAATGGAAACACCATACTCCAGAAGATTCTGAGAGGATAGTAGAATATACTATATCACAAATAGAAAAGATGAATAATGCTTGAGCCAGTATTTGATGATTCAAAAGATTTTAAATGCCAAGATTTAACTCTACTTACAGTTGGTACAGCAGCGGGTAAAGAGATATTGGATACATGTCATGAAATTGCTCATATGCTTGTAAAAAAGAATATCGCATATGGCAACTCCGCCCTAGATCCAATTCGTATATTTTCAAAGGCGGGCTCAAGAGAGCAGCTACACGTTAGAATTGACGATAAATTAAATAGACTTATGAAGGGTACTGATTATCCAGGGGATAACGATATTGATGATTTAATTGGATATTTAGTGCTTTTAAAAATAGCCAAGTCTAAATCTATTTGATTTTTTAGTCAACTAGGAATATACTATAACTATATGGAAATTGAATTAGCTGATCATTATGATCGTATGAATAGGGTTGTTGGTGAACTGCTCAAGGGCAACACACCAACCCAGATTGCCTCTATAACAGGTTTTAAGAGGGCAGAGGTTGTCGGATATATAGACGAGTGGAAAGAAGTCGTTAGAAGCGATTCTGGGACTCGTGAGAGGGCAAAAGAAGCCGTATCTGGAGCAGACCAACATTACGCTATGCTCATTAAAGAGGCTTGGAAGACTGTAGAAGATGCTGATACGCAAGGGCAGTTAAATGTAAAAGCTACGGCATTAAAATTAATTGCAGATATTGAAGGCAAAAGAATAGGGATGCTTCAGGAGGTTGGTCTCCTTGATAACGCAGAGCTTGCAACACAAATTGCTGAAACAGAGCATAAGCAGGATATCCTTGTTAAAATATTAAAAGAGGTTACAGCAACCTGTCCTAAGTGTAAGCTAGAGGTAGCAAAAAGGCTTTCACAGATTACTGGAGTGGTTGAGCCAGTCGTACTAGAATCAGAGCAGATTAGTGGATCTTGATTTTAATGACCTCATAGATATACTAGACGGAGAAGAGTTTGAAGAACGTCCAGTAGATTTACGTACATTTGTTACCAGTCCAGAATACCTTGGACTCCCACCACTTTCTGATTATCAATATACTTTAATTGAAAAGTCTTCTCAGATATACAAAGAGTCTACTCTTATTAAACTTTTTGGGGAAGAAGAAGGTCGAAGAATATTTAAGCAAACATGCAATGAGATAATTGCACAGCTAGGCAAAGGTTCTGGAAAAGATTACTGCTCAACAATATCTGTTGCTTATCAAGTATATTTACTTTTATGTCTAAAGGATCCAGCTTCGTACTACGGTAAGCCTCCAGGAGATACGATAGATATTCTTAATATTGCCATCAACGCACAGCAGGCAAATAATGTTTTCTTTAAGGGATTTAAAACAAGAATAGAAAGATGCCCGTGGTTTGCTGGCAAGTATGATCCAAAAGCATCTGAAATTAAATTTGATAAGAATGTAAGCGTGTACTCTGGGCACTCAGAAAGAGAAGCCTGGGAAGGATATAACGTACTCACAGTAATCCTAGACGAAATATCTGGTTTCGCAACAGAAAATACCACTGGACACGATCAGGCAAAAACCGCAGATGCAATATATGATATGTATAGAGGATCTGTTATTTCACGTTTTCCAGAGTATGGAAAAATTATTTTACTTTCATTTCCAAGATTTAAAAATGATCCGATACAAAAGTTTTATGAGTCTGTTATTGCAGAAAAAGAAGTTGTTGTAAGAACAAAAACATTAAAAATGGATGATGAATTGCCAGATGGAACTCAGGGTAATGAGATTACTGTTGAGTGGGAAGAAGATCACATCATATCTTACAAAATACCAAGAACCTATGCAATTAAGAGACCGTCATGGGAAGTGAATCCAACTAAAAGTATTGAGAATTATAAGGTAGAGTTTTATAAAAATATGCCAGATGCTCTTGGAAGATTTGCATGTATGCCATCAGAAGCCGTAGACGCTTTCTTTAAATCAAGAGATAAAATAGAAAAAGCTTTTAATAATACTGCACTCGCAGTTGATAGATTCGGTAGATTAGAAAGCTGGTTTGCTCCAGATCCAGACAAAGAATATTTTATACACGTAGACTTAGCTCAAAAACATGACCATTGCGCTGTTGCGATGTCACATGTTCAGAAGTGGGTAAATGTTAAGGTTACAGATTCTTACTCTCAGCCAGCCCCAATAGTTGAGGTTGATGCAGTCATGTACTGGACACCTACAACAGACAAATCTGTTGATTTTACTGAAGTCAAGGACTATATTCTTTCCCTAAGAACAGCTGGATTTAATATTAGGCTTTGTACATTTGACAGATGGAATTCTCATGATATGATGCAACAACTTAAGGCTTATGGAATTAATACTGAAACTTTATCTGTTGCTAAAAAACATTATGATGACATGGCAATGATTGTGCTTGAAGAAAGACTTAGTGGCCCCAATATATCTCTTTTGATTGATGAATTGCTTCAGTTAAGAATTATGAGAGATAAGGTAGATCACCCAAGAAAAGGATCAAAAGACTTGTCTGACGCAGTGTGTGGCTCAATATATAACGCTATTAGCATGACAAGGTTAAATTTAAATCAAGAAATTGATGTGCATACTTATGACTCTATTAAATATGATAACGTAGAGGATGAAGTAAGATTAAATATGATTAGGGCTCCAAGGATGCCAAAAAATTTATCAGCAGTATTAGACGGGATGGAAATATTATGAGTATATATCAAGATAAAGCAAAAGAGTGCAAATGCTGTGGAAAGCATGTGCCTCTTCCAACAGTTTTAAAAAGTTTTAATGGGATTACAGTTTGTCCAACAACCTTTGAAAATATTGTTGAGTATAAAAAGATATGGGATTCAATAGGTTCAAGACCGCCAGGTAGCATAAGAAAACATTTTTCTGAATATGTACAGCAAATTGTTGAGTCGATTGATACAGGAGGGGTAGAAGATGGCAGAATATGAAATTAATGAAGAAGAAGTAAAAGAAGTAAGTGATCAATTTGATGAAACATTATTCCAGGCCATACTAGATAAATCCAGTAACTCTAATTATGACTACAATGATGAAACTTTAAGATATATATATACAAACACTCTTGAAGAATCAGGTAAGAATACAAATACTCCATATGGCTTAGTTTATGATTTTAATGAGAACGGATACAGATCAAATAGCTTTAAGGCTGGAACGGACATGCTCGTTACTGGTTGCTCATTTACCTTTGGATCTGGAATACCAACAGAATTACGTTGGGGTGACATACTATCAAAAAACTTAAATTTATCCTATTCCAATATGGCGATGCCTGGCAGTAGTGTAACTAGACAAGTTAGAGATATTTTTGCTTACTTTAAAGAATTTGGGCACCCAAAATATATATTTGCAATGTTTCCAGTTTTTAACAGAATGGAAATAATTTCAAACCCAAAGTATTTGATACCTGGTGCCTGGGAAAGATCTATAAAGAGAAAGAAAAAGTATAAAGCTTTAAGTACCGTGGATTTATATAGGCAAACATGTAATGTCAACATGGCACCTAGAGAACAAAAATTTTTAACTCAACCGTTAATCTTTGAGGATATCATGCCTTCAGAAATACCACAGTTCTATTCAAGCCTGCATGTATCAATGTTGCAACAGTACTGCGACCTTGCTGGGATAAAGTTAATTTGGTCTACGTGGCATGATCCACAGAATAAAGTACTCAATTTAGTAAATCAAGAATATCCAGACACCTACAGGGGCATGGTAGACACTAATCCAGGTGGGTGGTCATTTAATAAAAAAACCAATGAGTCTGAATATAGAGAAAATAACGTTTTAATAAATTGTCATGAAGATTACAAAATAATATCTGAAGACATGTTTCATACGGCAAGAGATATAGAATTTGGTATTGAGTGGGCACATTGGGGCACACATAGACATCTACATGTTGCTGAAGCATTCGAAAAATATTTTAAGGAAAACATACAAAATGATTAAAGATATACATAAATACATATATGTTTTTTATCAAAAGCTATTAAAGAAAAAAAGGGATAAAAAGAAAACAGATTACACCTACTAGTGCTATTGACTATATTGTATGTTAATTATATACTATTGACTACTAGCACCAGTAGCTTAGTTGGTCAGAGCCCCGAACTCATAATTCGGTAGTCGTAGGTTCAAGTCCTACCTGGTGTACAAGGGAGAATATATGGAAGAAGAAGAGTATATGGAAAAACTGAGGCACTATATAGAAATAGGTGCTATCAGAGAAGCTGGCATTGATCAAAATGGAGAGATAATATTTGAGATTGATGAAGAGCATACTAAAGAGTTAGCCCCAGAATTATGGGAAGCTCATATGGAGTACGTAGATGAAGCCTTTCTTGATATGTATAAAGATGGTTTAGTGGATATAGAATATGATGAAGAGCTAAATGCTACTGTTCACTTTACTAAAGAGGGTTACGAGTTAGCTGCAGAAAAGGGCTTGATTCCAATAAATATGGATGACATACCAAATAACTAAAATGAATTTTGATGATGAAGTTTTCCAAGAGCGTAGATTTTTATTTCAAAATATAGCCTCTGTTTTACCAGATAATCCTTGGGTTATTAAAGCTACTGAAAAAATGAAAACTTATTCAAAAGATGAATATTCTATTATGCTAAAAGAAGCATATGAATTTCAAGATGTATTTGATAGAGCAGTTCAATTAAATATCTCTGCAAAAACAGAAGAAGCACATGAGCTTTTTGTTTTATTCATTAAGCATATAAGATGGTTTTTTGAAATAGATAAAGAGTCTTATGACGAGCTACTAGAGCTTTGTAGTCCAAATATGAATCAATTTCTTATTGTAAATAAATCATACTCTGATTTATTATTTGATATACTTAATGAGTATAGACTGGAAGTAGGAGTTTAATGAAGGCAATCGTAGTAAAATCATTTGGCGGTCCAGAGGTTATGGAGTATGTCGATTATCGAGATCCAACACCTGTAAAAAATCAAGTTTTGGTAGATACAAGAATGATAGGCGTCAACTATGCAGATACCTATCAAACAGAGAATAGCTATTTGGTACAGTCTTTGCCACCAGTCATCCCTGGCATAGAGGCATCATTTATGATAGATGGTGATTTATTTGTTGGGCACACTTCAAGCGGTGCATATGCAGAAAAAATTCTTGTTAATAGAGATAGAATGTTTAAGGTGCCAGATGGTGTCAGTGAGCAGGAAGCACTCTCTGTAGTATGTCAGGGAACTACTGCATATGGAATAGTAAATGATATATGCAATATTAAAGATGGAGATTTGGTTTTAGTAAATGGAGCTTCAAGTGCAGTTGGCATGATACTAATTCAGCTATGCAAACTTTATGGCGCTACAGTCATAGGTGTTACTGGAAGTGAAAAGAAGATAGATTTTGTAAAAGACTTAGGTGCTGACTTCGTATGCATTGATAGCATGTCTGAAATAAAAAAAATTACTGATTCAATTGGGAAAAAGCCAAAATTTATTTTAGAGTCTTACGGCGGTAAGCATTTCATGCAATACTATAGCATGCTAGATACTGCTGGTCATATATGTTCGTACGGTGCATCCTCTAGAGAAGGCTTGCCACCAATGCATATACGTGATCTTTTAAAGGATACCAAGATAGTTTCTGGATTCTGGGGAACTAAAATTTTTGCAGACTCAGAAAAATTATCTACTGCGGTTAACGATTTGTTTGATTTGATTAAAAATAAAAAAATAAAAATTGTTATTGGAGATACAATGTATCTAAGCAATGCAAAGGAAATGCATGAAAAAATTAGAAACAGAGATACAGTTGGAAAGCTTATTTTAATAAACGATATGAATGAAGCTTTAAAAAATGAAGTTTAGCATTAGTAGTAATTTTACTGAAAATAAATATTTTGGTATTTTAAATCCAAATACTGAAGATTTTCTGATGCCATACGAAAAAGATCTTGGAATTGATCCAGACCACAGCCTAGTTTATAGCTATAATAATTTTGGTTTCAGGTGTGAAGATTTTGTAAAAAATCATAATGGGTTACATATACTTTTTGCGGGATGCTCTGAGACAGAGGGCGCTGCAAATAAACTAGAGGATACTTGGTCGCATATTTTATATAGCAAGATAAAAAAATCTGAAGACATGTCTGGCTACTATAACGTAGGTAAAGCTGGACTTACTATATCTGCAATTGTAATGAATATATTTCAATACATAGATGATTTTGGATTGCCCGATTGTATTTTTGTGCAGTTTCCAGATCAAACAAGATACGTAACCTGGTCCCAAGAGGATGGGTTTTATCCAAAGTATCAGGTTTTAGGAGATAATGTAAGTAATATAGAGTGGGATATATTTTTTACCAAACATGACGATCCAAAAGCACTAAATATAAATATACTTTATAATTACCTATTGTTAAAAAATTTAATTCAGTTTTGTAAAATAAATAATATAAGATTAATCTGGTCTAGCTGGCACCATCCAAGTATTGAAAAATTTAGTTCTGATACCAGTTTGCTTGATGGCTATATAAACACAAGTACGCTTAATAAAGAGCATTGGGATATTAAAATAAAGGACTTAAAAGCAAGAGATGGATATCATTTTGGGAGAGGCTTTCATAAAATATGGGCTGACCAGTTCTATAAGGAGTTTTTAAATGATAAAGATCATAAAAAGAATAATAGTTAAAAGAAAAATAAAACAAATGTTAAAGAAGAATAGGTATACCTACTAATGATTATTTTAGGCATTAATGAAACATCACACGATGCATCAATATCCTTGATAAAGGATGGTGAGATACTATTTGCTGGACATGCTGAAAGATACAGTAAAAAAAAGAATGACTGGTATAACAATAATGAAATTTATCTTGATATGCTTAATTATGGAACACCAACCCATATAGCATACTATGAGCATCCAAGATTAAAACAATCAAGAATTATGTTGAGAGGCGGTGCTTCAGACTGGAAGCCAAGCATACCATTTGATCTACCAGTTAAATACTTTAGTCACCACTATTCTCATGCATGTGCTGGATATTATACAAGTAAATTTAAAGATGCAGTAATTGTTGTTCTTGATGCAATAGGTGAATGGAATACATCAACAATATGGGTAGGCGAAGGCGAAGAAGTTAAATCGGTAAAGAAATTTAATTATCCAACAAGTTTTGGTTTATTCTATTCTGCATTTACTAAGCTACTTGGCTTAAAGCCAAATGAAGAAGAATATATAATGATGGGGATGGCTGGGTACGGTGATCCAGACAGATACTTTGATAAAGTTAATTCTTATTTTCCATCAATTAGAAAACAAAAATATAATTTTCATAAAGGAATAAATGACTGGGATATTGAGATAACAGATCAAAATAAATTTGATATTGCAGCAGCAGTACAAAAAGTATATGAGCATAGACTTTTAGAATTTATGGAGTATGCAAAGATACTTACGGGGAAAACAAATCTTGTATTTATGGGTGGATGTGCATTAAATTGTTCTGCTAACACCAAACTATGGGATTTGTTTAATAATATTTGGATTATGCCAAATCCAGGAGATGCGGGTAGCTCATTGGGTGCAGCAGCAGCCTTATACGGCTCTCATTTAAATTGGGAAGGCCCATATCTAGGCACTAATTTGCAAAGTAATTGGCCTAGACACGAAATACTAAAAGAGCTAAAAGAAAATAAAATTGTAGCGGTTGCGTCTGGAAGGGCAGAGTACGGTCCAAGAGCACTTGGTAATAGAAGTATATTGGCAGATCCAAGAGATCCTAATATTAAAGATAAGGTAAATCAAATTAAACAAAGAGAAAAGTTTAGGCCATTTGCCCCAGTTGTTTTAGAGCATTTTGCAAATGAATGGTTTGACATGCCAACAAGATCAACACCATATATGCAATATGCAGTTAGGTGCAAATATCCAGAAAAAATACCTTCTGTCGTACATGTCGACGGAACTTCAAGAGTCCAGACTGTAAATGAATATGACCACCCAGAACTACACATGCTTCTCAGGCAGTGGTATTGGGAAACAGGCGTACCTATTTTATTAAATACTAGCTTAAATATTAAGGGTCAGCCACTCCTTAATGATCAAAATGATATAATTGAGTGGCAAAATAGATATAACACTAAAATATACGGAGGAAATAATGTTTTATGACAACCCAAATGTAGAAAAAGTTGGACACAAAGTTTATGTATACAGGAATTTTGTTTCTCCAGAAAAAATGGCAGAGATAAATAAAATTTTAAAAGACATAAATGTTGATGATTTAAGAGTAGATACTTCAGATCACACGATAGACTGGTATTACGATAAGTTTACTCAGCCTATTCCAGCTTTGTATGACGTATGGAAGGATTTAAATGATCTACTTCTTCCAGAATACTGTATTCACCCATGCCTTACCCTACTTAGTACTAAAGAGGGAGAAGAAATGTACGCTCACTCAGATAGTCCAGGAGAAGATATGGAAGACGAGCTTATTGCTTCAGATGTATGGAACACTTGTTGTGTTATCCACTACGGCGCTATAGTTTATTTTGGAGAATTTGAAGGCGGAGAGGTATACTATCCAAACTTAGATGCAGATGGTAACTTTGTAGGAAATGAAGAACCATTAAAGGCTGGCAATGAATTTAGAGTAAAGCCTAATGCTGGAGACTTGATAATTCATGGAGCTCATAGCGATACATATCATGGAGTTAAGAAGATAACATCTGGCGTAAGATATGCTTTCTCAAACTTTGTTTTACCAGTTGAAAAGAATCCAGGAACATTCCCAGTATGTGGTACTCCAGAAAATGAAGAAAGATGGAATAAGGGTCATGCAGAATGGCTAACACCAATTAATTTTAAATGGCAGCCTTCTGAAAAACTACAAAATGAAATAGACGCTGGAGTTACTGGCGTAAGATATAGAGATATGTAGTCTATACCTATAGACAAAATCAGCGACTAATAGTATTATTAGGTTACTAAGCCTTTGTAGCTCAGCGGACAGAGCAGTAGCCTTCTAAGCTATTGGTCGCTGGTTCGATTCCAGCCAAAGGCGCCATTGGGGATTAGCTCAGCAGGCAGAGCGGGAAGCTGTTAACTTCTAGGTCGCTGGTTCGAATCCAGCATCCCCAGCAAAACATATTTGCCCCTATAGCTCAGTTGGTAGAGCAACAGACTTTTAATCTGTGGGTCGTAGGATCGATGCCTACTGGGGGTACGATACTAAGGTTGCGTTGCAGGTATAGAGACTGACTCCCGACGGGGACAACTGGAGGTCAACGAGCTTATGTAAAGCCTCATGTATCAGATTAATAAGTTAGTTTGCTCGTAGACTTATTAATCGCTTAGGGTCTAAGTGTTACGGAAGCACTACCGTCTCCAAAGCGGTAAGCCTAGGTTCGACTCCTAGAGACTCTGCAGCAGACCACACCTCTACACCTGCCGTCGGTTGCAGAAGTACGTGTGTGCAGTTCGGGCCTAGCTAGACGACTGCATTGTGTTGAGAACGCACAAGTACGAGCCTTACGGTGTGGCACTCTATAAACCGAGTTCTCAAGGAAGATTGGCTGAGTGGTCTAAAGCAATCGGTTGCTAACTGATCGTGGGAGTTAAATTTCACCATAGGTTCGAATCCTATATCTTCCGCCAAGCCCTTATAGCCCAGCGGTAGAGGCAGTGGACTTAAAATCCATACAGCGTTGGTTCGAATCCAACTAAGGGCACAAATGGTATAATTATTTAGGGTCGCCATAAGGGGCCTTAATTTAATTTATTCGCTTAAAGGAGGAATAAAATGGTAACACAGTTCGGTATGGATATTTTTAATGATCCATTTTTTATAGGGTTTGACAGATTAACAAATAGAATATCTGCAGCTCATTCAAGTTCAAATGGTTTTCCGCCATATAATGTAAGAAAAGTAGATGAAGATACATTTATTGTAGAGTTAGCTGTTGCTGGCTATAATCGTGAATCCTTATCCGTAGTAGAAAATGACGGAACATTAGAGATTAAGGGTGAAAAGCCAGAGGATGCAGAAACATATCTTCACAAAGGAATTGCTGGAAGAAAATTTACACGTACTTTTGCATTAAGTGAGTACATGTATGTAGATTCAGCTGACCTAAATGATGGAATGCTTTATGTTGTTGTAAAGAGAGAAATTCCAGAAGAAAAAAAGCCAAAGACAATCACAATTAAATAGATCGCAAGAAGGTAACCACTCCAAGCACTAGTGGCTTTAGGGACCGCCCTAAACAAAAGCATGATAGTGTTGGACGCTCCCACTTATGTTAATGTGGACATGCAGACCTGAGTAAGTCTTTAAACTGCTCACTAAGATTAAGGAAAAGATATGCCAACGTATGAATACAATTGTGTTAATTGTAAAATTAATAAGGAAATTCCAAAGTCATTTAACGATGCAGATAGTCCTGAGCTGTGCGAAAAGTGCGGTGAAGCAATGAATAAAGTTTATAGCACATTTGGTATACAGTTTAAGGGTGGAGGATTCTACTCCACTGGAGGGTAACTAACTTTTTCAATGATATAATTAACTTGTTATAGATGTTATAACAAGGAGTTATAGTTGACTAGGACTAAGTTATGGAGATTATCATTAGCAGCCATTTTGGGGTTTGGCTGGCTATTTATGACACCTGCATACAGTGACGATCCTTTAACATTAGCCGCTAAAGAAATTGAATTATTAAATAGTGCAGTAGATAAATTAGACTATAAAGAAGGTCTAATTAATATGATTGATATCGCAGAAAATAAGTTCACATATGCCAAAAATCTACAGGATGTTAGAAATACAGCAATTGCAGACTATGAAGATGCAGTTGATGCAGAAGCCTCAGCATTAGAAGAATTAGAAATTGCTCAGTCAAATGTAGATGGACAAACAGCAACAGTAGCCCTTGCACTTGATAATAGGGACAATGCTTTTCAAAATAAAAATAACGCACAAGATGCTCTCAATATAGCTAATATTAATCTACAAACAGCACAATCTAATATGCAATCTGCAGGTGGATCAGGACTGCAATACACTGTATATAATCTTGCAAGAGTTTGGCCAAGCATAGCTGTGCCAGATTCCGTTATATGCTCTGGAACATGGAATTCAAACTCTATGCAACTTCCTGTTTGTGGCAATAGATATGAGAATATAGTAGTTAAGTTTACAGGACAAATAACAGTTCCAGATCATTGGACATCAACATATTTTGCAGGCTATACAGATGATGGGTTTAGAATGTACATTGATGGACAACTTGCAGTAAACAACTGGGTAGAGCAAGGTGTAAGGTGGAGCAACTATTCACCAGTTTATGATGTTACAACAGACAAGACATTTGATGTAGAAATTTGGTGGTACAACGGTGGAGGACCAGGATCTTATCACCTTGGTTGGGCTATTCCTGGAGGATGGACTGGAGCAGGATGCGACTATACTGGTGGTTGGGGAGTAGGATTTAGTTGTAATCTTGGAACATTCTCTTCTGGATCAGGACCAACACAGGCACAAATAGATGCTTATAACCAAGCACTTGAAACAAGAAATGCAGCACAACAAGATTATAATAATGCACTATCAGAATATAATGACAAACTAAATGTATACAACCAAGAGGTTGCAACACTAAACTCATTAAATCAAACATTAACTAATAAAGAATCTGAGTATGATAATGCAGTAAATGACACAGAGGATGCTTTGTCTGAAAAGAATAATGCTATAAATGATTTTAATAACGCTATAAATGATCTAAATAGCGCAATTGATGACGCATGGCGTTACTATGATGAGCAGTCAAAAAGAGAAATTCAGAGAGCAATCGCTCAAGCAGCTGCCAACGCTGCTGCAAACCAGCCAAAGCCAGAGCCATCCCCAAAACCAACAATTGAACCAGAAAAGCCAAAGCCTTCTCCGCCACCAACAGATAAACCTGAGCCTAAGCCAAGCAATGCTACTGGAACAGAAGAACCAGGTCCAAAGCCAACACAGCCAGGACCTAAGCCAGAGCCAACACAGCCAGAAAAGCCTAAACCTGAACCAACAAAGACAAAAGAGCCTAAACCAACACCTGCTCCAAGTCCTGAACCAAAACCAGAACCTACTATTGAGCCAGAGCCTAAACCACTGCCAAGACCAGAATTTAAGCCAGCAGAAAATATTGATCCAGTTATCAAAGATGCAGAGCTAGCAGCACTTATTCCAGAAAAAGGAAGCGGAAGCACAGAGGATCTTTCTGGAGTTATTGCTAATCTAACTAGCAAAGATAATAAATTAGTTAAGCTTTCTCCAGAGCAAACAGCAGCAGTAAGTCAGACCCTCAAGGCTTTGACTCAAGAAGCAAAGAAAGAAATTGCTTCAGATCTTGGAATTTCATCATCAGAAGTTACAAAGGTTGCGGATGCAATGAAGTCGGATCCCAATATAGCATCAGCATTTGTTGAGTTCTCGGAAAGAGCAGAGCAGGCTGGAGACACATCTATGCCATTTACCTTGGCAGATGCAACAACTGAAGTTGCAACAGAAGCATTTTTATCTGATCCAATAGGAGCAATTTCGGACATTAATTTTGAAAAATTACTTAGCCCATCAGAATGGGGTAAAGATATGACTGACGATCAGAGAGAAAAGGCACAAGAGGTAGTTGTGCCTGTAATTATTGCTGGAAATATTGTGGCAGCAGCCATGACAAGGAGGATATGATGAAAATAATTAAAGGTTTATTTAATTGGATATTAGAAGCAGTTAAAGAAAGTATTGCCCAGGTATGGACCCTTCTTGGCTTCTTTATTGCTTGGCTAACACTGACTGGAACAGCCCAAGATGTTGTTGCGGTAGCTACTATTGCTGCCACTATTATATGGCTGGTAACTATCCCTCTTCGTAAAGACGAGTAAATGCTATAATAGTGGTATGAGGAAGCTAATTGCTATTGCCCTGTCTGGGCTATTAATGGTATCATTGAGTAGTTGTGGGGTACCACAGGATAGATATCGTTATCCATGCCAAGATCCAGCTAATTGGAAAAAGGCAGAGTGTAATCCTCCAATATGTGAATCTTCTGGCACATGCACAAAAGATTTAGTTAAAGACTATGAGGTAGTTCAGAATGGCTAAAGTACGTAGAAATCCTGCAGAGCTGGATGCGTTACTAAAATTTATCCTAGGTATCACTTTAGGAAGCATTTTATTTTTTACAGCAGTAGGAATTTTGTATGGATTGCTATTTGTACAGCAACCACTAAACGGTCAATCCGAAAACGATAAAATGTTTTTTAATGTTCTTGGATCAGTTGCAACATTTATTACAGGAACACTAGCTGGACTATTAATAGGTCAGAGTGGTGCTAAGGATATCATGAAGGCACAACTTGATAATAAAGAAATGGATGCAAGAAATACTCAGGCTGACAAAAAGTTAGAATCAGAATTAGAGATTGCAGAAAAAAAAGTTGATGTTGAACTAGATGCAGTAAGAGCTCGTTTAGCTGCTAAGCCAGATGGAGCAATGCCAGCAGAACAAGCAGTCGACACAGATTGGGATAAGGAAGACTAATAATGGCACAAGATGATTTTCCAGTACCAGCAGAAACTGCTAAGGCTCCAAAAGGTAGCGTTGCTCGTCTTATTCAAATCGCTAAGTCTCAAGTTGGATACATTGAAGGTCCAAAAGACAATGAAACAAAGTATGGTGCTTACACAAAGGCTAACTTCCAGCCATGGTGTGGCTCATTTGTAAACTGGTGTGCAAACGAAGCTGGCGTAAAGATTCCTAATACAGTTTATACTCCAGGTGGTGCAGCAGCATTTAAGAAGGCTGGTGCATGGATTGATGGAGACATTGCAGATCCAGAGCCAGGTGATATTGCCTATTTTGATTTCCCATCAGATGGTGTCGATAGAATTTCTCACGTAGGTATTGTTGTTGAAGACAACGAAGACGGAACAGTCTGGTGTATTGAAGGAAATACTTCTTCTAATAAAAAGGGAAGTCAAAGAAATGGCGGAGAAGCTTGTAAGCAGCTTCGTGCATATAAGAAAAATAAAGCAGGAGTAATGGTTTCAATTGTAGGGTTTGGACGTCCAAAATTTAAATCTACATCAACCAAGTCATCATCTCCATCAGATGGAAAAGTCTGCCCAACTTGTGGCAAATAAAATTGAAGGATAAAAATGTCTAAAGAAGGATATAAGCCAACATCAGGAATGCAGTCTGCAGCAAGACGTGCCATTAAGCTAAAAGAACAGGGAAAAGCAAAAGGTGCTGGAACTGCAGTTGGTTGGACAAGAGCTGGACAATTAGCAAGAGGAGAAACTTTAAGTCTTTCTACAGTTAAACGTATGTACTCTTATTTTTCTCGACATGAAGTAGATAAAAAAGGAAAAGACTGGGATAATGCAGAAAGCCCATCAAATGGTAAGATCATGTGGCTTGCCTGGGGCGGAGATGCAGGATATTCATGGTCAAGAAAAATTGTTGAAAGAGAGAAGAATATGAAAAAATCATTAGAATTAAATGAGATAGTGGAAGAGATTAAAGATATCCTTGATGACGTAGTTAACCCAATTACCAAGGCAATTGAAGTTGAGATTGAAGAAGACGACGAAGAGGATGACATGGAAGACACTGAGGGTTGTGACTGTGAAGGTTGCAAGGAGTGCAAAGCAAATGGTGGATGCACAGAAAAGATGTGTTCAGGACATAAGAAGATGAAGAAGTCTGATGATCTATCAGATGAAGATATCTCAAAGTCTTATGAGTCAGATAACGAAGAAGAAGACAAGTGGGATAACATGGAGAAGGCTTGCTGGAGTGGTTATGTGCAGCAAGGCATGAAAGAAAAAAATGGTAGAAAAGTTCCTAACTGTGTACCAATTAAAAAGGCTACAGATGTAGAGGAAAAAGAAGAGCCTGTAAAAAAGTCTATATGGAGTGGAACTTTTTTAAAATAAACTATTGACATAGATAGCATACCTCTGTATACTATTACAGTAGGTTCAACCAAAAAATGGACTTATGTTACATTTATATGAAAATGGAGTAGAGATACTCAGAAAAAAGATATCTAGTAAAAATGTAGATACCTATTGGGATAACTATAATTTTATTATATGGGAAAAAAATCAAGGCGGATATTCAGATACAAAAGGTGTATTTAGAAACAATTCTTGGGGAATAGCTAATACTATTCATATAAACCAAAACGGAACTTGGATATTACCGCTAAAGTATGTCAAATATTTTAAATGAATTAGGAACAGACGAAGACAAGTTCGCTTGGTGGGACATTGCAGTCTGTTCTGGCATGGAAACAAATCTTTTTTATGATACATACGAGTCTGATCATAATATTGCAAAAAATATTGATCAAGCTTGTTTATCTTGTCCAGTTATTGCAATATGCTATAAGAATGGAACTGAGAATAATGAGTATGGAGTTTGGGGCGGAGTTTATTTAAATTTCGGCCAGCACGATAAGCAAAGAAATACGCATAAGAGTAAAGAGATTTGGAAGGAATTGAAACGTAAACATGCCCAAATCTAATATGCACGACAATAAACATTTTAAGCATGGAATCAATATGTGGACTGGTGAGCCAAATAAACCAGTTTTTTATAATGATGAAATGAGAAAAAGATTAAGAGAAATAAAAAGACCACATATGCTAATGATGGATGTAGCTATGTACCCAGAATTTTTAGCTTTAAGATTATATGAAGATAATTTTATTCAATTTAGTGGAACTAAAAAAGAAGAGGTTATCGATTATGTTACAAAGGTTAAAAAAATGATCGAGTCTTACGGAGTAAGATGCGAATTAGAAGGGGTCCCAAGTGATAAGTCCATCGGAAAAATTTAATGTATATATACCTTCTGAAGAAGAGTACGGATATATAGAATCATTAGGAGCTTTTGTTTCAGAAGTTTCTTATACAAAAAATGGAGTTGTTTACAAAGAAATGATTGAGAACGAAGATTTTGTGATTATTGATGAGGAGTCTAATTAATGGAAAAGATATTGTGTTATTCATGCAACAAAAGTAAAGCAAACCTTACACTTGTCAAATCTTCACTGCTTGGCATAAACTTATTCATGTGCGAATCTTGCAAATCAGAAAAGATGGAGCCAAGATGGGTTGTAATTATCGCTGGAAGACAAAATGGATCTGAGTCTGTAAAAGATTTTATAGCAAAAAAGCGATATCTTGGAAATGAAATTTCGGCTTCTGAATTATTAATTTAATTAAATATATTTATCAGGTATAATATATCTATAATGAAAATAGATATAGCTACCCTTATTTTGTCATTACTTGCAGCAATTTTGAGCGGAATGGGAACCGCCATAATTGCTGGAATTAAAGACTCAAAAAAGGAAAAGGTTAGACGCCAAGAGCGTGACCAAGACCATCTTAAAATGGAAATAAAAGATTTAAAAATTCAATTATATGAGCTAGAAAAGCAGTTGACTGAATGGAAAGATAAATATTATCATGCAATTCAGCAATTAATTGAAGTTAAGTCTGAATTAGAACAAACATTAATTCAATTAGACCATATTAATATACATGTGGAAGAGCAGTCTAGCAATCAATAAATAAAAATAGTACAATAGAAGCATGACTTGTATTGTAGCCGTTATCCATGAAAACAAAGTTTATCTTGGCGGAGATTCCGCTGCATCAGACGACAAAACTGGGCTCATAGTTCAAAGAACTGATCCAAAAGTTTTTAAGGTTGGACAATTCGGTATTGGGTTCACAGATTCTTTTAGAATGGGACAGATACTTCAGTATAATTGGACGCCACCTAAGTATGTTCCAACAGTTGGCAATAAAAATTTAGATAAATTTATGCGAACTAAATTCGTTGATTCAATCAAGGAAGTATTCAAAGAACATGGATACGGAAACTTTGGATCCAACACTGAAGATGGAGATGAGGGTGGCATATTCCTTGTGGCGGTAGCTGGAACTGGAAGAATATTCACTATAGATTTAGACTATCACATCGGAGAGGCTGACGTAATGTACATGGCTGAAGGAAGTGGTCAGCAAGTCGCATTGGGATCATTATTCTCAACAGCACAAGTAAAAACACCACGTAAGCGTGTCAGAATGGCCCTAGAAGCCTCAGCAAAATTTATTATGAGCGTACGTGGCCCCTTTACAATAATAGAAGTATAAAGTATAATTAAACTATGAAGGATCCCAAGGATATCAATCACTTAAAGCCCAATTATGATAAAGCTATGGATATTCGTGGTGTCCCAACACATGTGTGTCCCTGCGGATGTGAAGTGTTTAACTTAAAAGTAATTTTTCATAACTATGAGATAGCAAGTTACTTTATAGATATGGAATGTGCGAGCTGTGGAACAATCGCAACAGCGCCAACCCCCTTAGATATGGAATAGTATAAATGAGAAAATCTGAAAGAATGCTCAATCTAGAATTAGAAATTTATAAGTTAAGAATAGAATTAGATTTAGTTTATGAAATATTAAACAATATTGTTGCAGCAAACGAAGCTGCAAGCATAGAAGCTGGCAAGTGGTATGTAAGAAGACCACGATTCGATTCAGAAAATTAGTATTGACAGAACTCAATAATTATTGTATTATTCATTTATGAAAAAAACACTAACTGCTATTGCTGTGATTGCGATTTCGGCGGTATCGCTTCCAGCTAATGCAGCACTAAAAAACTCTACCGCCCAGTTACCAACACTTGCTATCATCGATACTGCTCTAGATACTTCAATTCCATCTATTAAAGAAAAACTGATCGGAGAAGTTTGTATCCTGGATTGGAATTCATGCCCTAATGGACAACCTTTTATGGAGGGTACAGGGGCATCAGTGCTTCCAATGAATATTTTATCAACTAATAACTTTAACCATGGTACACAGATGGCTTCTGTAGCAGTAAAAAATAATCCAAACATGAATATTCTATTTATTAGAATTATTGGTCATACTGCTGACGGTCGTAGACAAGTAACAAGAGCCAACCTTGTCCCTAGAGTTTTAGAGTGGATTAATGCAAATAAAGATAGATATAATGTTCAATCTATTGCAATGTCACAAGGTCATCACAATCTAGTAAAAACTGGTGATTATTGCCCTAAAAATGTCGAGCTAGATGTTGCATTAGAAAAGCTAAATTCTGCTAACATTCCAGTGATGTTCGCTGTTGGAAATGATAGAGACTACTCAAGAATTGACTGGCCAGCATGCCACATGTCTCCAAACGTTTTTGCTATAGCTGGGTCAGAAAACCACAACGCCCCAGCAACCTATAATAATCACGATTCAACTAGAACAGACTTTTTTGATTATGGAAATCAGCAAGTTGTTAGACCTGGAAATATTCAGGCGTACGCTGCTGGATCATCTGTAGCAAATGTTTCGTTTGCTGCAAAATGGTTGGGTATCAAAACTTCTAAATCATATGTTTCTATATCTGATATTTCTAATGTTATTAAAAATACATCTTTGTCAATCAAGAACTCACGTGGGGTATCTGGACTTCTAATTGATTATGGAAAGGCTACAAATGGCTAAAGATTTAACGGTGCTTGAAGAAATCATAGGTGAGGTTGCAGAAGATGTCTATAATAAATGGGCACTTGCTTTGCCAGAAGAACAGAAGACAGATGATGCTCTATCTGCATTAAGCAAGAATGCTTATGAAGTCACTGTAATGATTATTCAGAACTTTATGAAGCGTTTTAACGAAGCAGCAGAAGAGCTAAAAGATAAGTAAAATTATGGGGGAGGGTATTGACTCTCCCCCAATTATTTAGTAGGATATGGGTATGCAAACATTTCTTCCACACAAAGACTTTTCCGAGACAGCAAAACATTTAGACCGTAAGCGTTTAATCAAGCAGAGTGTAGAAAACCTTCAGGTACTTAAGTCTCTCTCTGGACACTACGATAAAACTGGTGCTTGGGTAAACCACCCAGCAGTAAAGATGTGGCGTGGTCACGAAGACTGGCTATTCTTATATAACGAGGCAATTGTAAGAGAGATTATTCTTAGAGGGTATAAGAATAGCACAAGAGAAACATTTGACTCAATCTATCAAGAGAATTTTATTGCTCTTGAGTCTGATTCACCTTGGTGGCTTGGTAATGAGAGCCTCCACTACTCTCATAAGGGTAGATTATACGAAAAAGATCAAGAATCATATTATTTCTATGCGGAATTTGCTGATTATAAGGAATTAGGATATACTTGCTGCGTGTCCTGCAACTATTACTGGCCTACTCATGTGGAGAATCTATGATAGTAAACGACGAAAATTTCGATAATACTATCAGTTCACACAGGCTTGTAATGATAGATTTTTGGGCTGAATGGTGCAGACCTTGCAAAATTTTTAGTCCAATTATTGAAGAAGTCTCAAACGAGACTGGAATATGGCTTGGAAAGATTAACATTGACGATAATCAAATTAAGCCAGCAGAGTACGAAGTATCTTCTATACCAACAACTATTTTATTTCAAGATGGTGTTCCAGTAAAAAGAATTATAGGCGCAAAGCCAAAGCATGTAATGTTACAGGAGCTTTCAGAATGGGTGAACTAGATTTTAATAGCTGGATAAAATATGGCTATGAAAAGGGGTGGACTTCTGATGTATTTTGTAATACTCATGATGGCCCACCTATGAATGATATAGAGATGCAAGAATGGGAAGATGGAGGAGATCCGTGTTCCTTCCACATTCGTTTGTGGGAATTAGACTAAAATTCTGTGCCTAACAATGGGGGCAGATAAATTAAGGAGAAAGAAATTAAATGAAGTCATTTAATAAAATCGCACTAGCCATGGTTGCAGCCATGGCTATGGGCACAATCGTAGCAACACCTGCAAGTGCTGCTGTAATGACAGTCGCTGTAACTCTTGATGGAACGGCTAATACAACCGCTTCCTCAGTTTCTACACCTGCTGCATTGCCAGTTCCTGCAGACAACTCAGTTGATGCTGCTGACGCACTTAAGTTTGTAGCAACAGTTGACACAGGAACATCAGTTTCTGTAACAGCAACAAATGCAACAATCGTGTCTGCACTACACACATCTGCTGCACCAGTCGGAGCATCATCAGGATCATCATCTTTGACAATTGCTACTGGTACAGGAACAACTGCAACATTTTATGTCTACACAAAGACAACAGCAATTGGTACAGTTGTAGTTACAAACCAGGGAACACAACTTACATACTACGTACAGGGTACTGCTGGCAAGATTAATAACCTTGCTGTTTCAGCACCAGCAAACGGTGCTGCTGGAACAAAGCAGGATATTACAGTTACTGCAACAGACGTATTCGGAAACAAGGTTTCTGGTAAGTCAATTACAGCAACAGTATTTGCTTCAACAGCAACACTTGATACAGCAACAGCAACAACTGGTGCTACTCTTTCAGACTTTGGAGTTGCAAAGTTTTCTGCAACACTTCCAACAACTGGAACACGATCACTTATTACATTTGCACCAACAAACTCAGGAGATGCAACATCTGCTGATGTAACTGGTTTAACTGCTCGTACTCTTGCACCTTTTGCAGAGATTGCAGTTCGTGATCTAGTATCAGAACTTGCTGCACAGACAGCTGCTAAGACAGCTGCTGAAAGAGCTCTTGCAGATGCAGTAGCAAAGGCTGCATCTGATTCAGCAGCAGCAAAGGCTGCAGCAGAAGCAGCAGCTCTAACAGCTGCAGCAGAAATTGCTAAGCTAAAGGCAGAAGCTGTAACAGCAAAGCTTGCACACGATGCAGAAATTGCTAAGCTAAAGGCGGATAATGCGGTAGCGATTAAGGCAATCAAGGATGCTTTCAATAAGTTGGCTCGCCAATGGAATGCAAAGAATCCAAAGTCAAAAGTTACTCTAGTAAAGTAATTTAATAATAAAGGGGCAGGGGAGACCTTGCCCCTTTATTGTATTAATGATAGAATATGGATATGGATTTAGATAGTTTATATGTTTTTATAAAAAAACAGTCTATAAATGATATTATTAAAGACTTAGAAGACTTAGAATTTCCACCAGAGTGGAGACCAAGAGACGTTCTTGGGTTTGTGATCAGAAAATTGCAAGAAAAGGAAATGCAATGTTAAAAAATATTAGTAAAAAAATAAATAAATGGCTTTCACCTACAACTTATGTTGATTTGGATGTAATCCTTGAAGATATCAATGCTGAAAAGGTTGTTAAGAAGACAGCTAAGAAGGCACCAGTAAAGAAAACTGCTTCTAAGAAGGCTCCTGCAAAGAAGGTTGCTAAGAAGGCTCCTGCGAAGAAGAAGCCAGCAGCTAAGAAGGTAGCAAAGAAAGCGCCTGCTAAGAAGTAAATGGAATCTAAAAAGCGAAGTATTATCAAAGCCATTACATGGCAATTTGTTCACCTAGGATTCGTGGCTGGCTTAATATACATATATACACGTGAGTGGGAGTATGCATCACTTGGGGCTATAGGCTACCTAGCCTGGGAATCAACAGCCTATTATTTTCATGAGCGGGCATGGATAAGATTTGGAAATAATATCAAGTAATGGATTTATTAGATATTTGCGAAATAAAGGATTGTAATAGTCAGGCTGAGCGCATAACAAGCACTGAAACAAAGATAATCCAAGTATGCATAGAATGCTACAATAAAAAATATAAAAAATGATATAATGTATAATATGGAAGGATTTCTAGACCCTTCTAAATAAACCCTATAGGAGATAAGAAATGTCAGATGGAAAGAATTTAACAGGTTTTGGCGAGACAAAGCCAGCAGGCGTAACACCATGGAACAACAACGAGCAGTATGCTCAGGATCCAAAGGCTGCATTCCCTGCAACAGATAAGTCATCACAAGACGGCGCTGGACTTAACAACGGCGGTAAGTAATAATGTGCGTAGAATGTGGCTGCCAAATGGTTGGCAGCGAAACTGGTATTGTTGGAATTAACGGTGGCATGTTAGACGTATCTACAGACGGAGATTCTGGACTAACACTAAACATGACAGCAAACCGTGAACAAAGAGAAAGATTCATTAACGAATAATGTCTGAAAACGGATCAGAGACCGTTACCGCTTCAAATGCAGAGCCATCTGGAGCGGTAACTTCTACCGAAGCTACTAGAAAAAACCCTAGTCAGGGTAAATTTAAGTCTGGAATTAATAAAAAAGTTCCGATGAAGGTAGATGTAAATAAGCACGGAATTAGAAGAGAGACTAGCATCCAGCCTAAAAAGGTTGGAAGAAAAAAGGTTTAATCTAACCTTTGTAACTAGAAAAGAGAGTATCTTTGTACATAGTAACTGGATCAGGATCTGGCATAGGTAAATCAGTATATAAAACTTTAAAAGAAACTGATCCAGTTATTGGTATTGATATTTTGCAATCAGACATTGTTTGTGATCTATCTTACGAAAAAAATATAAAAGAATTAGTATCCGAAATAACAAATTCCAATAAAGAAATAAGTGGTGTCATCACATGTGCTGGAGTTGTTGGTGGAGATAGTGTAATATCAACTAATTATTTTGGATCTATCAGACTTGTAGAATACTTATATGCCCATTATGGCAAAATAAATGCAATACTAATTGGGTCTATTATATTTACACACACAAAAGTTAATAATGAGTTAATAGATTTATTGCTAGATGGTAGTGAATCAGATGCAATATATTTTGCAAGGAAGAATAATCTTACAGATACAGAGATATATGCATCCTGCAAGCTAGCCCTTAATTTTTGGGCAAGACGTTTTATTAAGAATAACCCAAACTCTAGAATAAACGTCATACATCCATCATTAACTAAAACTGGAATGACAGAAAAGTATTTAAAGAGTGAAGTTATAAAAATTATTTTTGCTGAAGATATACATAAGGCATATTTGGGCGAGCCAGAAGAAGTATCTGGCTTAGTATGCTATCTAATAAAAAATTCAAAGTTTGTAAATGGACAATCTATATTTATAGATGACGGTGTGTACAGTGTGTAAGACATGCGGAAACTGCTCTCAAGAGCACAATAAAACAATTGATGATGCAGTAGATAATATCTTAGATTCGAGTATAATATAAGAATGAAAAGAAAGCTATTAGATGGGTCTGCGGTAGACTCTTTAGAAAGCCCTGTACAGTTAGTTATTCATACTAAGGCTCCACAAAAATGGAAGATAATAGATATGGAAACTGGCGAAGAGTACATTGGTTCAGAAATATCGCATCCAGTTTTTAGCAAAACATTAAAAAGTAAGGTTTTAGCTGGTCATATCGGATCGTGGAAAAAAATAAAATTTAGGAATAAAAATGAGTAAATATTCTATTAAAAAAGAACAAAAGTGCTACTACTGCACTGAGGAAGGTCTTTATTTTGACTATGCTGATTATAGATGTATAAGTGTTTGTAAAAATCATTTAAATATGGAAGCCTCAAGCTAATGTCAATTCAAAATAATTTAAAAAAAGCTGGTCCAGAATTTCTTTTAAATTTAAAAAAACAAAATGGTGAAGTATTTTGGATACAGGATTATTTATTTGCATTCAATGAAAACTACGTAAATGAAATTTATGTTAAGCAGTACAACAACTTTACAAAAGCTGGCGGATGGCATAAGATTAAAGAGGGAATAGGATCAGGGTTGCTCACTAGTGAAGAGCCAAAGCACCTAGTCAATAGAAGAATACTAAACCCTGCATTTCATGTGAATAAGATTAATAAGCATATTGATGAAATGCGTTCAATAATTTCAAAAGAATTAAGTAATTTACAAAGTCAGAGTGAATTTAATATATCAGATTATTTTTTAAACTTGAGCTATATAGTATTAACTAATACCTTATTTAATGATAAAAACCTATCTGAATCAAAAGAATTTAAAGATATATTTTATTCAATTATGAAGAAAACTGTTGATGACGAAGATCCGCACCATGAATCTTTGGAAGAGTATAGGAGCAGTTTATATAATTTAATATCAAAAGTAGTTTTGGATAGAGTCTCTAACGAAGAACATAATGATGACTTCCTAGACCTATTAATTGAATCATTCAATGATGGCGAGATGTCATTGCATGAAATAGTGGATGAGATACTCAGTATGCTACTTGCTGGACATGAAACAACGGCTAACGTCGTATCATGGGCAATATGTCATGTGTCATTAAATCAGGAAATAAAGAATAATATAAAAATAGAATCAGACTTATTTATAAATAAAATAAATACCAATGGAGTTCTTGATTCTTTAAAGGATTTAACAAATTCAGAATATGCTATAAAGGAAACATTAAGACTCTATCCTCCAGTCTGGTCTAGCCCAAGGGAGGCAATTAGTGATTGCTATATAGAGGACACCTTCATTCCAAAGGGAACAAAAATTATATTAAGCTCATATGTTTCCCATAGAGATGAAAAGTATTTTGATGATCCAGAATTATTTATGCCAGATAGATGGGATAATAATTTTGAGGACACCCTACCTCAAGGCTCATACTTTCCATTCCATCTTGGTCCAAGAAAGTGTATCGGATATCGTTTTGGAGAAATACAGGCAAAAATTACATTACTAGAATTTTTTAAAAACTTTGAGATTGATTTATTGAACGGAATGCCTAAAGGTGTGCCATATGCAACATATAGAATATCTGAAAATTTCTGTGTTGAATTAAGAAAGAGTGATCAGTGAAGATTCATTACATGACAGACTCAGGAAACGATCTATCTGAGCTATCAAATATCCTAGATGATGCAGGCTACTACTCTCTCCTTCTGGTATATCATTCAACAAAACCAGATGCCTGGATTAAATGTGCTAATGCTTTAAATAAAAAACATAAGTTTAAGTACATGATAGCCATGAGGCCGTATGCAATTAGCCCAGAGTACTTTTCTATGATGTGCAACGCATTTAATGAGCTGTCTCCAAACAGGATAATGTTTAACATAGTAGCTGGAGACTTACATAAAGAAGAGAAAAGCGTAGAGCATGCTTTATTTATCGGCGACCTTATAGAAACATCAGAAAAGAGAGTAAAGTATACTGCTGAATGGATAAAGAAATTAAAAGAAATTAATAAGATAAGGCCATTCCCAGAGATAGTAATGTCTGGGTTTTCTGATAAAACATTAGAAACTGCTGCAGAGTTTGCGGACTATAATTTATGTATGATTGATACATACAAAGAGCATACAGATAGATTTAATAAAAATAAAAATAGAATGGTTTCTGCTCAGATTATAATAAGGGATACGTATGAGGAAGCAAAAGAGTTTGCTGATAAATATGTGCCAGAAGAGCACAAAAGAAGGTGGACAATTTTTGGAACAGAGTCTGACATTATTAATGAGTTTGAATATCTTGAGTCTATTGGGGTCACAGACATAATGCTTAGATCGCATAATTCAGATTTAAAGGTTAATTTAACTCACAATTTTGTAAAAAAATATAACTCAAGAGAAATGGTACAATAAGATATGACTAAAATTTATGCAATAGGTGACTGCCACCTATCAAGAGTGCAGGAACATTATAATCCAAGCGAAAGCGATGTGGATTTTGTTATATGGGGCAAGGCTGCGAAGAAGATATGGGACATTAATTTTGCAGAGATGCTGACGCTGGACGAGGTATCCTCTGGTAAAGAGCAGCAAAGATTTGATGGAGACGGTGTAACGCTATTTAGCCAAATTAAAGATGAAGATATATTGTTCGCATGGTTTGGATATGTTGATATTAGAACATTTTTATCTAAATATAACAATGCTGATGAGGTTGCTAAAAGGTATGTAGATCAGCTTAAATCTTATTTTAAAAATTCTTTAATTGTTATTATAGAGCCTCTACCTCAGTTTACTGAAATGTTATTAAAGTACGAAGGTATTAGTCCATCATATACATATGAAGAAAGATTGAACCAAAATAAACTCTTTATAGAGTCTTTGCACAAATATGCATCAGATGCAGGAATTACACATTTTATAACTCAAGACGATATAAAAAAGGCCATAGGAAGCGATGAGTTAACGCCTGCTATGACTCACACAAAAGCCCCTCACCCAGTTGATGGCTTGAAGGACGAATATAACCAAAATATATTTTTCTTGTTTGAAAGATATGCCAAAAAAATTATAGAGGAGAACTTTAATGACAACTAACCACGAAATGGTAACAGATAAAATTGTACAGTTTAATGATGTATTTGAGGACTTGGATGCTGTAGTTTCCAAGGTAGAGTCTGGATCCTGGGAGCACTGGGGTAGAGCAAATAATGAACGTGTTGGAACATTAAGATGGATCTATAAGATAGAAGGCTATCTTTATAATGAAATTAATTCAGCTGTTACAAAAGCAGCAGACGAATATTTTGAGAACCAATCTATTAAAAAGAATGAGTATATGTTTTCGAACAGCTCATATCATATTAGAAAATGGGATGCACCAATGAGAGGCATGGAGCCTCATTCAGACTTTTCAGCAAATGAGGATGGAAGCAGAAGCAACCCCTCATACACCATATGTGGTTATATCACAGAGGATTACGAGGGCGGGCACCTAGAATTTCCTAAGCACAACATATCTATTAAGCCAAAAGCTGGATCTATTATAATATTTCCATCTGATGAATGGCACGGAGTTTCTGATGTAATAAGCGGAAATAGAATGATGTTTAGCTTATTTATACATAAAACCCATTGACAAAACTTCAGTTATTTTATATGATTATCTCATGTCCATAAAAGAATATAACTCATCCTACTCTGAATGCGAGTGTGGAAAGATAATGTGCCCTAAGTGCTCAGAGGTAGGTAGATAATGATAAGCTTAGTTGACTGGTTTATTAACAGATTATTTAGTAATAGATACCTTAGAGAGGCTATCTTTGCTGAGGTACATTTCTATGATCATATAGAGGCAGCTCTAAAAGAGCCTACAACAAACCTATCCTGGGAAGAAGGCGGACTTTGGTATGGGTATACCTTTAATGAAATGCATAAGTTATATCTATTTGATGATACTGGATATGAGACAATGACAGAACTCTGGGACAACCTATGGACCAGAGACATGGAGCACGGATTGAGTTATAGATGACAGAGTACTGGTCGTATCTCTTAGCAGCAATTGGCGTTACAGGCATATTCTTTGTTGGTCGAAAGACCATTTGGGGATGGCTGATCTTATTATTAAATGAATGTATATGGATAGCATACGCATTAGCCACGGATCAATATGGGTTCATTATCATGGCTACAGCCTATTCTGCTGTATATATTAAATCTTTTATATCTTGGAAGAAAGAAGAAAAAGAAGAACATATCTCACAATATGAGATTAATACTCATGGTCAAATAGATCATAGATATATACATATTGATCGCAATTAGTGAAGCGCAAAAGTAGAGAGCAGAATTTCGAATATATGACAAAAAAAGAGATCATATTCGCCTTATATAATCAAGGCATGTCGTACCGACAAATCAAAGAGCAAACTGGCTTTTCAAAAGGCACCATTTCCTATCATTTGGGCGAAGGGGTCAAAGAGAGGGCAATGGATCGGCGGAAGCAGGATAGACATAAAATTACCACCTATATCAGAGAAGAAAAGGTGGGCAAGGTATGTATGGACTGCAGAGAAGATTATCCCCATTGGATTCTAGAATTTGACCATAGACCAGGGGAGGAAAAGAAATTTACCATTGGTACCCATAATATCGCTAGAGACAAATCACTAGATGAAGTTAAAGATGAAATAGCTAAATGTGATATCGTATGTGCTAATTGCCATAAGAATAGGACATACTGGAGAAAGCTCAAGAATGGAGTCTATCCAGCAACCAAGGAACTATACGACTAGGATGAACTCTTGGCAATATGGGCTTACAGCCCAAGAAGAAGCCTTGTGTGTAGAGGTAGGATATCAGCGTCAAAAGCCATACTTTGGCGATCCTAGCAAAAACATTAATTATGCTGAAGGTGACCTATGGGAGATGTGGCAGCATGTCATATGTGCAGGGTCTGAGCTAGCATTTGCCAGAATGATGGGTAATAAGGAATTTGTACCTCATGTGAACAAATGGAAGACTGAATTAGATATCCCAGGTGTTGGTGAGATAAGATACTCGTTTAATCCAGATGGTGGACTTAGATTCACAAATAGGGATAATCCTGATCTCAAATATGTATTATTAATTGACGGGATGGCTATCAAAAATAGGACGGGGAAGAACGAAGAAAGACGAAGTACTCCCTATAAAGCTATAGGATGGCTATATGGACATGAATGTATGAAGGATGAATATCTATCTAAATACAATAATAGAACATGGGTTGTACCTCAGAGCAAATTAAAACCTATGCCTAACCATATTAAACCAGTTGACTAGAATATATATAGTATAATATAGATATGAGCATACTCGACAATTTAGAAGCATATCTAGAATTAGAAGAATTAGATCCACTTGGTAAATCTTGGAAAGATGCACCAGATTGGTGTGACGATTGTGTAGCAAATCCTGGAGAGAAATGTCCAGATTGTGGCTATACACATAATTGCTGAAGCTCCACAAAATAGGACATATTAGCTCCTAGCTCCTATATCCCCCTCCTAATTATCTCCTCTCTATGAGCCTCCTAGAGGCTTTTAAAGTGGAGTAAAGTGGAGTATTGTGGAGAATATTACTATCAATTCATGTCTAATTACTATTATTATATATAGATAAAGATATATGAGTAATTGAACACCATCTCACAATATGGACGTAATCCCAATTTGAGCAATTTGCAGCATATTCTGCCATTTCTGTCAATAGTGGCATATTCAGGCAATTTTGTCAAGCCTTCGTAAAGGAAAAATTGTGCCCATTTCGCCAAAAATTTGATCCAAATTCTGACAGATATTATATCTATTTTATTATATTGTTATAACATTTTGTTATATTCTATATTCATTTTGTCTTATTCTGATCAAAATTTCAGGGACATTTTATAAGCTGTCGTAAACGAATTATTTGGCCCATAATTTTTTCATAGAAAAAGGACCTATACATCCAAAATGTACATCATGTACAAATCGGACATATAGGTCCAGTGGAAATATGTTTATTTAGTTTTATGGACCAACTGTTGCAACTGCCTGGAAATGAGCTGTTTCTCCATGGTAGTCTCCATGTAGCCATTTCTTATCAGATTCTTGATATAGGTTCTCAATTGATTTAGTTTTATGTTGTTTTACATTAGGGATTTTGATATTATTAAATTCCCGCTTTTCTTTAACTAAGTTAATTGCTTTATGTAGGTTATTGGCTAGGATTAAGCCTTCGCTTGTATTGCCTTCCGCCAACTCAACATCATATCGTTGCTTCATTGAGAATACGATATTTACAACGAGTTCCATTACCTTATCAACTGTATAAATTGGCTGATTAGATAAATGCCGTGCCACCGCTGCCGTGTTGAAGAAATGGTCTTCGACACATGAAGCAACTGTGTCTGCTAGTTTTGTTTCTCTTGGTTGCATTTGTTTCCGCCTTTTCTATAGAACCGTTGATTATATCAGAAAGGGCTGACTTGCGCCAGCCCTTCCCACATTATGAGATTACTTCTTTGAGCTTGGGGTTTCTGCTGTAAACTTGATACCCTGCTTCTCTGCCTCTGCAAGTACGTTCTTTGCAGCTGATGAGAAACGACCACGGCGGCCTACAGAGATTCCCTTTGATACTAGATATTCACGCTTTGTTGTCATTTGATTTGATCCTTTCATGATCGGTTGTTATATATATTATATAAGATATTCACGAATTTGTAAATACCCTCGTAACTATTTTTTTTATCCCTTATATGTTTATTTAGTTATATTAAATTAGTTATATTAATTAACTAATTCGTAGTCATATGGGTCAATAGAGTTATCTATCTCTAATTGGATCCATTCTGTTCTATCTGCAGCATCAGCCTTTTCATAGGCCTCCTGCAAGCTTTCCGCCTCCACCTCCAGATAATACTTGTCTACAAGGTCTCCGAATATTTTGAATTTAGTCATCCTCTTCCTCCTCATCTTCTTCAAACATTAAGTCTGTCATAATATCATTATCTGTCATCCAGTCACGTACATCTTCGTAGTGCTGTTCTGCCCCGTATTCTAGAGAGAACCCGTGTCCGTTTTTAACAGACTCACACAGCCTGTCCCATACCTCATCCTCTGACATCTCAAAGCGGTACTCCTCATCGGCCATAAAACCCTTGATTGTGCTCCAGGTCCATAGCCAAACCAGGGATAGCCCCAGGTCCGTTGTATCTAGGATATCGAGACATTGGTTTAGTTTATCTTTATCTTGTGGCTTCACGTTGCTTGGTCCTTTCATTAATTGAGAATGCTAATTGATAAGTTAATCCATATACAGCAGTCAAGGCGTCCATATAGCCTTCGTTGTACAGCCGCTCCACAGTGTCATCGTAGTCTTCATCTGAGCCCAATTCATTTGAGTTCTGTAGAAGAGGAACGAGGACCTGCTCGCATTCATACATCATGTTCTTCAATTCACCATGCAGAATGTCTGTCCCTGACTCACCAAGGTCGACGAGTTTCTGCAGGCGTGGTTCTAGTTCTGTAGTGTTCATTGGGCCATTATATCCTCTGCCACTGACAAAAAGTGGCGGGTAGCAATAATCTGTCCATTGATAGAGATATCCTCAATCTCTAAAGACTGATACTCATTTGATTCCATTTCTTCAAATAAATCCATTTCAGCCTGTAGAGCCTCAGAATCTTGCTCTAAACTAATTAGATGTAACTTCATATATTCGATTAATTGATTAGACATTTACTACCTCATATCTTTGAGTTAATCTATCATAATATCTAGCAGCCTGACATGTGCAACTAAATATACCTGGTACATCTGAACATTCCCATTTATGTTCATGCATGATCGAAATACCCTTCTGCCCATAGGCCTTGTAAGAAATCATGAGCCATAACTAAATAATTATGAATTGCAGGATTATCATCAGCATTGACCAATAGGTCAGCTTGATAAACACCATACGTCATATCTGCTAAATCTTTTTGTGTGTAGCCCAACATTATTTTACTTCCCAATACTCTAGTATTAGATTTAATGCAGAATGGATATTGCAATCACAATCCCCACCCATGTTATCCATAAATTCTAGATGACTATAATTGTCATCATAGATTTCATCTACTAATTGACCTACTGTCATTGCTCTTAGTTTGCTAATAGTTCTCATGCTTCCACCTTTTCTGTAGATTCCAATAATACACTATGGGTCTGACATTCTTTCATAGCCTCTTCATCCTGCCAAGAGCCTTGGTTGCATTCTGAGCAGAATTCACCACAGTCATCTTCACAATAATCTAATGTATTAAATGATTGGCAAGCATAGCAGCGATTCTCATATTCTAGAATCTCTTTTACTTCACCACGGACAATCTCATATTCCCCACCCCAACCTGTTTCTTCCTCATACTCCAATGTGAGCAGGCAGTTTGGAACAAGATTAGATAGTTTAGTTAGAATAGTTACAGCAGGTGACCATGCAGTCTCATATTTATAGACAACCCAGTTGTCATCACCATCTGACTTATATTCAATTATTTCTGTGTTTGGATACTTGTCATCATCAGATACAGCCACATCCCATTTGGTGCCCCAATTAGAATTATTCCATGAGTACCAATCCTTTTGAGTCTTAGCAAACTCAACAGATTTAGCAAACCAATTAGGGTCCTTCATATCTACACCATCACGTGCAGGCTGGCAGGCATACTCCTCATCAGTAATACCTTCATCTTTATATGAGTGGATATTAAAGAAAGCAAAGACAGGATTAGAATAAGTTACTTCTTTAAATTTGGTGGGGAAACCCATAGATGAAATATCACCCATACCATGTGTCTCAATAGCCAATGTAAAAGGCTTATTCAATCTATCTTTAATCATATCTACCTCAGACTTAGGTCCTTGGATAGTCAATGTGTTATATACCCAATTTGGCATTATCGGCACACTCGCTTTGTTACATATTTGTAATATGTATATGCTTTAGAAGATTTATCCTTAACTTGATATCTCTTATATGTACATACCTCAGCATTTGCTGGGGCGGAAACAATAGGAAGTAATCCTAGTATAATACCTGCGATAATAGTTTTACGCATTTTATATCCTTTCGTTGATATAAGAGAATTATACATTGGACCACCGACAAATGGAATAGATATGCTGTGTGAATTGGACCACATTGTTAGGTTTTGATCAAAGCTTGTTAGGTTTAATTAGATCTATTGTTAGATTTTATCAATCATTGTTAGGTTTGTGGTCAATATCACAGAATTTCAGGAGATTTTGACTTGACCTCGTAAAAGAAATAATGTACTCTCTTGTCTTTGTGGGCATAAAAAGATCCCCCGCCGATACCGCAGTATCAAGCGGGGGAATTATAGTAGGGCTGCCTGGCCAAACGAAAGGAATTAAGTAAATGCCTGCGTACTTAGCGACTTGGCGAATGCCTTAGTAGCCGCACCCCACATCCAAAGACAAACTAGTTGCCTAGGATTATTATATCATACTGGAAGAAGTTCGTCCGAATACTTTTCACAGAATGCGGACAGGTCCATGGTAAATAAAGCCTCATTCTTCATTCCACGTACCTTGTTTGACTGATTCCTAAAGTCATCTTGCTCATGAAGACTAAAGGTTTGGTCCTTCCAATTAATTACAGGAATCTTGTGCTCATTGTCTGATAGAGAGTTGACCTGTAGACCCCAGCCAGTCTCCATATTCCATTGGTCACCAATTAGACGTGATGTAGCAATGCGTGTTGCATATGAATCATCGTTCCAACGTGCTCGTGCATGGACTACAGCATCCGCTAAATTCTTTAGCATGTCATAGCCAGCCCAGTGTCCGTATAGTACAATTGTCTCTCCGCTATCCTGTACGAATACGAAGTTTGCTCTGTTACCCATTTTATTCCGCCGTTTCTAGTTGAGGTGTTTCTTCTGTCTTATTCAATTCTATAATTTCATATGACACCTTGTCAAGTGCCTCTTTATTTTTATTGTAGTGGTGCCCGCAGAAAGCTAGCTCGCCTTCTACTAATTTAATTAAATACATAGCTTGGGCGGACCCACATTGGTCGCAGCCAATCCATCTATTTAAATCGTCTGTGCTCATATATTATTCTCTTCGATCATATCAGCAAGACGGTCAAGCAACCAGGTATCGATATCGTTAATATCAATCTCTCGTAACTTTTCTATGATTTCTTCACGAGCAAATTTATACCCGTCATCAAATCCATCTTTATAATCTGACATATTATCTCCTAATAACCTGTTGTTTCATATTCGCTAAAATAAGTTTCAGTTAAGTTAAACTTATCTCTAATGCGACTTACTTTCTCAATACTACCAGTTCCAATGTTGAAAGTCAACGGTCCAATTAGTTGAGGGTCAAGTCCAGTTATCTCGGCATCCCAGAAGGCCCTTTGCAGGGCCAACTGAGATGGAGCGGTGAGTTCAAAATACATTAGTAAGCCTCACGAACATGGCAGACTTCTTGCTCATCAATAACGATGTTGCCATCCTGTGCATCGACATATAGCGCATCTGTAATTTCTGATTCAAGGTCATAATCTTCTAATAGATTTAGTGTAATTGTTCCGCTAACTTCAACAGTTGCGGTAAATTCCACATCCTTGGTTAATTCAATGCCAAGCGCTTCAGCAATTGACTGCAAAGTATCTTGGTCGTCTGAATCAGCATATGACTCAAGAATAATATCTTTAACTGTATTAATCTTAGACTGAAGCAGGCTAACAGTTTTCTGTGACTGTCGTCCATTGTGCAGGTCCCACTCAAGAGATGCAACCTTTGATGTTGTATATTCAGGGTCAGAATATCCGTGAATAACTTTATATGTAACTAGTAAATCAGGATTGTAAGCAACTGCAGGTGAATGAAATGCATCTGAGCCAATTGTTGTTGTTTCCATCGTTTCCTCTTTCGTTGTAGTTATAGGTGGTATTGTAGCATCTTCCACTGACAATAATGTGCAATTAGAGTTGCAACGACATGTGAGGTCCATCACACCCGCTGGCCATCCATATCCATCTTTAATTGTATATTCGATTAAAGCATCACAGTCTCCCGTGCATACCCAGGTGTATTTCTGATATGTTGTCATGGCGAGTATTGTACAGGACCCCACTGACATTTACAAGGATTTTCGGGAAAAAGCTTTGTGATACGTAACACATTTTTTTGGCCTTCAGATCTGGGGGCATCTCATTATCTGAGATTCAAATCTTGCGATCTGTATGGGACTTGAACCCACGACCTCTACCGTGACAGGGTAGCGCTCTAACCAACTGAGCTAACAGACCAAATGGTGAGCAGTTTTAAATCTTGCTCAGGATTTTATTATTTAGAAGGCTTTAACCAACTTCATAATTTTATTTTTTTCTGCAGTTAAGATTGGGTCAAAACCGCTTGCACCCGCCATTAGGGATTCAGAATTTCCACGTGATGTGCGGAAATAATCTAGACGTTCAGTTAGCGCATTGAATGCACCCCACTTTGTGCCCTTGATATTAGCGTTAGTTGGTGAGTTATGATACAAGTCATCAAGAAGAACAACTTTGTTTTCCCACTTTGTGAGAGCAATTTTAGATGCATCTTCTTTTGGCTTTGGATAAATTGTCTGAATCAACTTTGAAAATTCGGCGTTAGTAATCTCTTGCTTGAAGAGTTCCTGCGCTTCTTTTTCAAATTCATCAAAGTAACCAAGTGCAAGACCAAGAGTCTCACGAGCAACTTGAATGCGACCTTCTACAGATTGCGTGTGGCGAATCTTGAAAGATTGCTTTGCATTACGCATTGCAAGATTCAAAGTGTTTTGGCATACAACACGAACAGGGGTAATTGCTGCTTGAACAGCAACAGAACCGTCGTGTGATGTCCATACAATTAAATAAAGTTTAGTTGCATCGTTAGCGCCTTGTGGGTCAAGCACCATTGTGCGAGGAATATCCACAGTGCCGAAAACAACTTTGCCCTTTTTCAATGAGCCAGCAGATTCCCAACGGCAGTCAGCGTTGGCATCATGAATTGCATCAGCGAATGCAAACAATTCTTCATTCTGCACAGGCTTGTAGCGCTTTCCAACAGTTGCAAGAACATCAGTCCCGCCATTGAATGGATTAGTGCGAACAACTAAAGATGAATTTGAAACATCGTTCCAAGATTCGTCAATGTGATTTGTGATTGGAGATAAACGAACATCCCAATTTGCTAACTTTGCTTCTTCAAGCATTGTTGCAGTTGTAACTTCCTCATCTTGTGAGAAGATACGATTTGCAAGGTTGTGCCATGCAGGAGCGCCACGAAGAGCAAATGCAACTTCGCCGTTTTCGACTTCGAGATTGTGAGCCATATTTTTTCCTTTCGGTTGATTGATTTGGCAATTATAGCAGGGGGGTCTGACATTGTAAAGGATTAAAGATAAGATGTCCGAATTGTCTAACGTGATCAATCTCACAAAATTTTGGGAGTTTTCCACAGCTCGTCGTAAGCCTGTGGATAACCCCTCAGTTGTTGCGGGCACAATTTGAGGGGCGGGAAAAAGATCCCGCCCCAAGCTTTAAACTAGTCCCAACTCTTCAGAAGTTAGTTTATATTTATTGTGTTTGTTTACTGTTTCCATTGGTAGAAAGATTGCTAGCGTCTTCTGCTTCTTCTTATTATCATAAACATAAGCACGAACAGTGCCAGCAAATCTACGTAGGTTTGAGAATACCATTTCAGATAGATATTCTCTATTTACTCCCTCATCAGAATAAATAGTTAAATCATTTGCTTTGTTATCATCATAGATTTCAACTCTAAAACGATTTTTCATTTGATTACTTTCTGTTAGTAGTTATTTTGGTTGAGCAGTTTAGCACTTGACTTACTCAGGTCAGGGTTCTTTTGCTTTAGAGTATTCTAACATAGGGGGCTAGTTTTGTCTAGCCCCCATTTTATTAGAGATACTTAGCAATTTGCTTCATAGTAGAAGCATTTACTGTTTCCTCATCTGTCATCTTGAGAATTGTTAGGGCATTTGTGATGTCCTCTACAATTTCATTGTATGTGTGTTGGTGCATGATTGTGAAATCACGCTCAGGCTCTTTAGGGAAATCGCTTTCCTTTACAATTAAATCAAAATCAACATTGAGAGAGTTGTTCCAAGAGCGATAGTTTGTGCGGAAGTTTTCAGCCTTCTTGATGTTTGCAATAGCAAAATCCTGAACTTCCTTACGCCACTTTTCTCTTGACTTCTCATACTTCGCTTCGTTTGCACCCTGCTCAGCATAGTCTTTCTTGATTGTTGCCAACTTTGTTTCCAAAGCCTTGATTACCTTTGGTGTTGCCACCTTTACTGTGATTGCTCTTGACATAGTTTTTCCTTTTCTATTTGGTTGAGGTTTTAGTATAACATAGGGGTCTGACAAACCCCGTAGGGTGAGAGTTCTTACTTACGACATTGGGCGAGAACACTCTCTAAACTGCCCCTGTTTCGATTTACTTACTCAGCGTATGCAGAAGTCCAACGCTCTGTGCCATTTACATCTAGCAAGATACGATTAACTCCGCTTGGGTGATTATCAACCGCTTTGATAATACCTGTGATACCGCTTGCTGTTGTTGTGTATGTCTGACCGATTTCCATTTGTTTCTCCTTTGTTTGTTTGTTGGTAGTATTATAGCCTATGCCACTGACATTTTTAGTCTTCTTCGGTGTAATCTTCCTCACACCAGGCGCTTAGGTGGTGCTGTTCAATAATTGCCCAGGCAGGCGCTGTATCCATGCCTCGATAAGATACTCCTTCAGGCATTGAGATTTCACGATTTAGATCGTCTTCCCAGTATGCATCTATAGCATCTATGCAAGGTTGCACCATTGATAGCGGGACGGGTGGATAGTGATTACCCTGTAAGTGATAACCAATTGAAGCTTCTAGGCTTAAGCCCAATTCATCTGTTGCTAATTCATAAGCAAGATTACTTCCCATTTATAACCTCGTTTCCAATAGTTTCCATTTCGTCAATAGACTCCATAAGTTCTTTTACTTGACTTTCGGTAAGTAGAATTTTAGTTGCCTTATCTACTGCAAGGCTAGCGATAGCGCATGAGTAAAGATAAATTCCTTTAGCAAATTCTTCATTACTCATTTCGTTATGATTATGTGTTAGGTATCCAGCAAGCCCCATAACTTCTTCGTCCATTATAGAGTCGCTAGTTGCTTCGATTAGAGCATAAGCGGTTGATAGCATTTTTTCCCTTTCGTTTGTTTTATGGAATTATAGCAGGTGGGTCTGACAAGCAGACCCACCCTATCAATTATGCTAGGGCTATGTAAGCCTGAGAGTAGCCTTCATTTACACGGTCAAGTTCATCCTGAATTTCAGACTTAGACATTAGAGAAACTTTGCCGATTAACTCACGAATAGCGCCTTCGTTCATCTGATTAAAGATAGCGGTTGGCATTTTGCTTACTTGCTGATACATTGAACCTTCGATATCCAGTTTAGATACGAATTCTACGCCATCAACTGTGAATGGAAATAATGCCCATCTAGTCATATCTTTCATTGTTTTACCTTTCGTTTGTGTTATGCGAGTATTATAGCGGAATGCTCTGACAAATCATAATCCATTTACGGCGTGTCGCAGCTTTTGTGATAAACCTCACAAATTTTCAGGGTTTTCCACAGGTACCCGTAAATTGTGGATAACCCCCACGCCTTTGCGGGCATTTAGTTGAAATTTCAACTAATTAAAAAATGGAGCTACAAGATCACAATAAGTTTTTAAATATTTTTCTTTTTTGTGTTTTGTTTTGCGTGTGTATTTTTTCTTTGAGGGGATCGGAGTCGCCGCATTACTGCGGCGCAACTCCTGAACCTTCTTTACTTTTTCTGTTGCCATTTTATCCTCTCGAATTAAAACTAGGAACTTGATAACCACTCGCCTCATGAAATTTTGTTACGTTAAAATTTGGATTTTCTTTTGCACACAATTCTGAAAAATCTAAAACCATTTTAGAAAAAACAGCGGGATGAGTTTTGTTAGAATTATACTTAAGAATTTCAGCGATAGCCTCGAAGTGCTTGCGTGTCATTGTCATACTGTTACAACCTTTCGTCCTTCACGATAGAAAATTTTTGTGTAGCATTTTGCAGATGGTGTAAAGATATTTACAGTTGAGTATTCGTTAGCGAAACCCCAATCTGTGAAAGCAAAAAAATCTTTCCATGCTGCCATTTCATCATCATATTCATGAGACCAATGCGGAGCATTTGAATCATAAGCCAAAGTAATTTTATACATTAGATATTCCAATCGTCTAGAGCACACTCACACGCTTCTACATCATAATTATTTTCATCTCCCCAAAATAGGAAACCTGCACCACCGCACTCATCACAAGCAACGGCAATAATTTCTTTTAAGTCTGACATTAGTTTTCCTTTCGTTCTGTTGTTGAAATTGTAGCAGATAGCACCGACAAGGCTTCGGATTTGCTTGCTTGGCGTGTCGCTAGGATATGAGCCTTAAATTCTTCTAGGTTCATTAGAGAGCACCTTCCTGAAATAACTCGATTTCGATATCTAACTTTTTTTCATCTGATAATTCATCGAACGAAACCCAGCCTGCGCCTTCTTCGTCCATTTTAAAAAATTCAATGTATCCCATTATTATTCACCTACCTTTACTGCAACTGTTCGGAAAGTTGTGCGGAAAGAGTTTTTAGGTTGAACCTCGACAAGATAAGAATCGCAACCTTCATACCAAACCGCTTTAGGGTGAGGTTCTGCGTTAATGATAATTCCCTCAAGAGTCTTTGAGAAATATTGCTTACCTACTAAGAGGTTCTGGACTGAATATACATTTGCTGACATGGTGTCCGCCTTTCGTTTGTTTCTATATCTGGAATTATACACGAACGGACTGACATTTTCCAATTTGGCAAGGGTTTGTCTCAATATGTGGAGCGTGGGCTATGTGATAAGCATCACACGCCTAATGTGATAACCATCACACCAAAATGTCCGTTTTGTCTGTCAAATCGACACGCCGTAGAATTTGGGGCTTTTGATAACGATTACGTAACGACACGCCCGACGCCGCAGTATTTGCGGGCCAGCTTGATTTTGTCAAGTCGACACGCCGTTAGTTAGCGAAAATCTTTTATGACTTCCCTCACATCTTGTTTTAATTCGTGCCACATCATGCGCCCCATATATAGGGCGGGGATCGCAAGGGCTAATTGTACTAGTGTGGTTAGTAGTCTATTCATTACTTATCTCCAAACATATCGAAAACTTCATCTAGTTGTTCATCTGTTAAGTGGTCAATACTAATAGCCTTAGTAAATCCGAACACATCTTCTTCTTCTGCCATTAGATTTTCATACATTTCTTCTTCTGCTAGGTGTGCGTACTGGTCGCTTACATCTGCTTGAATAGTATCCCATTTAGTCATCATTACTTATTTACCTCTACTTCTCTAACGATAAAGGAAAACCCTTTACCTAATTTGTTTAGTTCTTCAATTACGGCTAAGATTTCTTCGGGCTTATTAGCCTTGTTATTAACGCTTAGTAGTTGAGAGCCTTGCCATAGTGAGTAAGTGATAGTCATTCGTTTTCTTCTTTCGTTAGTTTGTTTAATAAGATTAAGGTACTACATAGGGCTGACATTTGCAACCCTAAAGGGGGTGTGTTGCGTGTGAGTTACCTCACAGGCAGTTTATACACTCACAACCCTTAGAGCGGATAAGGTAGGCTAACACCTCTTTACGGGTATAAGCGTCTAGACCATAGGAGGACTTAACGCCTCCATTGTGGTATTCATGCACGATAGTGCTAAATAGTGTTTCTGTTAGTTGAGTCATTTGTGACTCCTTTCGTTTATTTATTAGGATAATCTTTTCATACTTATTTAATTTTTTCAAGTCTATTTGGTGTGGTGTCTATCACACTAGGCTAGGGGACTTATCGTAGGTGTAGCCTACGCCTGTCTCATAGTATGCGAACATCTGTTCGGTTTTATGAGTTCTATCTACTGTGCAGAACATGTCCTGCGGTTCGCCTGTCCAATTACAGGAGAGGCACTTACTTACTAGGTGTGATAATACTTTTGTCATTTTCTGACCTTTCTAGTTAATCACCTTGATTAACTTTCTTTATACTATAATCATATAACGGGGGTCTGACAAAAATCAAGTCGCAACACGGATAAATCGGACATTTTGAAAACTAATTTCAAAAAACCCTGTGATATGCCTCACAAACATGGGCGCACTATCCGAAATGTCCGAATTTCTACAGGTGTGTATCATACAAATAAAAAATTTATTAACATTTTTAGAAATCTGATTTTGCAGCTGATCGCAAAAACGCAAAATTCAAAAAAATATTTTTATTAACATTTCATAAACTTGAAATATCAGTTGACTAGAATTTAATTGATATATAATAGATACATGTCACTTACAGAAACAATATACACAAGAATCGACGGGTTCATAAACGATCTGCCAATCTACTTTTTAAATCACGGTTACTCTCCAGCATACTCAGAGTTTGAAGGTGTGCAATTTAAGCATCAGCTCAGCCTATACAAGAAGACTATCGATGGACTATCTCTGGACAATAAGTCTATTTTAGAAGTTGGCTGTGGAAGAGGCGGTGGATCAAAATGGATCTCAGATACATATAATGTAAACATGTATGGATGTGATATAACTCCAGTACATATAGCTGTGTGTAAGAAAAATGAAAAGGAAAACTTACAATACACTGTTGCAAATGCAGATGAATTGCCATACAAGGCAGAATCTATGGATGTCATATTTTCAATAGAAGCATCTCAAGCATTTCAAGATCTAAAAGCATTTTTTGAAAAAGCATTTAACATACTAAAGAGTGATGGAAAAATAATAATTGTCGACATGTACCCTATTAGCAATGTTGATCGAAATAAGATGATGCGGGATTTAGATACTTATAAAGACATAGCTTCACTTTGGTTTAAAGATGTCGAAATTGAAATTATTACAGATAATGTTAAGCAAGCTTTGCTAGAAGATACACAGTTAATGAAAAACTATATTAAAGACGATAAGGTTTCATTCTTTGCTGTAGAAAATGCTAAAGACTCATATAGCAGATATGCTAATTCAGATATCGGATATTTTAAGTTAACTGGAAATAAAATTTAATTACCTATTGACTACTGAATTTTTTTAGTGTTATACTTCATACTGGTTTGTGGGGGCTTACACTGGGAACTCAGTTATACTAAGTGTCGCTTCTCTCTATTCTCAACATTGTAGCAATTTTTTCAATGGGGGGAAAGGGGGGCTTTCCTAAAAATCATAGTTGCCTAAGTATCTATATAATACATATAAGATATATCTATAATTATAGTCAACTGAAATATTAAATGATATACTAATAACATGAAACTCATACTGACAATAGGAATCGTAGCTATCATTGTCCATATATGCGGATTACTAATCCAACTATATGGACCACTAGCTTAATCAGGTTAAAGCAATTGTCTTATATACAATCGAGTTTCGGTTCAAATCCGAAGTGGTCTACAAATAAAACGGGGGGATTCAGAGATATCATCTCTGGTCTAAATAACCCATGCTAGAGAAAAGGCTTCTAATGGGGTTTATAGACCTTAGTACCAATAAGTCCACATATGGACTACCAAATGAGATCCTTCTAGTCCAAGAGGCTTTGAAAGCCTTTACTGACTATATCGAATCTAAATTGTCAGAATGTGACCAAGTAGAGTATAATGAGGATAGAATATGCGACCTAACTTGGAAGCATGATGATTGTAGAGTATTAATGGATATTCTATTTGATCTCACATTAGAGGAAAAGTATAGGAGTAAATGGTAAATGGTCTCTTCTACTTCCGCCGCACTTTTTTCGCACTTCAATGAGGATATATATGCCTATTGAGAGTTTAACTAATACAATTAAGATATATAAGAAGTATTTCACCGAATATGACTGCAAACACATAATGGATACTTTTGGAGACTCAGGGGAAGAAACCGTACCATTCCTAGAGTTTCACTGGGGAGAGCAGTCAGTAGAAGGATTGAATCAGGAAAAAAACAATATTATCTATGAGTTCTATAAATTCTTTAAAGATGAGATAGAAAAAGAATTTGTCATTGACAATATAGAGTTAGAAAGAGTATTCTTGCAGACCATGAAGCCTGGTGGTCAACTATCAGAGCATTTAGATGGTGAGCATAGATTTGCTGTTCTTGGATATATCAACTCAGACTATGTTGGAGGAGAGCTCTACTTCTCAAGAGATAATCTTTCCATAACCCCAGATACTGGGGATGTTTTGTTCTTTCATGGAGGATCAAAGAATCCTCATGCGGTAAAACCTCTACTATCTGGCAATCGTACAAGTTTAATAATGTTTTTTACAAATAAAGGTGAAAAAGAAAAATATTCAATATTGGGAAATAAGCTGTAGGCAAGGGAGCTAAATATGTTTTATAATGATGAGAATGTTGTAAAGATTAAAGAAGAAGGCGTCTGGCTATATAGAAATTTTATTAGTCCAGAAGAATGCGCTGCCATAGTTAATAAAGCTTCAGAACTCAGCGATTTAGACTGGCAAGACGGATGGGCAAGACATCAAGGAACACTATTCTATACAAATAATCCAGAATCTGAGAAGGCAATAGCTGAGTGGTGGAATGATAAAGTCAGTCCTCCAGTATTAATCCCAGAGGTTACAAAGGTTAACCAAAAGCTAAAGTCACTATTTACACCTGAGCTATTTTTCCTACCAGAGTACAAGGTTGTAAGACTTAAGCCTGGACAGAATATGAAGGCGCACAGAGACAATAGATCTGCTAATTTAAAAGCAGATGTAAAACAAGAATTTACTATTAACTGTGCATATACACTATACCTAAATGAATTAAGTGGCGGAGAAATTAACTATCCAGAATTAGGATATACTCATACACCACAACCAGGTGATTTGATCATACACTCAGGTCTAGTCTTGCATGAAGTTTTTGATGTGATAGATGGATTTAGATATACGATAACAGGTTGGTTATTAAATAAATAAGCCATACATAAGGCGGATTATGTATGGCTTATTTGCACATATAGTGCAACAGGGAGTAAAAACTCAAACCTGCTGATTAATTATAGGTTATCTTTTAAATAAAGTCAATATCTTTTTTTTGATTTTAAGGAGCCTTGCTTCTACACTTTGTTCCATTTGACCACCTGGAGTTTCCTCCCTGTAATGTTCAGTTTGGAAATATGGGCTATGCATATGTTGCGAGAAGTGATTCCTTGGACTCATATAATATATTATACATCATTTTCAGACCTTAAGGATGGACTTGGGCCAAGAAGGTATCCATCTTCATGATACTTAACCATTTTTTCGGTATCTTCTTCTCCAACTATTTTAGTTGAAAGTAAAACAAGTATATCGTATATACGGTGAAGCATTATATAATTCACCATTGAAAGATTTTCCTCTATAGGCCTAGAGTTTTCATCTTCCGTCATCTTGTAGGTACCCATCTAAATCGTTAATTATTTCATCAAGGGTCATTCCGTTTTCCTTTGATGTTTCTATATACTTCTTAAATTCTTTGATTGCTTTTTTAGCCATAGGCATTACTGGCATATGCATACATGGGATTCCCATACCTATAGAACGTGCCAAGTCTTTATCGTAATTCATTTTCTACCAACTTTTTTATTTTGCTATAAAATAATAACCCAATATTATTTTTGTAATTACATGAAAGGCAATATAAATATATAACATCGTCAATACTCTGGTTAACAGAAAGAGGGCCTTGATCTAAAGGACATTCTATCCTAGGAACAAGACCCTCTTCAGCTAAAGCTAAGTATTTTGATACGTATTGTATCTTCAATTACTTCCTCTTATTCTAATTTGGAAATTTTGACAGCCACTCAGCTGCTTTAGGTGTTAACCCTTTCCAAGCTGACCAATCAGTACCGCCATCGGTCATGTAGTACGTTATCTCTGCGTTTATTACTGGATCAAATAAGAGTACATTTGATGCCAGGTTAAATTTTTCTTTACGATCAATGCCGAGTTTTCCCAACATATTAATCTGAAAAATTCCATAGGAACTGTCTCCAGTATTCCTGTTACCATTGTAAGCCATTGGTCTTCCATTGGATTCCCGCTTAGCAATAGCCCAAGCCGTTTTAAGGGCTTTTCCTTCAAAACCTACAGACCATAACAACTTTTTAAGTTCTTCATCTGTAAGCATCTCAGAAGGCTTGTATACAGTATTGCTGTATTTCTCTAAGGTTTCTTTCTTTAATTGTGTTTCATCTAAAGCAGTAAGTGATTTGTTTTCACTTGATGCTTCCAAAGCTAGAGACTCTGTTGGTCCAGGTTGAACACCAAATAAAAATAGTAATAATACTATTATTGATGTCCAACTATGAGCAACATCGCTCAGTCTTTGCTTTATTTTCTCCATAGGCATTTCCTCCTCTAGAGATAACGTTATACAATAATAACATTAGGATCATAAATATGTCAAGCCAGTCAACTAAAAAAAGTTTTTAAAAGGTCTTTTTTTAATAAAAATCTTTTGGTAGAATTGTCTTTCTATAAATAATTAGAAGGAGAGGCGGACATAATGTCTTATACAATTAAAAACCCGTATGAAAATTTTATTGCGTTGTCAAGATACGCAAGATGGATTCCAGAAGAAAATAGAAGAGAAAAATGGTCTGAGACCGTAGATAGATATTTTAACTTTATGTTAAATCATTTATCAGAAAACCATAACTATGCACCAGATAGCAAGCTGGTAGAAGAATTAAAAGAAGCAGTCTACTCTAGAAATGTTATGCCATCAATGCGATCAGTAATGACAGCAGGTGCTGCATTAGATAGAGATCATGTGGCAGGATATAACTGTTCATTTGTTCCAGTAGACTCACCAAGATCATTTGATGAAACTATGTACATTCTTATGTGTGGAACTGGAGTAGGATTTTCTGTTGAGTATAAGTATGTCAATAAGCTTCCTGCCGTTCCAGAGACATTTGAGAAGTCAACAACAGTTATTACTGTTGAAGACTCTAAGCAGGGATGGGCAAAGGCGTACCGTGAGCTCCTAGCTCTACTTTGGTCTGGGCAAATTCCAGCAGTTGATGTGAGCAAGCTTCGTCCAGCTGGAGCACGTTTAAAGACTATGGGTGGAAGATCATCTGGGCCACAGCCACTGATTAATCTTTTTGATTTTACTATTGCTAAGTTTAAGTCAGCATCAGGTCGTCAGCTTAAGCCAATTGAAGCACATGACATTATGTGCAAGATTGGTGAAATCGTTGTAGTTGGCGGAGTTCGTCGTTCTGCTATGATTTCTCTTTCTAATATTAATGATATTGAAATGGCACAGGCTAAGTCTGGAAATTGGTGGGAAAATAATTCACAACGTGCACTTTCAAATAATTCTGTTGCTTATTCTCGTAAGCCAGATATGGAGCAGTTTATTGCAGAATGGAAGTCTTTGTATGACTCGAAATCTGGGGAGCGTGGCATTTATAACGTCGCAGCAGCGCAGGCGCAGGCAGCTAAATATGGTCGCAGAGACCCTGAAGTCCATTATGGAACGAACCCATGTTCAGAAATTATTTTACGTCCTTATCAGTTTTGTAACCTTTCAGAAGTCGTATTACGTGAAAAGGACACAGTTGAAGATGTTGCAAATAAAGTTAAGCTTGCAACAATTCTTGGGACATGGCAATCAACACTAACAGATTTTAAGTATCTTCGTAAAATTTGGAAAGACAATACAGAAGAAGAGAGACTCCTTGGCGTTTCTTTGACAGGACAGTTTGGCCACAAGTTTTTCTCTGGTAAAGAAAATCTTGCAAAGCTAGAAGAAACTCTTAACGGTCTTCGTGAGTACGCAAGAACAATGAACTCTGAAGAGGCGGGGAAAATTGGGATTCCTGAGTCTGCAGCTATTACATGCGTAAAGCCTTCTGGAACAGTGTCTCAATTGGTCGGGGTGTCTTCAGGAATGCATGCTTGGCATTCTGATTATTATATTAGAACAGTACGTGGTGATAAAAAAGATCCTCTTTCGACTTTCCTAAAAGAAGTTGGGATTCCAGTAGAGGATGATTTCATGAAGCCAAACGATACTTATGTATTTTCTTTTCCAGTAAAGGCACCAGAAGGAGCAATTACTAGAAATCATTTAACAGCAATTGAGCATTTAAACACTTGGCTAGTTTATCAACGTGCTTGGTGTGAACACAAACCATCAATTACAGTTTCTGTAAAAGAAGATGAATGGATGGAGGTAGGTGCTTGGGTATATAAGCACTTCGACGAGGTATCTGGAATATCATTCTTGCCTCATTCTGATCACTCGTATAAGCAGGCTCCGTATCAAGAAGTATCAAGAGAAGAGTATGAGGATTTACTGAGCAGAATGCCATCGGAAATTAGATGGGAAGATTTATCTTTCTACGAAACAGAAGATGGAACAAGCGGAACACAAACATTAGCATGCACCTCTGACGGTAATTGCGAGATTGTGGATATATCAGCTTAGTAGTATAATATATTTGGGGTAAAACCCAAATTCCTGGGCAGAGTGCCCAGAAATAGGAGGTCTTATGAAACAAGATCTAAATAATGATGGAAAGGTAACAATGCAAGAAAAAATTCTAGCAGCGTTAGCAAGCTACGGACGCCATTTCTTAGGTGCCGCAATTGCTCTCTATATGACTGGTAATACAGACCCAGGAGATTTGATTAAGGGAGGAATTGCAGCAGTACTGCCAGTAATTCTTAAGGCCCTTAATACAAATGAGCCAGCTTTTGGATTTACCAAGAAACCGTAAGTATTAGTTGATTAGGATAGCTCCTATGCTAAAATAAGCATAGGAGTTTTCCTTTTAGGAGATTTTTGCAAATGGCAGTACAAAAGAATTTCGAAGTAGATCAAAATGCTACTTTCACCTTTGAGGTTCAATATACCGAAGAGGATGAAGTAACGCCTATTGATCTCACTGGCGCAACCGCTAAAATGCAGGTGCGTGACACAAAGGGCGGAACAAAGTTAGCATTTACGCTAACTTCTCCATCTGGTGGAATTACAATTGACGAGCCAAATGGAAAGTTGACTATAAAGATCACTCCTACTCAAACCAATAAAATGTTTTATCCAAAATCTGCATATGACATAATGGTAGTTGATTCAAATGGTAACAAAACAAAGTTGCTAGAAGGATTTATGACACTGAGTAGGAGTGTGACTATTTAATGGCCGATGTAATTAAGGTTGTAGAGCAAAAAAATAAAGTAATCATTTCATCTCCAGGATCTCAAGGTCCAAGAGGTAAAACAATACTTAATGGATCTGGTGCACCTGCAAATAATTTAGGACTAGAGGGCGATTTTTATTATGATAAAGATTCTGCTGCATTTTATGGTCCAAAGTTATCAGACCTAACATGGGTTGGTGCAACAGTTATAGAGTTTGCAACAACAGAGAATGTCTCTTATACAACATCTTGGGAGCTATCTCAATTAGTTGGTCCAGTAAATGGGGAATACTCCATACAAATAACACATAACTTAGGATACAGTCCAAGTGTAACAATTAAGTCAAGTTCTGGTGACGTAGTAGAAACTGGAATAAATTATGATTCGCTTAATCAGTTAACTCTTGTAATGGCACAGCCGTTTTCTGGAACAGTATACCTATCATAAGGAGATAAAAAAATGGCAAGAAAATTTTTGGTAAGCGTCGACCTAAATAAAAATGAACTTCTAAATGCCAGAATTCAGAATTTAGGTAGTGCCCCATCAAGTCCAGTATCAGGACAAATTTATTTTGATACAAACGATAATGTTTTATATTTTTATAACGGAACTTCTTGGGTCCCAGCATCTGGAGCAACAGATGTAATTCAAGAGGTTATAGGTTCTTCTGTTATAGGAGGAACAGGATTAACAGCCACATATGACAACGTATCTGGCGAAACAACTATTTCTTTAGATGACACAGCTGTAACAACTGGAAGCTATGGTTCAAGCACAGAGATTCCAACATTTACCGTAGACGCACAAGGTAGACTTACTGCAGCTGGAAGCACAACAATCTCTACAGATTTAGCAGTTTCCGCAGATTCTGGATCAGATACTATATCTCTTCTTTCAGAAACCCTAACTATTTCTGGCGGAGAAGGAATTGATACATCTGTTGAGTCTGGAACAATTACAATTTCTGGAGAAGATGCTTCAGGAACTAATAAGGGTATTGCTAGCTTCAACACAACAGATTTTTCTGTATCTAATGGCCATGTAAGTTTAGCAAAAGACCCAGTAATTACACTTTCTGGAGATGTTGCTGGTTCTGCAACAATGACAAACCTTGGCGATGTCACAATAACAACAACTGTACAGCCAAACTCAGTAGCACTTGGCACAGATACAACTGGTAACTATATTGCAACAATTTCAGGAACAGCTAATGAAATTACAGTAACAGGATCAGGATCAGAGTCAGCAGCGGTAACAATTGGATTGCCAGACGACGTAACAGTTTCTGGAAACTTAACAGTTAATGGTAACCTTGATGTTGCAGGATCAATTAATTCTGTAAATACAACAGAAGTAAATATAGTTGACAATAAGGTTGTATTAAATTCAAATGTTACAGGTTCTCCTACAGCAAATGCTGGAGTTAGAGTTGAGCGTGGAACATCAACAGATGTTGAACTTCTTTGGAATGAGACATCAGATCAGTGGACATTGACAAATGATGGAACTAACTATCATGAAATAACAAGAAAGTACAAGCAAACACTTTCTACATCTGCAACATCATATACTGTTACACACAATCTAGGAACTCAAGATGTTATTGTACAAATTTATGAAGTTGCATCACCATACCAGCAAATTTTTGCTGATGTAGAGCATACAAGCTCAAGCACAGTAACAGTAAAATTTGCATCTGCTCCAACAGCTGGAGAATATAGAGTAGTTATCATAGGATAAGGTAGTAATAATGGCCAAATTTAAATCATTATTAAACTTAGTAACACTTTCAGTAGACCCATCATCTGGGTCTGCTGGAGATGTTTACTTTAATGTAGTTTCAAAAAATTTGAAGATACATAATGGTTTAGTTTGGGTTGACTTAACACCTAGTTCAAAAGATCCTGCTCCATTCTATATGCACACTCATACTTATGATGGAGATGTTCATACAATTACAATTGATGACATGATTACGTTTGACAATGATTTAAATAATGAAGCATCAGTTGTGGAACAAATCCCTGCTATAATTGGATTTGACGGCGGTAGTCCAAATTCAATATACGACGATGTTTCTTATAAAGAGTTAACATTGTTAGACGGAGGCGAAATTGGCAACTAATTTCCCAACAAGTTTAGACAACTTATCAAATCCAGATGGAACAGACAGCCTACAAGGACACGCACAGCTTCATGCTAATGTAAATGATGCAATTGAAGCTATTCAGTCTAAAATCGGAGTAGATGGTTCAGAAGATACAACGTCTTTAGATTACAGAGTATCTCAGTTAGAAATATCTCCAGTAGATATTGAGCAAGTACAGGATGCAATTGCAGCAGCATTTGCTGCTGGAGATCAATCACAGGTTACAGTATCTTATAATGATGCTTTAAACTCATTAACGCTTTTAGTAAATGCTGCAGAAACAGCAGGATATACAAGCACAGTTAAACACTATGTAAAAAATTCTTCAGGGTCAACAATAACTGCTGGCACTCCAGTGTATACATCTGGAGCAAATGGTGCAAATATTCTTGTTTCAAAAGCATCTAATGTTGGAGAGTCAACTTCAAGCAAAACGTTTGGCTTGCTTGCACAAAATTTAGCTCAAAATGGTATTGGATTTGTAGTTACTGAGGGATTACTTTCAGGTCTAAATACTAGCTCAGCCAATGCTGGTGATCCAGTATGGCTTGGAGTAAATGGATCTGTTATATACGGGTTATCTAATAAGCCAATAGCTCCAGCACACCTAGTATTTTTAGGTATTGTAACTAGAGCACACGCACAAAATGGTCAGATTTTTGTTAAGGTTCAAAATGGATTTGAACTTAACGAATTACACGATGTAGATTTAGATTACTCTAATCCTCCATCCGACGGAGATGTGCTTGCTTATAATGCAACTACAGGAATGTGGACAAATTCATCTGAATTTGTAACACAAAGTTATGTAGACGATGCTATTTCTACAGTAGGAGACTCAGTAGATTCTGTAACAACCTTACTAGGGCTAGAGGGTAACAATGATACTGTTATTACTGGGATAGAAAATGAGACTGAGGTAGATACTTTTGCAGTTTCAGATTTTAGAACAGTTAAGTATCATTTGCAAATATCAAGAAATTCAGAGTTTTATGTTTCTGATTTCTTGTTGTTAGCAGATGGAACAAATGTAAATGTAGTTGAGTCAAACGTAATATCAAACACATCTTCAGATCTTGCAAATGTAAATTTTGAAGAAAATTCAGGTATAATTAGTCTATATGTGACACCTGTTGGATCTGCTGTAACAGCAAGATTTATCAGAATGTCATTAAAGGCTTAATAAGGGGGTTGCACAGTGGCAACATTAAATAAAAACTTTAGAATTAAAAATGGCTTGGTAGTTGAAGGATCAACGGCTACCGTAAATGGTCAAAATATATTAACAGAGACAGGTTCTGATCAATATATTATCAATCTCATTGGTGGCACAGCAACAGATGCAAATACTCCTAGTGCAGTTGTAAAGCGTGATGCAAATGGTGATTTTGCTGCAGGCACAATTACAGCAGATCTCGCTGGTAATGCAGACACAGCAACAACACTTGAGACTTCACGTACAATTGAATTAACTGGAGATGTAACAGGCTCTGTTTCATTTGATGGTTCACAAAATGTTCAAATTCAAGCAGTCATAGACGGGTCGTTTGCTACAAATTCAGAAGTAACATCAGCAATTGAAAATGCAGCAGGCTCATACCTTGATTGGGATGGACAATCTCAGCTTAATGTTAATACACAAGAAATTGCTCAGGCATTTGGTCAGACATTTGATTCTTATGGGTCAGCAGATGATGCAGAAACAGCAGCAAACTTATATACAGATGGCCGTGAAACTGCCATCACGACTGCTTATCAGGACTACGCTGATCAGGCAGAGGTTGATGCTAAGGCATACACAGATGCTCGTGAAACAGCAATTACATCTGCATACCAGTCATACGCTGATACAGCAGAACAAGATGCTAAGGACTATGCAGATGATTTAATTAATGATGCATCAAACCTTTCAACAGAAGTTTGGTCAGCATACAAGACAAATACAGAAATTGGTCTTGCAGAACAAAGAGCAAAGGATCACGCAGATGATGCTGTAGCAGGACTTGTTGGTTCAGCTCCAGAGGTTTTGGATACAATTCAAGAATTGGCAACAGCACTTGAAAATAATCCAGACATTATTGCTGATCTTGAAAATGTTGCAGCAGGTAAGCAAAATACACTAACTCCAGGCGCAAATATTGATATCTCAAACGATACAATTTCTGTAACTGGACTTGATGCAGCAGACATTTCAGACTTTAACCAAGCAGCACTTTCTGCAACATCAGCAGCATACGATCCATCTGGTGCAGCAGCAGATGCTCAGACAAACGCTGAGGCAACTGCACAGGCAGCACTTGATGATGTATTAGATGCTACAACAGCATTTACTGCACTTAATGTAAACGATGAGGCTAAGCAATTTGCTGCAAGCTCAACATCATTAGGGTCAGTAGTTGTAACAGCTTATGAGTGGGCAAAAGCTGATTATCGTTCAGCAAAGGCACTTGTAAAGATTGACAACGGAACACATAATGAAATATCAGAAATTCTACTCACACTAGATTCATCAGATAACGTATCAATTACAGAATATGCAATTGTAGGTACTAACGGATCTAGAGGAACAATCACAGCAGATGTTTCAGGTTCAAATGTTAGAATTCGTGTAAATCCAGTAAACGATTCAACAATTAAAATTACTGGAACACTGCTTAAATAATTAAATAAAAGGCTTGGGGGAGAGCCTAAATCTCCCCCACAAATAAAAATTCGGGGGATAGGGAACTCGTGACAACAAACAATAAAGATTTTAAAGTTAAGAATGGCCTTGTAGTTGAGGGTAATCAAATAACGCTTGGAGATACTCCAGTAGCCTTCAATACCTCCACAAGCAAATTAGAAATTTATATTAACGGTTCTTGGCAGCCAATAGCTTTTACATCAGAAATTCCAGATGTTCCAGAAATTACATTTATGGATATCGGATTGGCCATTGACTACGATGGAGAACCAGTATATACAGTTCAGGCAAATGGTGTAGTTACCACAGCCACAAAATTCGCAGATGGGGGAACTCCATCAACATCTTCTTTCGGTATTACCTTTGATTCAGGTACTATCGGTTAAGAAGATAAAATGATATAATAAGGAGTAATTATGGCAACAGTAAGAATTCAATTAAGAAGAGGCACAGCAGCAGAATGGACAGCTGCAAATCCTGTATTGGCCGCAGGCGAAATGGGTCTGGAGACAGACACAGGCGATTTTAAATTTGGTGATGGCTCATCAGCCTGGGGTGCTTTAAGCTATTCTCTAGGCAATGCAATTGATGACTATATCCCGCTTTCAGAAAAGGGTAATCCAGATGGAGTTGCAACACTTAACTCACAAGGATTAATTCCTGTAGAGCAGTTGCCAGCAGCTGCAGCCCTAGAAGTTGAGGTAGCATCTTCAATTTCAGATCACAATTCAGATACCACAAACGTACACGGTATTACTGATACATCTATTCTTGTAACAACAACAGGAAATCAAACTTTAACCTCTAAGAGCTTGACATCACCAGCTCTTACAGGAACACCAACTGCCCCTACTGCAAATGTTGGAACAGACACAACTCAAATTGCAACAACAGCATTCGTTCAGGATGCAATTGAGGCAGTTGTTGGAGCAGCACCAGAAGCATTGAACACCTTAGCAGAAATTGCTACATCCCTAAATGATGACGCAGATCTAGCTGGTACACTAACCACATCAATTGGTACAAAGGTCTCAAAGGCTGGAGATACAATGAGCGGGGTTCTTGATATGGGCTCTAACAAGGTAACAAACCTTGGAACACCTACATCAAATTTTGATGCTGCAAGCAAGTATTATGTAGATTCAAGAGTAGCTGGAGATGTCGGCGACCACAATGATTTAACAACAAATGTACATGGTATTGGAGACACAGCTGATCTAGTTTTGACATCAGACTCTAGACTATCAGACGAAAGAACACCACTTAATGATTCTGTAAGCACTGCAAAGCTAAGCAATAATGCAGTTGCAACAGCAAAGATTGAAAATGGCGCAGTTTCAGCAGATAAAATTGGAACAGATGCCGTAACAGAAGTTAAGATAATTAATGGAGCAGTTACAGCAGCAAAGATTGCTGACTACGCAGTTACAACAGAAAAAATTGCTGATTTAAATGTAACAGAGTCAAAACTTAATACAGGATCTGTAACTGAAGACAAAATTGCAACAGATGCAGTAACAGAATTAAAGATTGCTGACGGTTCAGTAACATCTGCTAAAATTGCATCAAGCGGAGTAGAGACAGCAAATATTGCTGGTCTAGCCGTAACAGATGCAAAGATTGCTGACGATGCAGTTACAACAGCAAAAATTGCTGATTCAAACGTAACAGAGTCAAAGATTAATACAGGAGCAGTAACTGAAGGTAAAATTGGAGCTGGCGCAGTAACAGAATTAAAGATTGCAGATGGCTCAGTAACCTCAGCAAAGATTGCTAATGGAACAATTGTCGATGGAGACATTTCAACAGTAGCAGCAATTGCTCAGTCAAAGATTGATGGACTTACATCTGATCTTGCTGCCAAGGCGCTAGATTCAGATTTAGATGCACACACATCAGCAACAACTTCAGTTCATGGCATTGCTGACACTTCAGTACTTGCAACAGATTCTGAAGTAGCTGCTGCACAGACTGCAGCGCAAAATTTTGCAACATCTGCAATCTCAACACACAATTCAGACACAACAAATGTGCATGGAATAGTTGATACGAGCAAGCTTGTTACAACAGATGCACAGTCTACAACTTTAGATGGAGCATTAACAGTTCAGGGAGACCTTACTGTTAATGGTACAACATTTAGCGCATCTGCAACATCTATTACAATTGAAGATAATATGGTTCAGCTTGCTCATCAAAATTCAGCAAATACAGTAGACTTAGGTCTTGTAGTTGCATATAACGATGGAACAGCTAAGCATGCAGGTATTGTAAGAGATGTATCTGACTCTAAGTGGAAGCTTTTCAAGGGTGTTACAACAGAGCCATCAACTACAGTTGACTTTACACAAGGATCACTCGATGACCTTGCAGTAGCAGGACTTACTGCAACAACAGTAACACCATCATCTGGTGTAGTGTTTACAGATGGAACACAGACAAAAGCTGGAGTACCATCAATAACACCAATAACAGAAAAGACATCAAACTATACACTTTCAAGTCTTTCTGAAAGAGACACTCTTATTGAGGTAAACCACACAGGAGGATCTGCCGTAACTATCACAGTTCCAGCTGACTCTTCAGTAAATTACCCAGTAGGAACATCCATAGATATTTTAAGAACAAATACTGGAGAAGTAACAATTGCTGGCTCAGGTGCTACAATTAATGCTACACCAGGCTTAAAGTTAAGAGCTCAGTGGTCAAGCGCAACTCTATTTAAGAGAGCAGCAAACACATGGGTATTATTCGGAGATCTAAAGGCATAAGGAGCAAACAATGGCAATTAATAAAAGATCGGGTACAGGTTCTTCAGCACAAGATAACTTTATTGGACCAAATCCAGTAACAGGTCTAACAGCTACAAATGTAGGGTCTGGTAGATCATACAACGATGGCAGAATTGACTTATCTTGGACAAATCCTACAAATGGCAATACGCCAACAGGATATAAGATTATTAGAGGCGGTACAGAAATTGCAACTGTTTCTCATCCAAATAATACTTATTCAAATACAGGCTTATCGTCTAATACAGGCTACTCTTATGTAGTTCGTGCTTACGATGATTATGCTACATCTGCTGATTCAAATACAGCAACAGCAACCGCAACAACAGTTCCAGCTACAATGAGCTCTCCAACTGCCACCGCAGGAGTAGACAAAGATACGCTTTCTTGGTCAGCGCCTGCAGATGGTGGATCAGCCATCACGCTATATAGATGGACATCAAGCGACGGAAAGTCTGGAACATTTTCAGCAGGCTCAACATCTGGTGATGTATCTCAAGAAGCAAATACGGCTCAAACATATCAGATTAGAGCAGAGAATCTAAATGGAGCAGGAGTATATTCAGGAAATTCAAATTCTGTAACTACACAGGCACCAAGCTTCTTCGGACCTCCTAGCTTCTTCTCGCCTCCAGGATTCTTCGGACCACCAAACTTCTTCGGTCCTCCAGGATTCTTCGGACCACCAAACTTCTTTGGTCCTCCAAGCTTCTTCGGTCCTCCAGGATTCTTCGGTCCTCCAGGATTCTTCGGTCCTCCAGGATTCTTCGGTCCTCCAGGATTCTTCGCACCACCATCATTCTATAAGAGCGTTGGAATCAATACTCTTCTTAGAACACCTACAGGAATGATTTCTGCAGGACAAATTGAGGTGGGAGATGAAGTTATAGGATTGCGTATCCCAGGGATACCAGATAACTTCTGGCTTCTAGATGACGGATCAGGTGGAACATATTCTGATTATGTTATTACTCAAGAACAGATTGATAATGCAGAAGAAACTGTTGTTACTGTTCAAGGAAAAGCTCTTCACGAGAATTCTGGAGCAGTAGTAGTAAATGGTGATATTTATACACTTCATCACTATATCTTGGCTAAAAGAGATAATGATATTAGAGTCTTAAACGTTTCTGATTTAGTCAATACAGATTTAGTTTATAATTATCAGACAAAAGATTTTGTTGCTATAGAGTCTCTTGAAACAAACTCTGAGATAACAATTCAGTCATATTCTATAAACGTAGAGCCTTGGGACTTCTACTTTACAGAAAACGGTCTAACTTTTGACATGCAAGCTCTTTCAGAGCATCTGTTTGGATCAAACGATCCAGATGGCCCTGGCCCCCTATAATCAATATAGGTGAAATTTAAAATAACCAGTACTGGTGAGGAGATAGAGAAATCTATCTCCTATCAGTCTTTTCCAGATGAACTTTATAAAGAAGGAATTTGGGGTCATTTTGCATTTATAGAAAATAGAGAAATGAATATACGGGTAATATGTTCTGCTTATAATAATGATAGATATTTACCAGGTACTGTTGTTGTTTCTAATAAAATATTTAATGATTTCCCTATTGCTCAGAGTGCTTGGAATATAAATAATAAAATTAGCCGTATGTACGTAGACCCATTTTATAGAAGCAAAAAAGTTGCAACATATAGTGTTATAACAAATGACATGTTGGCTAGAAAAATGGGTTACGAGATATGGTCCAACATATATGGAGAAAGAGGCGGAACCCTTGCGGGAGACCAACTATATAATAGAATATACGAGCTAGGTTTTGAGAATGTGAAAGTAGATATAGATCCTAATGACATTTTCCAGTATAGAAATTTTTCTCATCCAATACACTACATAGATAAGAGGCCAGTATACGATGAATCAACTTTACAGTAAAACAAAGTTTATAAAAAAGAATATTGATATTGATTTTGATTTAGAAGACATTAAAAATATGTCTTTTAAAAAAGATGAGTTGTTTTTTGTTAAAGATGGCGACCTTAACAAGGAAAATGAAATTATCCATAAATCAAAAAATATATTTACAACATACTCTAGCAGCTCATATAGTTTATATAAAGGTATATCTTATTTGTTAAGAGAAGCTTGTCTTTTGTATGACATAAATAAAGATGTACAGGACTATATGATCTACGGCAAGATTTCAAAGTATGGGGATTATAATAAAGGAATATGGTATGATTTCCCAGGAATTAATATACCATACCTTCACGGATTCTTTTTCTTTGACTCCAGCTATGAGGTAAACTTTAAGAATCAAAATAATTTAGTTACAGAAAAAGTAGAAGGCAATACAGTTATTATTAACAAGCCAACTGATTTAATAAATATTAAATCAGAAAAAGACTCAGAAATTATTGAGTTCTATATAGTTCCAAACGATATGCTTAAACATAATGAACCAGGTGTATGGGTTCCAATTCTATAGTAGAAATGATATAATATACAAAAGAAAAGAGGCAGTATGTTAGAAAATGCAGAATTTTTAGCCATGGGCGTTGTTGTCTATAGAAATGCTTTTAAGGACAGCGCAGAATATATTCAGAGAATTGAGAGTGCTCTTGGTTCAGAAGAAAATACAAAGTACGGTTGGAAGCCAGGTTATACTGGGTACGGAGCAAAAAATCTAAATTATAGAGACTGTGTAGATTTTAAGATTAAATATAATCAGGATGGCTCACTTAGTGCACATATGGACTGTGTTCAAAAAGATGACTTAACTGATATTGATAGAGATTTAATTAGAATTTGGGAAGATGCATATTACGCACAACTTGGTCCAGTAGACGACTATCGTAATATGTTTGGGCTTGCACCATTGAAGTATTGGGAATCATTTAATTTTATTAAGTATGGTCCAGGACAGCACTTCCAGGTTCACTCAGATCATGGATATTCATATACATGTGTGCTTTCTTCAGTAGGATATCTGAATGATGATTATGAGGGCGGAGAGTTGTTCTTTGACAAGCTAAATCTTAAGATTAAGCCAAAGGCTGGAGATCTTTATCTTTTCCCATCATCATATGTATATTCACATGCAGCAATGCCAGTTACATCAGGGACAAAGTACTCTATAGTAACGATGTTAGATTACTTAGAAACAGCACACACTCCAGAATACAGGGATCTAGAGTCTAGATATTCTAAAAGCCTATTGTAATGTATTCAATTACAGGGTATCAGATATCTGAATCTGCTGATATCTATCCTTCCCCAGTAAAAAGAGACTGGATGGATAGTACTCATGATAGGCATGCCTATAATTGTTTTCCAGTAACCATAACAAATTCTTTAGGCTGGAGCGTATCATTTCCAGAAGAGATATCATTTATTTGGGATGGAATATCTGATAGCTCATCCGAACACGTCAAGGTGCTATCTGGAGAGAAATATGTGTCTACAAGACGTGCAAATGGCACTATAAGCTTTAATGCAGGACTTGGATTTCAAACAGATTCAAATTTAAGTCTTTTATGCATACCAACTCCAAATTTGTTTACAAGAGGCGCACAGTGTTTTACAACATTAATCAGCACTTCTTTTTTTCATGGAGATTTTCCAATTGTATGGAAAATTACTGAGCCTATGCACAAGATCACCATTCCAGCAAATACGCCAATTGCAAATATCATTCCAATATCTTTAACTGAGTTGCAAGGTTCAGAAATTAATTTTAAAAGTCTAGAAGAAATGCCTCCAAGCAAATGTGATGACGCAACAACAATGAAGGCTATAAACGATATAGTTTCTTCTGGAAATTGGACAAATTTTTATAGGGATGCAGTAGATGCTTGTGGCAATTCCATTGGGGAGCATGAAGTAAAGTCGATAAGATTAAGAGTTAATAATGCCTAAAATAACATTTCATTCAAATAAAGTATATAATCAACCAGGAGATCAACTAAATCCACAGCCAGCAAAAAAAGCTGTCCCCCAGTGGTTTTCTGAATCTAGCAGATATTGGTTTCCAGAAAATAAAGATTCTCTTTCGTTTAAAGCATGCCCAGCTTTAGTTGACGCATTTTTATGCGGGTATGTTTTAAAAACACCATGCGATATTTATTTTTATAAAGAGTCGTACTCAGACGTATTTAAACATACAGATACATTTAAAGTTGTAAAAGAGCCAGGGTATGATGATTTTTGTTGTTCAAGACCAGACATGCAAGGTTTTCCAAAGCCCCATGGATTTGATAAACACTTCCACTGGTTTCCTAATTGGATGCCAGGCCTAGAGCCTGGTTATAGTGCTTTATATGTACATCCACTAAATCGTTTCGATCTACCGTTCACTACCATCTCTGGTATAATTGATAACGATAAGATGGATACTCCTGGCTTAATGCCATTTTTCTTAAAAGAAGGTTTTGAGGGGTTGATTCCAAAAGGAACTCCCTTTGTTCAAATAATTCCTTTCAAGAGAGAAGACTGGGAGTCAGAAGAAAAGATGTACTCAATAGAAGAGATTTACGAAAGACATAATTATCAAGCAAATAAATTTAGAGTCCCAGAAGGCGGGGCTTATAAGAAAAAAGTTTGGTCAAGAAAGAGGTACGATTAATGAATATGAAGGTTTGGGATACAAGCGGTAACCTAGCAAACTATAATGCAAAATCTATAACTCCATCAGGATTTTTTGGAACTTCAGATAAAAATATTGTAGAGGTTGAAAACTTTATAACAGAAGAAGAAAACGAAGTGTACCTAGAATTTGCAAGAAAAAATTCTTCTTTTGACGATACTCCAACTGAGTTTAATGAAAATGGAAATGTTATATATGATGAAAGACCGTGGGTTAACAGAGTAGCTACTGGGGATAACTTATTAAAAAATGGAGCACACGTCATACCAGTTTTAACAAAAATGGTAGAGCGTTTTCAAAAGGTTATTGAGGAGTTCTTTGAAGTAGAGGTAATACCAACTGGACCAGCTATTGTTAGATGGCCAGTAAATGCTAGACAAGAGCCTCATGCTGATAAAGAGTTGCATGAAGGTCCAGATGCAGGTAAGCCAAATTCTTTCCCATGGTATGATCTTGGAACTGTATTTTATTTTAATGATGACTATGAAGGCGGAGAATTATACTTTCCAAAACAAGGAATTGAGTTCAAGCCAAAAGCACGAGCTGTTTATTTCTTCCCAGGTGATATGAATTATATACATGGAGTTAGACCAATAACTAAGGGTTGTAGGTATACTGCTCCATATTTTTGGACGATTACAAAGTTGCCAGAAAAGTATAACGGCCCAAAGGAGTTTAAGTATGAGCCAAATAACTAAGCATAAAGAAGAATGTTTTACCATTGAAAACTTTTTAACAGAGCATGAGTGCAAAGCAATAATAGCTTATACAGAGTGGCTTGTAGCAAACAATATACTTGAGTGGAACCAAATCTCATTCTATGATTCATATGCTATGGGTTTTTGGCCATATGACGATAATCTTGAATACTTTGGATTACCAAAAAATTATTTCCATGATGTTTTAAAATTAAAAATTAAAGATGCTTGTGAAAATGTTCTAGGTAAAGATGTAGCAGAAGTTAGCTATCATGCCCAAAAATGGTTGCCAGGGGCATACGCATCTTTTCATTCAGACAACTCTGACGAAGATGGTAACCCAACAGAATTTGAAAGAAGTAAGTATGCTGCATTTATATATTTAAATGAAGACTTCTCTGGAGGTTATTTAAACTTTAAGCATCATGATGTTCATATAGATCCAAAACAAGGCATGTTAGCTATATTTGCTGGAGGACATACTAATGAGCATGAGGTCACTAAGGTTCACGGTGGAACAAGATATACAATTGGATCTTTTTGGGATAACGCTGATATAGAGTACACTGAAGAGCAGATTAAAGAGCGTGAAGAAAGACTAAAAAAGACTAGAGCGGATCAAGATGAAATGTATAGAAAGTGGCAAGAAGAAAAAGAAAATGGCATTGTCCAAGAGTACACTGGAAAGTATGGTGAGAAGTGAATAAGATAGAGATCTATCCAAGGGTGGTTGTTTATAAAAACACATTGCCAAGATGGAAAGAGTATATAGAATTATTGAAAAGATCAGAGTCTGAGCCACCAAGATATTATTTCCAAGACTGGGAAGACTGGTATGGATTTGGCAGAATGATGAATCTATCAATGAAGCATCCAGGTGTGCCTTACGAAGTAAACTCTGATGATGAATATGCATTGCTTCAAAAAGATTTTCTGCAAGATGTAACTAATGCATACTACGCAGCAAGCGCAGACTACGTACAGACATATGGTATATCTTTACCTAATTGGGTAAATAATGGAATATCTATTTGCAAGTATTGGGAAAGCCCAAAACAAAATACAATGGCAATGCATTATCACACAGACTATGTTGGTGCTAATGCATCCGCCCCAGGCAAAAAATTTGCTATAACGTGCACAATTTATATAAATGACGACTACGATGGTGGCGGATTATCGTTTTTGAGAGAAGATACTGGAGACGTTATTGACTATAAGCCAGAAGCTGGCGACATAGTTGTGTTCCCATCAGGAGACCCAGTAACTGGGGCATCTCATTATTTTCACGGTGTTGATAGAGTCGATAATGGCGAAAAGTACTTCATTAGATGCTTTTGGTCTTATGAGTTTGAAGGCACAAAAGAGTGGCACGAAGGTGTAGAAAAATATGGTCAGGATGTATGGGAAGAAATGCAGCTTGAAAATATGAAGCAGGAGATAAAGTCTGGTAAGTGGCATAGGTATCTAGTCATGCCTGGGGAAGAGGATCCAAAAATAGAAAAATCTACTCCATTCTTTTTAAGGAGCAATGATGCTTATAAAAAGATTAGATGAAAATATTGTTTACTATGAGAATGTTTTAGAAAATCCATATTCTTTTTTAGAAAAAATTGAAGAGCTAGATTCAAGTAATTCAAACATATCGCATTTAAGTAAGTGGGAAAAGTGGAGTGCTAGTAATTCAGATAAGCAGTATGGAATTACTAAAAATGGAACATTTTCTAATATGCAGTATGTTACAGAAGCAGACATAGAGACATCTTTTATATCTTATAAGATAAAAGCAATAACAGACCTATGTTTTGCAAACTATAGACACCTTACTGGAGCAGAAATGCTAAAGCTGCCAGATTATTTTAGTATTAGAAAATATGATACTGGTGCAGATATGGGCAGACATGTTGACTCTGAAGATCCAACCGATAAGTCTCACCCAGTTGTTTCTGGAGTGCTTTATCTAAATGATGATTATGAAGGCGGAGAAATTTATTTTCCAGAACAGAATATAAAGATTAAGCCTTCTGCGGGAAGCATGATAATGTTTCCTTCCTATCGTCCATATTTTCATCATCCGTTAGAGATAACTAACGGTAATAAATACATGGTACCATTCTTCTGGTACCCATTAGAAACGGTTTGGGAATAAATGAATAATGAAAGCAAAACAAAATTTTTGGTCAGCGCTATACGAAAGGTCACAGCCTAAAATGATGTACTTACCTAACATACTAGATGACAAATGTGTTTATTTTAGAAATACAATTTCAGAGCCACATAAACTAATAGAGTTTATTGAAGAGTGCGAAAACGATAAGTCTACTCATAAATATATATCAAACTGGGCGAGTCTTAGTAACGGAGTAGAATTTAAAAAGTTTTTATTAGAAGATGGTGAAATGTCTGAAAGAATGAAGCAGAAAGTTCTATATATTTACAATAGCTTTCAGGCAGGAATTAATTATTGCAAAGAACACTATTCTAATTTTGCAATGAAGGATACAACATCAACAAAACCACTGTATCTTTTTAAGTCAAAGCCATTAAGTAGTGTTCAAAGAGATCAAGAGTATAGTATTCCTTCAGGCCCAGAGTCTGTGTCAGTTTACCTAATGATGAATACAGAGGCAGATGGTAGAGCTTTTTGCGTAAACAAAGAAAGAAGCATCTACATATATCCTGAGCCTTGGAGCATAATTATGATTCCAGATAATCTTTCTCATTCAGAAGGAATTAATGCCAATAATGATTTGTATTACTTAAAAACAAAGTTTGAGTTAGGTCCAGAAAAGCTGCAATGCAGTAATCTGCTATAATAAAACTATGTCTTATTCCAGAAACGTATTAAAAGATTACCCTATTGGGTTTTGGGAGCTTTCCGAAAATGCCTTAGACGGCTCTGGCTGCGGTAATGACGCAGTGGTTTCTGGAACGCATTATATAGATGGATTTAGCCTTCATCCTTCAATTGGTGGGTATACAAGAATTAAAGGAAACTCTTATGTTTCCATGCCAATAGATAAAGATTACTATTCGGATACAAACCTTCCACCAATTGCAAACTCTTCAAGCTCCAGAAATGAATTTTCTTTAGAGCTTTGGTTTAAAGCAGAAGATAACCTTATTAGTGAAACTCCTTTATTCGCAGATGTAAATGCAGATACGGGTATATTCTACGAGCAGGGAAATATTATTTTTAAGGTTGAAGGAGAATCTGTAGAGTATACGCTAACAGAGATCAACAGAGCACATCATGTAGTTGGTGTATATTCTGGCAATGATATATCAATATTCATCAATGGCGATATTGCAGCAAATAAAATTTTAAATAGCTTCAGGTTTAGCTCTGAAGATGTTGATTTTCAGGTTGGTCCAGTAGTAGATAGCAATGCCTCATTTCTAGTAAATGGGGTAGCTGTATATAGATATGCACTTAGCCTAAATCAAATATATGATCATTTTTATCAGGTAAACAATATTCCGCCAATTCAAATTGCTGATCCAGACAACGGATTTATATTCCAGATCAAGAATAGCGCAAGTGGGAAAAGGTTTACATTTGATTACCCAATAAATAAAAATTGGTCAGACGTTGTAGAAAGCCCTGTAGAATTTAATGATGCTAAAGGGTATGTAGAACTAGGCAAAGCGGACGGGGAAGTCTCTAAGGAGCTCCTAGACGTTATATCAGTACCTTCTATTGAAGAGTACGAACACTCTATTATAGAGTGGGTTGGAGATAATGGGGTATCCGTAAAGATATCACAAAATAATGTTGACTTTTATGACTGTATAAATGGAATGCCTTTACCAATTCAAGATAATACTAAATCTATTATTTATTTAAAGATAATATTCCAATCATCTAATGCACAAAGATTTAATCCAAGACTATATTCATTATCCATTTCTTTCTTTAATGGATTAAGGCTGTACGCATCTAATAGTGCTGACTACATATCCTCTTCTTCTACGGGAGGAAGTGACTTTGGTTTCACGTGGAACAATTGGCCAATTCTTTCAAGATATAGCCTTAATGGTTTAAGGGCAGGATCAGAGTTTAGCATTTATACAGATAAGGACGTATATTCCCTTGAGATGTTCTACACACCAACCGAATTGTCTGAGAGCTCATTATTTGACCAGCTATCCTGGAACGGGGCGGGAGCCCTAAGCAAATCAAACATCCTAGCCCTATATATCAATGGAGAAGATAAGACATCAGAAACCTCAGTATCTGGCTTATTTATACCTGGAGAGATATATCACGTAGTAGCAGTATTAAATAATTCAATGACAGGGGAGATTGTCTTCAATGGGGACAATGAGGCCCTATATCAATACATTACGATATATGAGAGCCAATTGAGTTCAGGTACTGCCCAGGCTCATTATGAGTTGTATACTAATAGTGTCTCTACTATTGCCGACGGCTCGTCACTTGCACTGACAGAAAACTCTGTAAATTACTACAATAATGATTGGGTTGTAATACAAAGCATATAATTTTGTCATTAGGTGTGACAAGATATGGACTTTAGCACTATAAAGTGGTAGAATAGTCAACATATGGATATCAAAAGAACTGGTTTTAAAATCAATGATCACGAGACAACCCTCGGAATATATGTCTGGGAAATGCCAGATGGACGCTGGATTGGCGACGATGACGGAAACTTTCTTTCTATAACTGCAAAAGAAGGCAATAGAGAAAGAATGAATTTGTTAGCAGATGCTGTTAGGTCTTACGGAATCTACGAAGGCAAGCCAAAGTTCCTTTCTGGCAGAAGAAAGATTGATGACGAAGAATTTGAGTATCAGCAACAAAGATTAAGATGGGGCCTAACTCCAGATCCTTTGGACATCGGAGTTTATAAAGATGAAATGAAGGCTCTAAAGAATAGCGGTGGAAAATGATAGAATTTGAAGACGACATGGGTAGCTCTAACGAAGTAGAAATAACAAACACTTCTGACTGGATGAAGTTTTCTTCTGCACCAGTTCAGAAAACAAATGATCCGTTCCGTGTAGAGAATGACGACCTGCTAAAGATTTCTGGAATCTCTCCAACCTTCAGAAGAAAAGTAAGTAGAGATTTACAAAAACGATTTGCAGGAATTGACGGTGCTGAAACTCAGCAAAACCTACTTCAGCAAGCGGTAACTGGCTATGCAATGTTTGATTTGGTTGAGCCACCGTACAACCTAGAGTACCTATCTTCAATTTATGAAATTTCCCCATATAATTACGCTGCTATTAATGCCAAGGTTGCAAACATTGTTGGCTTAGGTTTTGATTTTATTGAGAGCAGAAAAACAAACGATGCTTTGGATGAAATTGAAGATGATAAGCAATTAGAAAGAGCAAGAAGAAAGCTTAGTAGAATCAGACAAGATCTTCATGAGTGGCTGGAAGATTGTAACGAAGAAGAAACATTTAAAGAAACATTAATAAAGTTCTACACCGATGTAGAAGCAACAGGAAACGGGTACTTAGAAATAGGTAGAACCACATCTGGAAAGATTGGTTATATTGGACATATTCCAGCAAAGACAATGAGAGTTCGTCGTCTTCGTGACGGATTTATTCAGTTGCTTTATGGAAAGGCAGTTTACTTTAGAAACTTTGGAGATCAGGAAACACCAAATCCGATTGCAGGTGGATTAGATAGACCTAACGAAATTATTCATTTAAAGAAGTACACTCCAAAGAATAACTATTATGGAATTCCAGATATCATTGCTGCACAGAATGCGATGGCAGGTAATGAATTTGCTGGAAAGTACAACTTGGACTATTTTGAAAATAAGGCTGTACCAAGATATATTATTACAGTCAAGGGTGCAAAGCTTTCATCTGAGTCAGAGAGAAAGCTTCTTGAGTTTTTCCAAGTTGGACTAAAGGGCAAAAATCATAGATCTTTGTATATACCCCTTCCAGCAGACTCACCAGATTCTAAGGTTGAATTTAAGATGGAGCCAATTGAGGCGGGTTCACAGGAGTCATCATTTAACGTTTATAGAACTGCAAACAGAGATGAAATATTAATGGCTCACAGAACTCCAATTAATAAAATTGGTACACCAGCTGGAGTTAATTTAGCTACAGCAAGAGATGCAGATAAGACTTTTAAAGAGCAGGTATGTAGACCAGCTCAAGAAAATCTTGAGAAGAAATTAAATAAAATCATTGAAGAAATGACAGATGCGCTTAAATTAAAATTTAATGAGCTTACTCTTACAGATGAAGATACTCAGTCAAAAATTGATGAAAGGTATTTGCGTTTCCAGGTTTTGACTCCGAATGAAATTAGACTTAGAATGGGCTTAGTCCCTAGAGAAGGCGGAGACAGCCCTGTTGACTTACAGGCGCAGGCAGCTGAAGTAAAATCTCAAGCATTACAAACTAGAACTAGAGACCAGGAAAGATCTGCAAATTCCCCAGATTCTTCAGGAGAAGGTAGAAATGCAAAGGGAGACGGAAGACAGGTCGAGTAGTCCTACTCAACCACTATTTGCCTTTTGATATATACCATAATAAAATTAAGCATATGAATATCGAAAAATCTTCTTGGTCTTCTAATGGCGATGCCATTAATTTGTCGGTTCCGTTTACTAAAGTTAACCGTGAGCGTAGAACCGTATCTGGATTCGCCACACTAGACAATATTGATCAAACAGGTGATTTGGTTACAGCTGAAGCTAGCCTTGAGGCTTTTGAAAAGTTTAGAGGAAACATTCGTGAGATGCATGGGCCAAACGCAGTTGGCAAGATGCTATCTTTTAGACCAGAGACTTTTTACAACCCTGAAACAAAAGAGATGCACACTGGCGTCTATGTAGATGCATATGTTTCAAAGGGAGCACAAGATACCTGGGAGAAAGTTCTAGATGGAACTCTCTCAGGTTTTTCTATTGGCGGAAAGATTATCGAATCAGATAACGAAGTAAATAAATCAACAGGACAATCAGTTAGATTTATTAAAAAGTATGCGTTGCTAGAGTTATCACTTGTTGATTCACCAGCAAACGAATTGTGCAACGTATTGTCTATTTCAAAGTCAAATGGACAAATGGTATTTAAAGGTATTGCAGTAGAAACACAAACAGAAAATATTTTTTATTGTGAAGATAGCGATTCAGTTTTTCTATCTTCAGAAGAAACATTTAGCTCACCAGTAACTGGCAAAGATGCAGTTCTAATTGGTTGGGTTGAAAAGAATGATAGCAACAAGGCTAAAGAAATAGATAAGATTCTTGATTCGTTTAAGAATTCAAGATTACCGTTGCCTGATACACATATCGCAAAACAGGCAATCGGAGAAGGAGGTAATGAAGTGGAAAACGTAGAAAATACAGAGACTGTAGAAAAGCTACGGGTGCCAGAGGCTGCTGATAAAGTAGAACCAAAGGAAGAAGCTGCTGCAGTTGCAGAAGTTGAAACACCAGTTGCTGAAGAAGCTTCTGCTGACGACTCATCTGAAGATGTTGTCGAAGAAGTAGCTACAGAAGACACTTCTGCCGAAACTCTCGAAAAAGCAGCCGACGTATCAGAAGTTGAGGTTGATGAACCTGATTTTGCAAAGATGCTCGGTGATCTTAAGGGATTCTTTGCGGAAACTCTTAATAAGGCGTCAGAAACTAATGCTGCACAGGTAACAGAGATTAAGTCTACTGTTGAAACCTTCAGCAAGAGTGTTGATACAAGAATTTCGGAGTTAGCAGAACAACATACTGCTTTGTCAAAGGCAGTTGACGAAATAAAGAACACAATCTCTACTGTAGAGAAGCGTGTTGACGCAGTAGAATCAGATACTGCAATTAAGAAGTCCTCAGACCTCGGCGGGTCTCAGGAGATTACAATCCAAAAGTCTAGATGGAACGGTTCTTTCCTCGGTTCTGTCAATGAACTATTTAACTAAAGGTAGGTGAAAATATAATGAGCAATGAAACATTAGAAAAAGCAGTTGCAGCTAATACAAACGTAGTAGCAAACATGACTGGTTCCGTTGGTGCCGATTCAGGCATCCACGTTGGCTCAGAGGGTAAAGGTGGTCTTCTCAATCCTGAGCAGTCTGCACGATTCCTCGACTACATGTTCGACGCAACCGTAATCGGTAAAGTGGCTCGTACTGTTCGCATGAAAGCGGACACCACTGAAATCGATCGCATTGGTGTTGGCGAGAAGCTTATGAAGTTAGCTACTGAGGCAGATAATACTGCATCAAACTCAGCAGTTACATTCTCTAAGATCTCTCTTACAACCAAGAAGCTTCGCCTAGATTGGGAACTTTCGACTGAATCTCTTGAAGACAATATCGAAGGTCCAGATCTAGAAGATCATATTGCCAGAATGATGGCAACACAGGCAGGTAACGATATTGAGGATGTTCTCCTTAATGGTGATACCTCTCTAACAGGAGATGCACTTTACAAGTCATTCGATGGTGCTGTTAAGCTTTCAAAGGCTAACGGACACGTTGTTGACGCAGAGGGTGCAGGAATTTCACGTGCTGTATTTAACAGCGCATTGAAGGCACTTCCACGTAAGTACAAGCAGCGTCGCTCAGACTTAAGATTCCTTTCAGGTTCAAACTTGATCCAGGATTACTTATACTCAGCGTCAGTACTTGGCGATTACGGCTCAAATAACCCACAGGACATCGCTTCAAGCGTAATCCGTGGTGCAGGCGTACAGCCACTAGGTGGCCCAGCAGGATATGTCGCTCCATTTGCGTTCGGCATTCCAGTAGTTGAAGTTCCACTTCTTCCAGAAGCACAGGACGGAGACTACGATGACGCTACAGGTCAGCACGGTGATATTCACTTGACATTCCCAAATAACGTTGTTATTGGTATCAAGCGTGACGTCACAGTCTACCGCTTCTTCTGGCCACGTAAGGACTCAATCGAGTACACAATGTATACTCGTGTTGGTGTTCAAATCGAGCAGGCAGACGCTTGGGTCGTTGTTAAGAACGTAAAGGTTGCTTCCTAATTTTTAGGAATTAAACTGCTGAAAGGCCCCTAAATTAATTTTTAGGGGCTTTTCCTTTTAATCGAGTAATGCTATAATTTATTTAAGTAGAATGGGAGATTTTATGTCATTTGAGACATTAAAAGTATCTGAATTAAGAACAGTAGCCGAAGAATTCGGCGTTGAGACAGAGGGACTAAAAACTAAGTCCGACATAGTTGCAGCGTTAGCTGAAGAGGGAATTACCTGGACATTGTATCAAGATACAATTAAAAAGATTGAGGAAGAGTCCGTGCCAGTAGAGCAAGAAGTATTACCTAAGTTTGATTCTACAAAAGAAATTTCTGAGGATCAAGTACTAGTTAGAATGACAAGAGCTAACTTCAGATACGATATACTAGGTAAGACATTTACAAGAGAACATCCTTTTGTAGCAATGACAAAAGAAGATGCTCAAAAAATTTTTGATAAGGAGGAGGGCTTTAGACTAGCAACTCCAACAGAAGTTAGAGAGTTTTATAGCTAAGCCTATACAATGGCAGAGGTATTAAGAAATACAAACTCGCCAGTTTACCATCAGGTATTCTGGAAAGGTGATGTTTTAGATGCTGACAGTTTACCTGTTGTTTCTTTGTATGACATAACCGAAGACCCATTTAGTGATTCTCCTGTAGAGAGTTATTACTTGTTAGACATAGACGCAGAAAAAGATGAAACAAATATAGGTCTGTATGCGGTCTATTTGCCTTTACTTTACACATCAGGTAATGCTACTCTAAGACTTGTATGGAAGTATGAAATAGATGGCGAAGAGGTAGAGTATAGTCATGATGTTTTTATTGTGACTCCATATGCCGATATATATCAAGCAAGCAGGATGCTGGGGGTTAGCTCAGATCCTTCTGACCCAGATTATAAATCATACAAAGAGCTTGCTGCTGCGGAAAGATATGCAAGAAAGAAAATAGAACATGCCACTCGTCAAAAGTTTTATTTGTATAATGAAAAATTTAGAATAGTCGGTTATGGTTCAGACTCTCTTCCGCTTCCCGAAAAGATATTCAGATTAAGAAAAATTTACATGAATGACGTATTGATGATTGATAATACTGTCACACCAAATGTAAATAATTTTGGTTTTGATGTTGATATTTCAGAGACAGGATTTGCTCTTAGAGTAAATAAGGCTACTCAGCTAGACAACACTGTTTATGTTGCTAACGGAATGGTTCCTCCAACAATACATGACTCATACGGTGTTTTCAGAAATAACGTGCACTACGATGTTGAAGCAAATTTTGGTTGGAAAAAAGTTCCAGATGAGATAGAGTTAGCGACAATAGAACTCATGAAAGATTTCTTCTCAAAAGATACCTTATGGAAAAACCAGTATATCAAGAACATAAAGACATTCGACTGGAACTTTGAGTATAACTCAGAAGTATTCTCTGGCACAGGTAATGCTTATGCAGATAAGCTAATTTCAGATTATATTTTGGACAAGGTTGAAATAATATAATGTCATCTGTAGTTGATGCTGTCCTTTCAATGAAGATGGATATTTACAAACAGGTTGACTCACAAGACCCTAATACAGGTGCATTAAAAAAAGAATGGATTTTTGATAGAACTGTAGATTGCCATGCAAAAGGTGTTATTAGTAATTCTGCAACCTCTAGATCAAGCGATAGGCAAACGTTTGATAACAAATATTCTAATGAACAGGTAATCCAGGTCAGAACATCTGGCAGGGTTACAGCAAGAGAAAAAGTTACTAATATCAGAAACAGAGAAGGCATCAACATCTGGACTGAAATTAATTTTCCAAGCGACACACCAACTGTTTTTGAAATTGTAGGAACAACGCCAATTACTGATCCATTTGGAAGAGTGGTAGGATATAATTCTTCTATGAAGAGGTCGGAGAATCAACAAATTGGCATCTAATTTTTTATTTGTAAATATAGCAAGTGGGCTTGAGCCATTAATGCAAGCACCACAGCATAGTCATGTCAAGCAGTCAATTGTTGCACAGATATCTGCAGCAGTATATTATCAAGCAAAAGTTTTAGAAAAACTAGAGGATAGCAAAGCTTTTAAAAGGCAGTTTAGCACAGTTATATTTAATCAAATTGAAAAAGAGTTTGGAGAGTACATTGATGCTAAAGCAAGAACATCACCAAAGTCATTACACCATGTTTACGAGTGGCAAAAAATTGGAAAAGAAGATGCAAGACTTTTTAAATTAAAGCAACTCGAAGGACCAGGGATATCTTTTAGAATATCTACAGACTTAATGCCATCAACTTCTTTTGTGCCAACTGGAAAAGGCAAGCATAGGCATGTTTTTGTGAATAAGGCATCCGTTATGGAAGCTGGAAATCCAGTCACTATTTCTCCAAAGTATTCAGAACGATTAGTTTTTGAGGTAGATGGAGATGTTGTATATATGCCAAAGGGAGCTTCAGTAAAAGTTAATAGGCCAGGCGGATCTGGTGCAAAGAACCAGTTCTTCTTAGCGACTAGCCAATATTTTAAGAGCAACATGGTAAATTTAGCAATTAAGAATTCAGGGTTTCAAAGATTATTTAATATGTCTTTAAAGAAAGCAATGTCTGTTCCTTCAGATATTAAAACAGTTAAATACAAGTTTAGTCCTAATATAATTAAGAGCCAGGCTGACTTTGCTGTTGATTACGCATTTGGGGGTGTATCATGAGTCCAGACTACAATATAGATGCAATGTACGAGGTAAGAAAATTTTTGTGGCAGGGTCTACAGGATAATAACCTAATAGATAGAGATGATTACTACAGCGATAATTTAGGAGAGTATATTAACCCTATTATCCCAGTACAACAATTAGCAGAAATGAATCAGTTTTTAAGTGGTAAAACTCATATTGTTTATGACAAGATTGGTTTGTCGTATGAGCAAAACTGGCTAATATGTTGCGAGCAGCTTTTATTTACAATATATTCAACAGATTTTGCTGAGATAAATAAAATTAGAAATTACATGCTGGATCAGTTCAGGAGAATGGATGAGTCAGCCAGGGATTTAAATTATTGGGAGGATGTCTCAGATAAGGTTAAATTCCACAGTATTTTTGTTGCTGACATATCTCCAACATCCCCCTCAGAGGAGCTACAAGGCTTTCTGGCAGGAGATGTAATCTTGGAGGTCAAATACTCTAGGATTACGGACCGTAACGGCAGATTCGCTTAAATTGCTTTAGACAACTAAATATTGTAAAATTGTCTATAGAGGAAAGGGCCTAGCCAGCCATTTATATATATAAATTATTTCATGAAATAGGAGGTTAACTTCATGGCACAAAATACAGGTAATGCTAAAAACATTCTCGTAGGTGCTTCACCATTGTTCCTTTCTGTAGATGACTCTACAGTTACAGGCTACGATGACAGCATGGAGGCTGGTGTTCTTAATGCATTTACTGCAGATAAGAATACTTATGTCCCAGCATTTGATACTGCAAAGTCTTATATCGAGACACTAAACGCAGTTGATACAACTACAGCTTCAACTGGTGGCACACCAGTAACAAAGGGCGCAGCATACCGTAACGTTGGTTATACAAACAACGGTCTTCAGATCACTTATAACCCAACATACGATTCAGTAACAGTAGATCAGCTTCTTGATACAGCAAAGCTCTTCAAGTCAGCGATGGAAGTTATGATTGCAACAGAAATGTCCGAAGGTACTCTTGAGAATATTCTCGTTGTATTCGGTCAGGGTAAGGAAACTCTAAGCGAGGTAGATGGAAACGATGTTCTCGGTCTTGAGGCAGGTGCACTTGGTGCAGCTCCAACTGAGCGTCAGCTTATTGCTATTGGACAGGCTCCAACAGTTGTAGGTCCAAATACAGAGCGTGTATACTATGCACGTCGAGTATTGTCAGTACAGCAGTCACAGTTCTCTTTGGCTCGTACAAATCCAACTACATTCCCAGTAACATTCCGTCTTCTACCATCTGGTGAGTCATCTCACGCAGGTTCAGAATACGGTAAGATTATTGACCGTGCTTGGACACCAGCATAATAATTAATTTTAATTATTAATATAAAGCCCCCAGAAATGGGGGCTTTATACTTGTAACGGTATAATCATTATGTTATAATAATTGAGACAGCCAAAGGAGGATAAATTGGCAACTACAGTATATGATACAGAAGAAATTGTATTACAGAATGGCGTAAGAGTAACACTCAAGCCTTTAACAATCAAGCAGTTAAGAAAGTTCATGATTGTTGTAAACAAACTTCAGGATACAAGCACAGAAGATGAAAGCCTTAATACATTATTAGAGGCATGCGCTATTGCACTAGAAAAGCAATTAGAAGATGTAACAATTGAGTTACTAGAAGATATTTTAGACGTACCTACTATCAATCGCATTCTTGAAGTTTGCGGGGGAATTAAGATGGACGACCCAAACCTTCTAGCGGCGGCGGTTCTGGCTGGTCAGAACTAGACCTTGCCGCATTAGAAGGAGAGATTTTTCTTTTAGGACACTGGAAGAATTACGAAGAACTAGAAGATAATCTCTCAATGCCAGAGTTAATACAAACAGTCAAAGCTATGCAGAAGACTGAAGAAGAGAAAAGAAGATTCTTAGCTTCTCTTCAAGGCATAAGCTTAGATGAAGAAAAAAATGAAGATGCTCCAACTTTTGAAGATGTAAGAAAGGATTTAGGAATAAAAGCGAGTGGTGATGACGTAGTTTCACTACAAGGTGATTTTGCTAGAGAAGCTGGTTTTGGAATTGGAATGGGCTTGGGGTACAGTAGGAGTAATTAGTGGCTGAAGAAAATATTATCACTAATATTACGGCAAGGGCTGACTTTTCCGATCTTATAAAAGATCTTGGTAGGGTAACAGCCTCTCTGTCGTCCCTACAGCAAACTGTTGGGGCAACTAACAAAGCAATTGCAAGTCAGATAGATTCTATAAATAGAGGTTTTGCTAACACAGTAAGAAGTACTGGGCAATTTTCTTCACACTACGTTTCTCTTTCTTCAGATGTTGATAAGTTTGGTAGAAGCTTAGACTCTGGAAGACTAAAGCTAAAAGATTATTATAGAAATTGGCAAGAACACACAAGAACATCTGGCGGATTAATTAGAGATCTTGCTAAGCAGCAAGTTCAATTACAAAATGCAATACTTCAACCGTTGGGTCGTAATGCTCAAGGTTTAATGCAATTTAACGTACATGTTCCTAGAGGCTTAGATGTAATTAAAAATAAAACAGCAATAACAACCCAAGAGCTAAAGATTATGAATAAGGTTGTTCAGGACGGTGCTGTTCAGCTTATTAACTGGGGTAAAAATACTCAGTGGGCTGGTCGTCAGCTTACAGTTGGTCTTACGCTTCCATTAGCTGCATTTGGTAAAGCAGCAGCAGATGCATTCAGAAGTGCGGATCAAGAACTAACTAGACTTACTAAGGTTTATGGAGATATAGCAGGAGCAACTTCTGCAGATTTATCTAAAATTAGAAATGAAGTATCTAAGACTGCAAAAGATTTAGCTTCAACAATGGGTGTTAATTTTCAGGAGACTATAGCCCTAGCTGCTGATATAGCAGCAACTGGAAAAACTGGAAATGAATTATTGTCTTCTGTTTCGGAAACAACAAGACTTGCAGTTCTTGGTGAAGTAGATAGACAAGAGGCCATGAAAGCAACTCTTGCTATACAGTCTGCATTTAAATCAAATACAGAAGAGCTTTCAGAATCAATTAACTTTCTTAACGCTGTAGAAAACCAAACATCTACTACTCTTAACGACTTGGTAGAGGCTATCCCTAAAGCTGGACCAGTTATCAAGGGACTAGGCGGTAGCGTACAAGACTTAGCACTTTATCTAACAGCTATGCGTGAGGGTGGAGTATCTGCATCAGAAGGTGCTAATGCATTAAAATCTGCACTTGCATCTTTGATTAACCCAACAGATGTTGCTGTTGCTAAGTTTCAGGGTTTCGGAATTGACTTACTTGGAATTGTAAATGATAATGCAGGTAATGTAACTCAAACGCTTATGACTCTTCAGTCAGCACTTGATAAATTAGATCCTTTACAAAAACAACAAGCAATTGAACAGCTATTCGGAAAGTTTCAGTTTTCAAGACTTAATGCTTTATTTGAGAATCTAGGTAGACAGGGTAGCCAGACACTACAAGTTCTAGACCTAATGAAAGCAAGCGCTGGTGATTTAGAAAATGTTGCTAGCCGAGAGTTAGCTATGGTTACAGAATCAGCAGCTGGAAAGTATAAGAGAGCTGTAGAGTCTTTAAAGGCAGACATGGCTGGAGTCGGAGAGCAGTTCCTTAATATTGGTACAACAATAATTGGTGTACTTGATAGTATTATTGATTTCGGTAAAAAGCTACCAGAACCATTAAAGAAACTACTAGCATTTGGTACTGCATTCACAGCAATGGTTGGACCTGTTATTATGCTTACTGGTTTGCTAGCAAACTTCTTTGGCTACATAGCAAAAGGTATTTTCCACTTTAAGGCATTCTTTAAGGGTGGAGAAGGTTGGAGATTATTAACTCCAGAAATCCTAGCTGCTGAACAAGCAGGATCTTTAGCAGAGCAGACATTCTATAGCGATGCTCAAGCTGCAACAATATTAAAGAAGGCTCTTGCAGATCTTTCTATGGAGTATGACTCGCTAGCAGCTAGACTAGCTTCTGGAAAAATCTCAGTAGGCCCAGCCATAACAACAGCAGCAGGAAATATTTTACAGCCAGGTGCTCCAGGTTACAGGCCAGTCAACCCTAACCACCCATTAGTTGGCGGAATGGCAAGCTCGCATTTAAATCCAAGAGATCCAAATAATCCAGCAAGTATATTTGGTCTGGTTCCTGGAGCAAGCGGAGTTAATCAAAAAATTGGAAGAACTCCACAGATAATGATGACTGAAAGACTGCCAGACTATGAAGGAGTAACTTCTGTTGGTGGAGTCTCAACAGGAGTAGTTGCTTCAGAAGCATCAAGATACCAAGCGTTAATGGCAACACTTGGAATGCAGTCTGAAAAAGAAATTGAGGATTTAAAGAAAACTATTAGAATGGGTGGAGCTGTAAGCTCAGACTTTATTCAAACATTTGATGATATTCTTCCTATAACAACACAGATTACTCAAAATGTTGCAGCGCAATCTGCTGCCGTTGTATCAGAGTTAAGAGCAGGTAAACTTACTGTAGATCAAGCAAAAGCAAAAATTATTGCATTGAATGCACAGCTTGAGGCAGACTTAGGCTCAGCAATGACGTCTTATGCAACAACAACAGGAAGAACTTTAGATCTAACAAGAGTTCCTTTAATTGATCAGCCAGTTGTTGATGCAACTGGTAAGTCAAATATGAGAGCACTATTTAGAAAAGGAAGAATGCGTGACATCATGCAGGCTCTTGGTAGAGCTACACGCACAAGAACAATGGGTGCTCCATATAGCATCGAAACAACAAATCTTCCGAAGTATAATACTGGAGGACAGGTATACGTATCACCTGGCACTATAGTACCAGGCCCTAATGTCAATGCTGATGTGGTTCCAGCAATGCTTACACCAGGAGAGTTTGTTGTTAATAGAGAAGCAACAGCAGCTAATCTTCCGTTATTGCAGTCTATAAACGGTAATGGGTCAGCTGGCCCAGGATATAACATGGGTTCAGATGATGCAATACAAGGGTCTTCTGATAATATAAGAAGTAGATATAGCGGAAGACAATTAGCTCACCTTACAGATGCAATAACTGGAGATACATTGACTGCTGATCAAAAGGCAAGACTTATGAGACAGTTTGGCTTAAGCTTTGATCAGGTTTCACAAAAGTCTACCAGAGTTAATAGCTCAATGATTGCAGCATATGATGCATTCTTTAATCAGGGAACTAATAATGGTAATTTAAATATAAATAAAGCAATTGATTATTTAAGCGGAAGACCAGTTCTTGATCCAAAGTTTGCCAAAGGAATGGTTGTTCATAATCCACTTATTGCTTATGAGGGGTTAATGTCTGACCTTGGTATACCTGTAAGAGAAAGATCAGCTTTTGCCCAAGCTTTAGATAGATCAATTGTTAGCAGACTACGTGCACTATCTGAGTCAGGAGTAGAGTTTTTAGCAGATCAGCCAAATTCTCCAAAGCAAGTAGGTGCCTCTGTTATAGGAGATGCAATAACAGACGAAATAGTAAAGTCAAAAAATCCTAAAATCATTCAAGCTCTAGATAGATTAAAAAGACCAGGAGAAGTTAGAGTTTACAATGAAAGAAGAGGCACAAGCGATAGGTTCTTCCCTAAGACAACAAGTAGAGTAAGCACACTTCTTGCATCAATTATTGCTAAAAGAAAAATGCCTCAAGTTTCAGATTCAGTTGCATCTGTATTCCCAGGAGTTAGAACAAGCATTGCACAAGAGCCAGAGCAGGTTAAGAGAGCCCCAGCCCTACCTAGAGGCACATTTACTCCAGGTGCCTATAGAGGATTCTATCCTAGAAGAAACCGTGGTGGAATAATAGGATTAAATACAGGAGGCATGGTCCCTAGATATAATAATGGTGGAAGAATTGTTAGTTTAGGTATGCCAACTATGGGTGCGCCAAAAACTTGGTCTGGAGACCATGCTCCAGCTTCAAGTCAGTTTAAGGAAATGGGCGGTCCTATGATGGCAGGCTTCGGCTTGCAAATGGCTGGACAGATGGTTGGAGGCCAAGCTGGAAATGCAATAATGATGGGCGGTCTCGCCATGCAGTTAGCACCATTTGCTGGAATGCTGAAGAAGGTTACATCAGGAATAACTTCATTCAAGTCGTTAGCAGTTGGCGCATTTAATTTAGTTACAAAATCGGTTGGCTTACTAAGAGCAGCACTTGTATTTCTAACAGGCCCTATAGGATTAACAATTGCTGGAGTAACAGCAATGGCAGCAGTCTTATTAAACTTGAAAAAGAATGCAGAAGAGGCTGGTAAAGCAAATAGACTTGCTCTTGGAGGAACATCTGAATCTTTTGCTTCAGTAGGTATAAAAAATTATAAGACTGTAGCGGATAGACTTAAAGAGATTAATGATCAGATGGAGCTTAATAGGGTTAAGGCAAAATCTATTGCAGACTCATATACACAAGCTGGACCTACTGGAGTTACCCTTTCAATTAAGCAGCTAAATGAAGCTATTAAGAATGCAAGAGCAAACCAGAAGGAGTATGTAGATGCATTTAATAGCATAGATCCTTCTAAGGTTGTAAACTATGCTTCGCAAATTAAAGCTCAGTTTGTAGCTATGGGAATGAGTGCAGAGCAGGCATCAAATCAAATTTTTGCAATTATAAAGGCTTCAGATAAAGCATCACAAGCATTTTCTGCAGTAACATCTTCACAGTTTAGAAATATAAAAGACCAAGCATCTGCGCTAGAATCATTATTTAATACTTTAATTAAAGCTTCAGGAAGCTCATTGTTTAATGCAGAAGAGTTTACTCAAGGATTAGATACTCTTGTATCTTCTGTGATTGCCTATAGAGATTCATTAATTGGTACAAAAGATGCAGCAAAGAATATCTTAGATGAATCAGAAGCAACAAAGAAGGTCATGGATGAGATTAGCAAGATTAAGAATTCAGATGCTAAGCTAAGTGCTGATGTAATAAAGGGCCTAAAGGAACAAAGTTTAACATACGCAACAATTTTAAATTCAGCAGAAAGCCTTGAAAGCGTAACTGCTAAAATTTTATTATATCAATCAGGCTTGTCTAACATAGTTGACCTAGCATCAATAGGTGCTCAGGCTGCAGTAACAATGGCAAAGAATTTATCAACAATACAGTCTGGAATTAATACTATAACTGAAAGTACAGACTCAAAGGTAAACCCACTGTCTGGACTTGCAACGGCAATTGATAAAGCTGACAAGGCGCAGCTTGGCTTTAATAATAAAATTAAAGCAGCTAAAAAACTTGATGAAGATTACTACAAGAATAAAATTAAGGCTATCGATAAGGTTATTGAAAAAATTCAAGAAGAAGCCGATGAAAGAATTAAGGCTATTCGTGCAGAGCAAGATGCTAGAAATATTGCCACCGATATCCAGCAGGAGCAATTAAAGTATCAGCAAGCTTTAATGGCTGGAGACATGGAATCAGCAGCCAGTGCACAGTTAGAAATTCAAAGACTTATAAAACAAAAGCAAGAAGAAGATGCTATTGCTGCAATTGAAAAGAAAGCTGCAGCAGATCTAAAGAAGCAACGAGATGAGCAAGAGAGGCTAGCAGAGCTTGACGAAAAAAGAAAGAAGGGTCTTGAAAACCTTAAAACTCAATCTGATTTAAATAACACTTCTTCTTCTGAAATGAAGTCTGCTAGAGATAGGCTAGAAGCATTAATAGCGCCGTACTCAGGTCAGGATATTAAAGATGTTCCAAGCAGTGTAAGAGAGCAAGTTGTAGCAATTTTAGAAGAAATGAAAAATAGCACAAATAAAGCTCTTAGAGACGAATACTTTAAACTATTTAATGAGTTTAGAGGAAAAGCTGGCAAGGGACCTCAAGATATTGCTACACCTTTGATTAAGTCTTTCTTAAAGGCTATAGATAATTTTGGAAGCCAAGCTGGTAATTCAGACTTCTTGAACGCAGTAAGACAGTTTGCATTAGCTGTTGAAAAGTTCTCAGGTAAAACAGGATTACCATTCTTCAAGCCTTCCGCTGGAGATTATAAGAATAATAAATTTAGTTTTGATACTACATATATGCAATTTACTGACTCTACAGGAAAGAAAACAATTCAGTCAATGATTGCGTCATATGATTATGAAAATGCATATAATAAGT